TGGTGCGTAACTTTCCTGACCGCATCACCGAACAGGACTACCCGATCTATGACCGAACCCGCTTCACACTGACCCTGCGGATTCTGGCGATCTATGAGTACATCGAAAACCTGATCTCGGGAAAAGGCGGGTTTATCCAGAGTCGCTGGGCATCGCGTCGGGTGTTCAACGGTACCCGTAATGTGCTGTCCTCGTTGGATAACACCACGGATGATCTGGACGCGCCGAACCGCCCTGGGTTCAATGACACGGTCATCGGACTGTATCAGGCCTCCAAGTCAATCCTGCCCAAAACGATCTACGCCCTCAAGACGTCAGTGGTTGGTGACATCTTCTCGTCCTCGTCCAATATGGTCGAGTTGGTAGAACCCAAAACGTTACAGCGGACCTGGGTCGAAATCGCCAACGACGACATGGACCTCTGGGCAACGGACGAAGGTCTGGAGAAGGTGGTTAACGAATTGTCGGTACCGGAGAAACGGGCACGGCCGATCATGGTGGCGAACCACTACCTGGCGCTGGTGTATGTTGATGATCAACAGAACTACCGGATACTGCGGGGTATCGATGAAGTCCCCGAGGGGTTTGATACCAAATGGGTACGGCCCATCACGTACGTGGAACTGATCTATCTGGTCGGTCTGGGCAGTTGGTACTCGACCAATGCGTTTGTGACCCGGTATCCGGTCGAGAACGCTTTTAGCTCTATTCCCACCCGTAGTTACGTCAAGACCACGGTAGTGGGGGAGATGCGTTATCCCCTCGATGCCGCCTTTGAACGTGATCCTAACGCCCCCATCGCGTTGGAGTACCCCCGGTTCATTGAAGGGGAGACACCCCAGTATCACGACTCTACCTCCGTGCCATCCCCCTTCCTGGAACCCTTAGGGGCTGACTTTGATGGCGATACGATCAGCTACAACGCAGTCTACTCCCGCGAAGCCAGTGAAGAAGCTGAGCGGTATTTCAAAACCCGTAAGGCGTACATCAAGGCGGGTGGTGGTCTGGCGTTTAGTGTCGATATCCATACTTTGAAACTGTCGCTCCGGTTCATGACCGGTGAGCCGATGTAATCCACGATAGGATACCGCATCATGCGTTTGAAGCAACCTATGTTCTACCGGCAGACCGGGGTTCGTCAGCGTCAGCAGTTGATGAAGCCACGGTTGATCACGGTAGATAAACTGGTCCTTCCCTTTGAATCCATTTACCATTACTGGCCGGACGACACGGTCAGTTACGGCCCCAATCCCCAGGACCCGTTATTTGCCAATATTAACGGTCGGGTGTTTGTTGAGCATATCAAGGAACTGACCCATCTGGAAGGTGCCCCACGGCGCACGGTGTTCAACCCCACCATGATGGAGAACGAATACCGCCGTAAGAACCGACTGTTCAAGCCCCTGCGTAAAGAGCAAGCGCTGATCATCAACAACCGTAACGTGCTGGTCGAGAACTATGCCATGCTCTCGCACCTCTACCGGTACATTCCGTCATACAAGGCGGAATACTTTCGGTGGAAGAACGTGGCCATGACCGTGTGGGCTAACGTCGAACGTACCCACGAGCGGTTCAAGTGGAACCAGTACCTGGATCTTCACCTACCGGAGCGGATTCCGACGTACGAAGAGTTCAAGCGGATCGAGTCTACCATCAACCAGAAGACCCTACAAGCCTTCTCAGGGCCTGCGGAACTGAACCTGATGGATCTCTGGCTGTGGCTCTCCGATGACCGTCAGCGCTCCTCTCTGGCCCAGCTCGCCGACACTACCCTGGATAGCGTGAACTTCATGGTACGCCTGAAGGGGTATTTCTTCGTTATTAACTTGGGGAAACTCAATGAATGGCGGAAGGATCAGGACGACGAACAGGACACCGGTGTTAGCGGTAGCGTACTCCAACGCCATTTCCTCAAGCTGCTTCACGGACTCCGTGATCTGTTATCAGGTGCCACGCAGCTCGACCAACCCACATCGGCTACCGGGACGTCACCGGCCGCGGACAGTAAGAAAGCACCCGCTGCCGCGCCAAAGCCGGCAGACCGTCAACCGGAAGAGCGATTACCGGAGACACCAAAAGACGAAGACGTAAACGACGATGGCCTGGACCTGCTGGCCATGTTCGAGGAAGACAGTCTGGAGCTTCCCGAACCGGTCTCTCCGTCACTGACGACCCCGCCGTCGTTCACCACCAATGTCACAGTGGATGAGGAACCCGAAGAAGGCGTTACCTTACCCAACGAAGAAACGGGATCGGATTTAACCGAAGAAGAACCCATCGGACTGGATGAACGGTTGACCGCTGGGGTGGCAGCCCGTGCTTGGGAATTGCACGATGTCGGACTGATGTCAGGTAAGGCCTACCTGCGGGCCGTGGACGAGGCTGAGACCTACAAGTCACTGAAGGATCCGTATGGCTCAGGTCAGTCGATGGAAGAGATGTTGACCTTGACCTCCGAGGATCTGGCGATTCCGGATGTTCCGTCTTTCCCGGACCGTGATACGATCCCTGACAAGTCCATGCTGCAATCCAAGCTGAAGACCATTCAGCGCAGCTACGTGCGTAACGTCCTGCACAAGGACATCGTGTCGTCAGTGATGTCGGTCCAGCAACAAGGGGTATCGGTCAAGGACTACAGCGTCGAAACGGTTCATGATGCAATGAACCACTATGAAGTCCACACGGTGACACTGAAGCCGGTACGCGGTCGTCAATCAACCGTGCGCTTCCGTTTGCCAGTAGTAGACGATGATGGACGTTTTGTCTCCAACGGCGTGACCTACCGCATGCGTCTGCAACGGGCGGATTAAAAGTCCTACAATGGTATAGTTCTTCCATTGTGGGGTTAGTAATGGCAAATAAAAGGATCTCATCGAGCAATTATATTGAACGTGCCCGACGGCGGCACGGTTCCAAGTTCCGATACGACAAAACTGTTTACACAACGAAACGCAATAAAGTGATTATCACCTGCCCAAAACATGGTGATTTTGAGGTTTGTCCACAACACTTCCTGCGTTCCGTAAACGGATGCAAACGATGTGGTAACATTCTAACCAAGGAAGAGTTTCTCGAAAAAGCAAAAGCAGTTCATGGCGATCGGTATGATTACAGCAATGTCGATTTTGTTAATTCGACAACTAAAGTTGGTGTTATCTGCCCGACCCATGGCGAATTCATGGTTAAGCCATATGAACACTACAGTAAGCAAGTGGGATGTGGTTACTGCTTTCGAGATAATGATCGTTTAAGTACTGAAGATTTTGTGCGTCAAGCGCGTGAGATACATGGGGACTTTTACGACTACTCTCAGGTGGAATATAAAACCGCCGATTCCTTGATCACTATCGTTTGTCCGACTCACGGTTCTTTTCGCCAGAAACCAAGAGTCCATTCCGGCGGTAGTGGGTGTAAACAGTGCTACCTTGACCGAAACCGGTCAAATAAAGAAGAGTTCATTAAGCAGGCCCGGGAAGTCCACGGTGACCGGTACGATTACCGGAAAGTGGTCTACCATACGAACAAAGACAAAGTAGAGATACTTTGTGACGAACACGGCGTGTTCTGGGTAACACCGAACGGCCATACTTCGTCAAATGCTGGGTGTCCACGTTGCAAAGAATCAAAAGGCGAGACTCGAGTGCGGGTATTCTTGGAAAAACATGGAATTAACTATGTCCAAGAGTATAAACTACCCACCCATCGATACCGCTATGATTTCTTCCTCGTTGATCATGGAATTCTTATTGAATACCAGGGACAACAGCATTTCATGCCAGTAGAACTCTTTGGAGGCAAAAAGTATTTTAAGGAAACTTACAGGAACGACATCGTCAAGAAAACCCTTGCACAAAAGCACGGCTACCCGCTTTTAACAATAGGTTACTGGTTAGCGGCGGGTGATGGCATAGAAATCGTGCTCGAAAATGTACTACGGGTGATTGGACATGTCTTCGATGAGAACCTGACCATTACTAATAAATGGTCCGCGTAGGACAGAAATGTTCTACAAGAAAACCTGTCTAAATGCGGGAAACTGTCATTAATGTCAGTGACTACCACTTACAACAGGAAACTGATTGTAACACCCACCCCAGTAATGGAAGTGGTGGGCATGGTAAAAACGTCACTGAGAGACACAACCGGCGCAGCGAAGTCCCTAAGGCGTTAGCTATGGGATGTGTTCAGAGGCCATCGAAAGCTACACCGTGTATACACACGCACGGTTAATGACACCCGTATAAAGTCGGGTGGTTACCTTCCGGGTAATTAAAGCGAGTAGAGTAGGTATCCTAGGATACCGAAACGGCAGGCATCCTACCCGATTCAGGTCGGCGGATGAAGATATGGTCCATTTTTGAATCGGGATGCAACCGATTCGTAAGGTCAAGCCCACTCGGGTGGCCCTGACGTCGTACTACAACAAGACGTTTGTGGATCGCAGTGATCGAGTCGCCAACGACTACGGTCGCTGGTTGACCGGGGAGATTGTGGAGCGGGGCCTGGACAACGAGAACGAACAGATCACCAATCTGCGTTTGTCCAACGTGTTCGAGCAAACCCGTCGGTTACCGCGGATGTACTCGCTGCTGTCCACTCGGATGCGCTCGTTCACTGCCGGCAACTATCACTTCTATCTGGACCACCCGCAACGTCAGGAACATTTCCAGACCACCGCGGGCTTCGATGTGGCCGACCATGAAACTGAGTCACTGGTGGTGATTGGTCGCTATCGTAATCAACCGCTACTGGTGGATTACAACGACACCTTCTACGTGGTGACGGATGAAGGAACCGAAGTCGCGGGTACCATCCATGACCTGCTGGGCATTGACCCCAGCAAAGCCCCGATTGAAGTGGCAGAAATGTCGGTGGCTAACAAGACCTTACCGGTCGGGTTTGTCATGGCTTACCACCTGGGTCTGTCGGAACTGTTGCGGCGACTGGGGGCGGATGTTACCCGTCTCAAGCGGGGCGAGCGTGTTCCCCTACAGTCGGATGAATATCGTCTGGTGTTCCAGGATGAGGTGCTGGTGTGTTCGCGTCTGGATCGTCGGGCGACCATGATCCTCGCCGGGCTTAATCGGTATCACCGGGCACTCAAGGAGTTCAGTGTCTGGGACTTCGATCAAAAGGACGTCTACTACCGGCTGTTGGAAGACAGTGGTCTGGGGGTACGGTACCTGCGTGAGATCGATACCCTGTTCCAGGCCTGGGTCGATCCGATTACCCGGGGTCTGCTGGATGAGATGGGTGAACCCACTGAGTTCTTCCCGCTGCTCATTCGGTCGGTGGAGCTGCTGCAGACTGACTTCTCCCCTGAAGAGGTGGATGGGGCGTACATGCGCTATCGTGGCTATGAGCGGTTTGCCGGGATGGTGTATGGGGAGCTCTCACGGGCGGCGAAGACCTTCAATGCCAAAGCGGGCATGGGCGACAACGCCGTAGAGTTAAATCCCCACGCTGTCTGGCAGAAGGTGGTTCAGGACCCGGCAGTGGCCCCAGTGGAGGAATCCAATCCCTTTGCCAATGTGCGGGAGCAGGAAGTCATGACCTACCGGGGTGATGGGGGTCGTGGTGGTAAGTCGATGGTGGAGCGGACGCGTAAATACCATCCGTCTGATGTAGGGGTGGTCAGTGAGTCTACCGTGGACTCCGGTGACGTCGGGGTAGTGGCGTACATGTCACCCGATGCCAACTTCACCAACCTGCGGGGAATCACCCGTCCGTTCGATAAGGAGCGTGATGGACCGACGCGCCTGCTGTCGTCCAGTACGTTGAATGCCCCCTGTGCCGATCACGATGATGCCAAACGTATCAACTTTATCGCGATCCAGCAGTCTCAGGGTGTGTTTGCCAACGGCTACGAACCGACCCCGCTGCGGACCGGTTACGAGCAGGTACTAGCCCACCGCACCACCGATCTGTTTGCCGCGACTGCAGAAGCCGATGGGGAAGTGGTCGAGGTCACCAAGCGTTCTCTGGTGATCCGTCATAAGGACGGGTCGGAGACCCGAGTGGCACTGGGCAAGCGGTTTGGTAATGCCGCAGGTGTCACCTACCCCCATGAGGTGGTGACCGATTTCTCGAAAGGGGATAAGGTCAAGACCGGGGATGTGTTGGCGTACAACAAGAAGTTCTTTACGCCCGATACGTTCAATCCCGGTCAGGTGGTATGGAAAGCCGGGGTCATGTGTCGAACTGCATTGATCGACAATATCGACACGCTGGAAGATGGCTCGGCGATCTCACAAGAGACCGCAGAAAAGATGACCACCCAGACGACCGAGGTACGCACGATTGAAGTGCGCTTCGATCAAAGTGTCAGTGGACTGGTCAAGGAAGGCGATCACGTCGACCTGGAGACAATCCTATGTACGATTGAAGATCCGGAGACGGCCGACAATCCGCTATTCGACGATGCTGCCATGGATACCCTACGGCGTCTGTCTGCCATGACACCCCGGGCGAAATTGACCGGAACCGTAAGTCGTGTGGAATGTTTCTATCACGGTGAATTCGAGGAACTGTCCCCCTCTTTACAGGAATTGGCAGCCCAATCGGACCGTGAACGCAAACGCCACGCTAAAGCCTTAGGTCGTCCTGCCTTTACAGGACAGGTGGATACCAGCTTCCGTATCCGTGGTAACGCCCTCGCTCCCGACACCCTAGCCATTCAGGTCTACATCGACCATGATGTGGCAGCCGGTACCGGTGACAAGGGGGTCTTTGCCAACCAGATGAAAACCGTGTTCTCACGGGTCATGGTCGGCGAGAATACCACCGACACCGGTGAGCCGTTGGATGCGATCTTTGGCAACACCAGTATCGAAGACCGGATGGTGCTGTCCCCGAAACTGATGGGCACCACCAACACCCTGCTCCGGGTACTATCCCAACACGTAGCCGCTGTATATCGAGGAGAGAAAGATGTCAAAGCCCCAGAGTCCTAATACTGCCTACGCCGAGAACCTGGCCGTGTTGTCAGGTGCCCTCGCCCTAGGTGAACAGGCCCTGCAGAAAGTCATGGGTGGGGAGGAAATCTCCACTCATCTGCAAGGTGAGCAACAAAATACCCGTGACGTCCAGGAGCTGCTGGCTTCTCGGATGGCTAAAGCCCTCGGCGCCTAAGGAGAGATTATCATGTTGAAGCGTCCTACGCTGTCGGTGGCAGCCCCGGTAGCCCGTGCCCTGACCGAGTACAACCTGGTCCTGGCACCCAAGTCCGATCATTACCCGGTGGGTATCATGGCGGGTCACATCCGTGCCGCGGTCGATCCGGATTACAAGCAACTGACCAATGACCGGGCCATGGCTCTCAATGACCTGGTCCGTCGTTCCAATGAAGTTGTCGGTGAGCGTGAAGCGGAAGAGTTCGACGAACTCACCACGCTGATGGCCCAAGGCCTGGGTCGCATGCTCAAGACCGTACGCGGTGTCGTGGTCCCGTTCTGCAAGACCATCAAGGCGGCGTACGATCAGATCGGTGAGCACAGCCGTGTCCCGAAACTGGAAGTCAAGCCGTTCGTCTTTCATTCGATCCATGAAGATGCATCACTGTCGACCCACATCCTGGAGCAGTACTGTAACGTTCGTCAGCGGGATAGCTATCGCACGTTCATCATGGACTGCCCGTCCATGGAAACCCTGATCGAGTGGATCACGGCCAACAAGCACGTTGACGGTCAAGAGACTGCCGAGTGGCTGGCCAGCCTTCAGGACCAAGAGGAAGAACTGCGGATTACCTGGTACGAGCTGTTTGGGGATCGTCGCGAACTCCACCCGTCTGATCTACCCATGGCCAACCGCGGTAAGCTGCCGTTTACCACTGACCGTCTGCTGGTGGCTTACTTCCTGACTGCCTACCTGTGTCATGAGCCGCAGGATGTCGCGGGTGAGTCCGTCTCGATCGACGAGTGGGAAGGTGCCCTGGGACAGCTGCATACCCTGTTCGGTTCCCTGCTGTGTCAGGCCTATCAGTTCCGTGCTCGCGCCCGCCAGCAAAAGCGTGTGGTGTTCCGCTACGATGTGGAGAAGCAGAACGAAGGTCAGTCCGTGACGGTGTGGGCCAACGGTGACGTCTACGCTGACTGGCTGGAAGCCGGTGGTAGTGTCAAGCAACTGTTGGGTGCGGCAGTCATGGCCCCGACCCGCCTCGCGGCCAAGGATCTGGATGCGGTCAAGGAAGACCTTGAGACCCAATGGGATCGTAAACACTATTTGCTGCGTCAAGCCGCACTGGATCGCTACCTCAGTAAACGCCGTGACACTCTGCGCACTCTACTTATTCATCGTCCTACTGGGGACGATGCCGAGGACGAAGCCGCGGGCAGTCTTCCGGAAATCGGTTACAACGAACTCGTCACTCGAGTAACCCGCGAAGTCAAGGCCCTCCGTGAGGATGACCTGGACGATCCGTGGCGCACCATCACCGCGCTGGTGTGTAACGTCTACTACCCGAACACGCCGTATCGGGAGTTCCTGCTGTCCATGGATCGGATCACCAAGACTCATCCTGACATGCCGGCACGTGAACTGGCCACGCTGGCGACTGTCGAGATGACCGCCCAGTGGCTGGTCAAGCAGATCCGTAGCGAGAGCTTCGTGGAAGACATCCGTAACCACGATGAGGGCAGCGAAGTGGTCCCGGAGGAGAATCCGGCCGCTGAAGTTGAGCCCGAGTCTCCGGTGGCGGAAGAAGCCTCGGACGTGACCACTGAAGAAGAGGACATCGTCGAGTCTGAAGAGGCTGACGAGGCCAAGCAGGAGGCAGTTGAGGATGACGCAACCGTATCGGCGTGATGCGGCGGCTGTCAATACCCACCTGAAAGAGCAGGAAGATGGTGGGCTCTTCACGACCAAGGCGTGCAAAATCCAGGTACCCGAGCGGTACCTGGGACGTCATCTGGCCAGCATTGGTGCCGAGGTGCATATCCTCGGCATCTTTGCCATCATCATGGACGACAGTGTGTACGCGGTATCACTGACCAATGCGATGATGCGGATTCTTCCAGCCAGTACCGAAACCGTGGAGATTGACGGCACGACGTATTTGGAATTCCACTTTGCCGCAGGTGATCAAGTCTTCTATTCTACCGATCTGGTGAAGAACGACACGATCACCTACTACATCTACGATGAGTTCATTGCCAAGGGACGTATTCCTTGGTACCTGAACTATTTCGATCTGGCACGGTTGTTTGAAACCGCTGAGCTCCATGCCGGAATCAACTTGGGTAACCGCGCGGTACTGGACCTGATCATGTCCACGATTGCCCGTGACCCACAAGACATCATGCGACTCTACCGTCATGTGATCTTTAAACCGGCCGACGTGGAGAAGATCCCACCGAAAGTCGTGCCGTTCCGTAGTGTGATTTATAACACTTCTGACACCACCAGTAAGCTCATCGGGGCGTATTTTGGGGATAGTATCTCGTCAGCCCTGGTCAACCCCAGTGAGCGGGTGGAACGTATTGAATCATTGTTGAGGACGTAATCATGCAAATGAACCGCAGTGTCTCCATGGGCTGTACCATGCTCATGGGCACGCAAAAGAAAGGGGTGTTAAAGCCCGACCACGACGGCTACTACACCGTTGTGCTGGGTGCCTATGGGGCGTATAACAGCGCCGGAATGTTCTATGACCTGCAATCGGCCGTCCCCTTCTTCCAACAAGGCTCCCCGCTGATGCGGATGCTGGAGAAAGGTGTGCTGCGCGGCGAGTACAAGCACCCCGAGAAACAGGGCGGTCAATCCGATCAAGCCTTCATCGGTCGTATTCGCCAGATTGATTCCGACCGTGTCGCGTTCCATATTCGCAACCTGCGTCTGGAGCCGGGTCAGAAAGACGAGAAAGGGCGTCCGGTCACTGTGGTCATTGGTGAAGTGCGTCCCTCCGGTCCCTATGGTCAGGTTCTCAAGGACGCGCTGGACAACCCCCATGAGAACGTCTACTTCTCCGTCCGTAGTCTGACCGTGGACGACATGATGCGTGGGGTGAAATACACCCGTGACATCGTGACCTGGGACTTTGTTAATGAGGGCGGTATCTACAACGCCAACAAATACTACTCCCCGGCCCTCGAGTCGTTCTCTCAAGTAGAAGTTACCCCGACCATGCTGTGGGGCCTGGCCGAAGAACAGCGCCAGCAGAAAGCCTCGGGTATGGAATCCAACGCCGTGGACTATGAATCCTTGGCCGCGGATCTGGGATGGAGCAAGGGGGTTAGTAAACCCTCGACGCCCTCCTACCTGGATTGGTGATCGACGCATAATTGAGCCCCCGTGACTGGGGGCTCGGTTTATGCCGTGACTTAAAAAGCAATGCCGGGATAGAGTTTTCGGGCAAGGGCGGTGAATTCCTTCTCGGGATAGAGCGGGGCAATCAACGCCGGTGTGCGGTAGTCGGGGTCTGAGTAGAACAACTGTTTGGCATCGTCACTGGCCGTGCGAATGATGCTCAGGTTCCAGACATCTTCACCACCGCGCCGTGTCCAGAACCAATCCGGATGAAGCTTATCCATCACCCCGACTAATTGAGCAAGTTTATCGGGGTATTGGTCTGGCGTCACGCCAGACGTGAACTTGTAGCGTTCGAGTACCTTTTTCGGAAAGTCGGGACGGTTAGCCGTTAAGGCCGAAGCATCCACCTGGTTAAGGATGGCTTCAATGCCATCGATGTCGGAATCCTGGCTCAAGCGATCGGTACTGGCTTGAACCACTTGTCGGCGAACTTCTGGGTCGTCGATTTCCGACAGGACACTATCGACCAGTTCGGGAACACCCCAAGCGGAGACCTCTTCCAACACTCCGCGAAGGACACCGACTTCGGCATCCAAGTCTAGGACGCTAAAGACATCGTTGCCAGTCACATCCCGCAACAGTGCCATCACCCCTTGGGCGTTGTTAAGGTCAGCATCCCGAATACGTTGTACCCCGGACTCGAGATTGACCTTGAGTTGTTTGGCTTTGGTGGGGTCTATCCCGACACCCTCCAGGATGGAATCCTTGAGGTCATCACCAATGGTGTCCAGATCCCCCCGGGCCCCACGTAGAATACTCTTAACCCGCTGTGTGGCGGTGGCATAATCCACGGTACCGGCATTAAGTTGGTTACCTACACCGATCAACTGGTTCTGTACGCGCCCCAGACTCTCTTGTAGTGATTGACCAAAGGCCGAGAACTGAGTGGTAAATTTATTCCGGACGCTATCGGAGACTTCACCGTAGACATCCACGGCCTGTAAGGAATCGGTAGGACTCCCATTAAAGGCCGGACGGGCAATACGTGACATGGGGGTAACTCCAGTGATAAGGGTCTATACGATAACCTGACTGGTGAGGAACAAAAAAAAAGAAGGCGTCCCAGCAGGACGCCTGTGTTTCACAGATCTAGAAAGACAACCAAACCCGAATCGGGAGCGTTACCATCTAAAACGTAATCGAGGAATGTCTTGACTCGTTCGTAAGGTTGTCCACCGATAATGAAAGTGATGGTTGTTTGCCATGTCTCACCCAAGACAGCCACACGTGAAGGAATGAGTTGTGTGGCGAGGGTTAGAAAGTCCTGATGATCTTCTTCGGTCAGTGTGTCAAACGAACCACTACCCGACAAATACGACCAAGCACGCGCACTTAAGGGCCGCCCCAGTTCAACAAGGAGCATGGACTCCCAGTCGACATTACCGGGATCATCGGACCAGTATTGGGGTCCTTTTATTCCCACCCGGTTAGCGCCTAGGGTAATCCCTGACATATGAAGAAGTTTGTTGATGAACTGGTCTTCCTGGGTAACGCGTAACCAGTTGTAGGTATAAGGGAAGGCAATGTGGTCGTAATTAACCACATCACTGAGGATATCCAGTGTCTGCTTTCCCCACCGGCCAGGGTAGTGGGGATCAAAAACCAGCGTCCGTTCACTCATGGTGTTCTCTCTTGGGCATGACGGAATAACCCCCTCCCCGGAGGGAGAGGGTTACGGTGAACCGTCAGGATGTGTATTCATTCCGCAGCCGGGCAACCGTACGTTGCACCACCCGCAGCCAGCGCCGCTCGGCATTACGCAATGCCCGGTCCGGTTCACTCCACTCGATGGGTAGGTCATGTTGAACCAACAGCGGTATCGCCAAGGGCGACTTGCGAAGGTTGTAGCTCAACACAGCCTCGAGGTGGGTTTCCAGACCTGGCACGTTTTCCCATGTGTACTTGCGTTTGGCATCCAACTCACGATGTGTTTGGGCCCTCAGGAAGCGTCCATTATCTCCTGACGTGATCAGGTAGAAATAGAACCCTGCGTACATGTGGAAGGACATTCCTTCATGGGTCTGTTTGGGAGTCGGGTCGTAATAATGTAGCATCCGACCCAGAGCGGTGTTTGCTAAACTTCCCACGTTAATATGAGTGTGTCCATCACCCAACGTGGTGTCCATGTAAGCTACCTGCGACATGAATCATCCTTAGGTTATTTTTCGGTAGACGGGGGTATCATGGAAAGGGGGTCACGCATGGTGACCACATGGGTGGTTACATCGCCGGGGTTGTTCGACCAGCGCATTTCCAAGACATAATCAACCTGTTTGGGGTTCAACAGATTCAACCCCTTACGGAAGACTGCCCACGACATCCGAGGTTTTAATAATTCCCGCTGTAAGGTCCCGATGGCGGAGTTCTCGTCACGGGAGTTCTGCGGGACGCCATTCATAGGATTGCGCACGTAGGCCACCAGTAGCGCCGCCCATTGAGTAGCGGTAATGCCTTCCTCCGAGACAATCTTGCGAAACAAGCGCGCCAGCGTATTCGGCGGCTTCTTGTCCTTGTGTGTTTTAAACACATCGCTAGGTGTATCGACATCGAACAGGTTCAACACAGGATCGGACTCATCCTCTGCGGGATCGATGATGATGGAATACCGCGAGACCTTGTTGCTCTTCCAGGTCAACTGGATGGTTAACGTAGCCCCAACGGGATTGAGGAAATCAATGGCGCTTTTAAAGGCGCCCCAGGTGAACTCGTCGTGGACGAGGGCCTTGTTGAGATTCCCTTTGTCTTTCGAGTGCTTATTATGCTCCTTTTGGAAATAAAGCCGTGCACGCTTGTCCCACGCAAACTGATTGACTTTACGCCAGAGCAGTACGTGGCGAAAGAGATAACAGAGTATCCCCTTAGCGCGGTTCGTCCCCTTCAGGGGATCGCTTAATAGCTCTTTTACGGTTTTTGACATGGTTATTCTCTCGCTGCTTCACCAACGGTGAGTTGGGAGTACGTTCCCGGTGCGTTATTCTCGCACATCGTTTGGTCAGTTATTGATTAGCTGATAGGCGCCTCCGGTAGGCTGAGGTCGATAAGGGTTTGCGTAAGGACGATGATATCCTCGTAGAAGGGCTCAGAGAGCCGTTGGTAGAAGTGACTGGTATGTTGGTCCACCAGATAGGCATGCTCCTGTAATAGGCCTTGTAGACGGCGCAGTAGGTGGATCTCATCGACTGGAAAGCGGTTCTCGTCCGCCAGGTAGAAATCCAACACCGTGTGGGTTTGCGTACGCCCGCGCTGATGGGCGTCCATCTCCAATCGCCGATCGGCCTGCTCGGCAATCAAGTGGTTGTGGTGTTGAAGATCGCGTACCAGTTCAGGGAGTGTTGGCCACCATACAGTCAGGTGCGTAGTTGCTCTCTTAGTGGGTGGATGATAGACGAGGTCCTTGACGCGAAACCCACGCCACAAATCCGCCAGTTGGTTGGCAATCACGGCACTGTCAGTGCTGTTGGGGCGGAGGGTGGCCAGGCGTCGGGCGTAGCGACGAAGGCGCATGGTACGTCCAAACACGGGTGGACTCCTTATGGAATGATTAGTGGAGACACATGATAGCATAGGGTTGGTCAACTGAATGATATAGATGTCAATTGCCGTCAAGTCCCTATGACTACCATAATGTTAACCCGTATTGTACTTTTTCCCGAGGAAGCCTGACATGAGCGAAGAAACCGAAGCCCCCAGCGTCCCAAACTACGAGGAAACCCTTGCCTACTCCCAGGGAATCCGGCGTACGGTCGTCGACCACTACATGAAGAAAGGGGTCCCTGAAGACCCCAAGGACATCGATACTGTCTTGAAAGCATTGAAGGATATGGACAGTACCGCCATCAACGACCGTAAGAACAGCATCGAGCAGAATGCCGCCGATAGCTCGAAAGAGGTGGCCTCTGCGCTGCGTGACATGGTCATGATGCAGCAGAACCGTAACCCCTTCGAACGGGAACCTGATGGCAGTGCCAAAGAGATCCCCACTCCCCAGGCCAGTCCTGAGAAACTGGGCGACCATGACTTGGTAGATGGCGAGCATGAGATTGGGGTGGTTTCCGAGACCTCCACTGATTTCATGAAACGCATGGAACGGGAACGCAACATGGTCCCCGGCCCTGACGAGGATGAGGATTGACGGCATAACCCCTCCCCAGCACGGGGAGGGGACTCTATGCACTTTTTTCTTTGCTGGGGCGAAGCATGGAGAACCACTCTACATCCACAAACTCGAAGTCGATATATTCCATCAACCACAGGCGAAACCCAAAGACCTCTTCTTGCTTCTGTTCTTTGGTTAAGTTTCGAGGGTCCTTTTCAAAGAGCTTGGGAACGATCACGTTCAACCCACGACAACGCTGTTTGCCCAGGTTAAAGCAGTGGTGCTTGATCCATGGTGGGAAGTCAAACAAAAACACCGCGGCGTAGTGTTCGTTCATGACCTTGGGGGTCAGCTCTTCCATGGGACGGGAACAGAAGCTGATCTGTAGCTCGGGATAAAGGAGTTCATGCAAGACCCCTTCCAACTCCTCGGTTTCGTCAAAGTCCAGCGTATAGGGATGAAGGTTGACCTCCAGACAGATGTCGTCGTCAACAATCCCGTCCTGTACGTTACGATTGTATTCGGCGAGCACTCGACTCAAGGGTAGGATAATCCCGGTCATCACTGACCGACGAAGGTCCCCATTACCCCGATTCTTCCAGGCGTCTTGAAAGGTTGCGTTATCGACCAACCCACTAGTCAGAACAGACCAATCGGTGTGTTCCCGTTGCCAGTAGGTGGGAGTAGCGATCACTTTACGCACGGCCTCTTCACTAAGCCCAGCCAAGACCCCGAGACGGGTATCCAACAGGCTATCCATATCGATCAATACTTTACGCATTGCCAGTTCCCTGAGTGGGGTCAATGTGAATCAGCATGGAGGTTGGAAGAAGTTTTGAGGCACTACGTTCCAACGCCACCAGATACGTCAGCCACTGTTCTTGGATAAACAGTTCTCGCAGTTTGGTTCCCGGAGGAATCTTCTCATGGAACTCTGGGTCGGAGACCTGTTGAGACTGGTTACGACCTCGACCGGTGAGTTCACCAATGGCGTGACCGATCGTACCACAGTAGTCGCGATACCGTGCCCCGGTCTCGTGACCCTCCATCCGCGAGTAGAAACCAATGGCACCACGCATGACAAGGTCCAACAGGGCTTCATTGCGGCGTAATTTGGGCCACAGCTCCGCTACCACCATTTCTTGACTGAGGTAATACATGCGGGTATTGATTCTCAGCTCAAGAAGCCACCTGTACAGTTCGGTGTGGGTTTCCCTGGGGGTGAGGTAGAGTTCCTCACGTGTCGCCTCCAGGGCGGCTTCTGAGGCGATCTGGTGGAGACCTGACATGTGACGTCCTTAGTAACTGGTTATTGATCCACGTTATTCTGCAAATGCATGGCCTTCAAGAACACGCTGAGCGTCTGGGAGGCCTTAACGTTGGTCGGTTCCCGGGCATTGATCTCCTCCAAGGAGGCATCACCAGTTTCCTGAATGCTGCGGTTCATGGCGTTAAAGGCTTTAACATCACCGCCCCGGAACTTGATGAGCTCCAAGACCATGTTGTCCAGCCCCTTGGCGGCATTGACCTGCAATTCGGGATAGGAGACCCTGGCCCCTTTACTGGGCCCGGTAGGCTGACCACTGCGTTCATCCACCGCTTGGTTATTCTCGGGGATGCTCATTTTCTTATACAGCATCTGGGCCTGACGCCGTAACGGCAAGTCAATGACCAGGTGCTTGATGGGCGTCTTGTACACCTGTCCGGTTTTGGGATCGGTCAGATGCAGATGCTGGAACAGGGGGTAATCCAGCTTCTTGGCAATCTGGAAGTTACGCTTCAACGATAGGGAATGCTTGGAGAGGTTGGGGATAAACAGCGCCAACACATCTTCCCCAGATTCCAACCGTGACATGAAGTCGGTAAACTCTTGGTTGGTCATCTGGTTTAGACGGCGTTCGTAAATATCCCGGTTATCTGACCCCGGAGCAAACTGGTCGATGAAGTACAATAGTTCGTTGGTCGCACGTTGACGTGGGGACATGGAGACACTCCGTGTATGGGTTACATATCATCCTCCTAGACAGTCACCACCTTGGTGGGTGGCATGGGGCGCTCTTTGCGCCGGAGGTACTGGTTCACGACTGTGTGTGGTGCACCATCCCAGAACACCATGAGGTGGGTGGCATAAGAAAGCACCTCATCCAACCCCGCAAACCAAGACTCCTTTTCTTGGTCGACAGGACTGAATGAGGTGTTGAACCAATAGTACTCTGCAAGCCACTGGTCAAGGAAGTGAGGCTGGAGCAACTGGGGCCGGAATAGCACGATCTCAGGATCGCGTTGTATCCAGGTGGGCTGCTCCAGAATCGACTGGACAAGCTCGCCATTCGTGAAGTGGGGAGGGTGGAGAATGGCTAGTCGTGGTTCATGCAGGAGCAAGTCCGGGGTTGAGGATGTCATAGAAGCTCGGCACCTCCTTGGCCGTGAACGGGGGGAATCGCAGCCGCAGCAGAGCCGGCAGCGCAGTGGCTTCAAAATGACGGAACCAGTCTTGCTCGTTCATGGTGTCGTTGAGACACGCCCGAGCGTCGACCGGGAAGCCTTCTATTTGGGAGAAGATCCGATGGAAGAACGTGTTGAGTTCCACGAGGTCACGCACTTCCGGACACCGACGGGCAAAGGTTTCGGCCAGCTCGATGTCGTGGTGACGGATTAAGTAGAAAACACGGGCACGAAGGGAGATTTGGTTAGGCATGGTAGCTCCAGAGAGAAATGATAACATGACATTCGGCTTCCTTAAGCTAGTCTATACGACTAACGTTTTGAGGTGTCAGCTCGCCTAGGTAGGCGGCGTGTGTGGCGAACAAGGAAGTCCACCAACAGGTAGCGGTGACAGAATGTGTTAGCTGGACAGTAGCGGCCAAGGGCTATACTGGGTTGACGCAATAGGTCATCCCAGAAAGCGGGATCAGCGAACCACGAATAGTCCAGCATTTCATTATAGGCGCGCGTATATTCTTCCTCACTTAGGGTCCCGCGCTTCACACCCATAACCATGGCCCACGTCGGGGCCATGCGGGGATCACCTGATTTCACTGTGGTGTCCACCAAGGGAACACCACAGCCTTGCAGTTTGCGCCAGTGAGGAATCTGGTACGTGTAGAGCTTCATTCCTTATAGTCGGGCTCGGAGTGATCGTGACGCTGTTGGTTGCGGATCTCGTTGGCGAGGTTAACCACCGCGTTGGCATCACTGCCATAGGTTTCCAGCAGTTCACGAAAGCGGTTGTGCTTTAACCAACGCTTGGCACGACGAAAACCCACAGAGGTGTGATCAAACGGAATGAGTTCCACGATATTCTCCAAATGGTGAGAGAGGTGTTGTTAGGCGGTCTTCTCAGCCTTACCCAGATTCGGGTTGGGCTTGAGCTTCGCTTTCTCTTCCTTGGTCATCCAGAACGGGGTGTACTTTCCGAGCCGGATGTTGAGTAGATCCATGGTGGACAGATACTTCTGGTCATGTTCAGTCTCCTCTTTAGAGAAGACCCAGTAGCTGCGGGTTTCACCCAGCAGCTGATCCCAGTCGTAACCCATGGCCTTGAGGTCCTCATACAGAACCTTGGGCTCACAGATCAGATCGGCTTCGTGACCCCGGTGGAATTGCTGCATCTGCAGAATCTCAGCGGTGATCTGCACCGCACGACGCAGTTTGGCATTCTCATCCAACCGTTTGCGGATCTTGGTCCGTGACAGGGTCACGTCGGGCAGCAGTTCCATGTAGTAGTTCTGCATGTTACCACCAATCCCGAAGCGGTTGTTTTCCTTGACGTAATGGAATTCGGACAGACTGGCCAGAATGCCTTCACTCTGTGAGACCACCAGCGGCACCGGCAGGCCCGACATGCCGTTCTTACCGCGCAGGTTCATCATGGTAATGATGGTCAGGTCGGTATCGCCCTGCATGGCCGTGGCGTTGTCCCACGGGTATTCCGGCATCTTATCCTTGTTCTGCAGCGGCTTGTTGTGGGTGATCATCCACACGTTATTGGGTAGGGAATAGAAACCACTGGAGACCCCCTTAAGCACCGTGTCCTTCTTCATGTAGGACAGGTTACGCTTATCGGTGGGGAACATCTCCATGTTGATGATATCGCCCAGGTGCGCCGTCAGGATCAGGTAGGACCCCGTACGTGCACAGATCTGCGGCATCTGGTTGAACATCTGGTTCTTGGCCTTACCATTCATCATGGCATCGGTGTTGGCCCCAGAGTCACCGATCTTGTTCTTATTGTAGATGTCTTCAACGGCAGATACCTGGAACTTACTGAAGCTGTCGATCAGACCCCCACTCGGATAGAGCGCATCCTTGGGTTTGCCATTACCGTCAAGGAACGGCGTAGTGGCCAGCCAGTCCTTCTCATCCTTGGTTTTCTGATTGACGATTTTACGGAATTCGTCGAACCACTGATCGCCCATGTACTGTGACAGGTCAGTAAAGGCGAACTGTTCGTCGTTGTCGTAATCGATCCCTGACAGATAGGGATCGTTCTTGGACACCGCATCGAAACGTGACGTGGGGTAGAGCGTACCTTCGGTGTCGTAAGTGATGGTGTGGGTATGGTGACATACCCGACGAAGCTGAGCGAGCATATACACCGCCAGCGCGGTCTTGAAGTTGTTCGGTCGTGCGCAGATACCTGTCATGGATGACAGACCACCATTGAGAATGGCTTCTCCGTGTTGACCATACTCGTACTTGCCGGTGGGGATATCTAACAGAGCGCCCATGTTAATGGCCGGACGAAACCGCGGACGTGAGAATGCTTTCTGAAACATGTGTGACTATCCTGTCGCTGTACTACGTGAAGGTTACGGTCATTCAATAACGCAGCTAGGTGGATTTTCCCGGTGTAGACTCCGTATTGATATGAATGACATACACTCTGGTGTCCCATTACCCGTGGAGGGATCATGACGCACGAACTCTTTACCTCACGCCCCGAGACCGACCGGTTCATCGAGACGTGTCAGACGGTTTCTACTGAAGCTTACACTATATCTGAACTGCATTCGTTGGTGCAGAACCGCATGGCGAAACTCAAGGCGGGTCTGAATGATGTATTTCGGTTTATCACCACCTGGGACTACTCGCGTCCTGAAGTGATCAATACCAATTCGGTTCGTGCCAAATTGCGTCAATCGCGTTATACCGATGTGGCGGATATCGTGGTTGCTAAGCCGGTAGGATTTCTGGGTAACCTGGAAGATTATGTTCAGGAGCTCTATGTACAACACCTCCCATACATGGCGGGGATCCGTCCTTCCGTGTTGATGAAGACCAGCCGTCTGATGGCCTACTACCTCAATGACCTGGAACGCCTGTCCGAGCGTCGGGTGGAAACGCCGTCCAAGGAGTACAGTGACGAGATCCGCGCATCGCTGATCGAGAAGGAAGCACGGTGGACGGTCGAAGGGAATCGTTCCAGCGAAGCGGCCTTTGGGGATCTCTTTGTTAACAACAATGGTTGCGTCACTGCCATGGACGTTGTCAACAAACTCAACCGGCGCCGTTGGGCTGAAGCCAATCCCAAGGAGATTGTGAAAGAGGTGCAACGCCTGCAGCAGACCGCTACGGCGTTGCTGGACGCCATCCATCGCCAAGAGACCACCCCGAGTAAACAGGTAATGGCAGAGATCGCCAACAACCTGCAACACGCGGCTCGCTGGGTGGAATGGTTCTCAGTCATGCAGACACGGGTCATCGATACCACCACGGCATTGAAACATACCGAACGTACATTGCTCCGCGCGCTGTAACCACCGCCGACATAGTCCCCTCCCGAAGGAGGGGACGTTTCTTCCGTCAAGCCGCAGCTTGTAGATGGTCGGGTTCCTGACGTCCCGTACACAGTTCTACCAGACGTTGAATGTCTTGGTATCTGGTTTCGGCGTCGGCATACCATAACCAGCAGGGCGTCTTCTTCACCAGGCGGGCTACGTAGTGCTCCTCATGTTCCAGGTCGATCCGTTTGATGGGTAGGATGTTCTTCCAAATCCACCGACTGATCGCCGCTGGAAATTTCAGGGCATTGGTATCACGACTCAAGCCCATTTCCTGATTGACGCGTTCCAGGCATTCTCGATCGTCGGGTTGGCACTCCATTAGTCGGGCGTACAACGAAGCCAGTACGCACATTCGTTTGCTCTGGTCGGGGGTTCGGTACCAAAGCATGAACCATAAGAACATTAATGGGTTTTTGCTCACTAAGTGGTAGTTGTGGATAAAGCGCATGGATTAAAACCTTTCACTAAGGTGTGGTCACGATTTAGGGAGAACAAACTGGGTGTATGGTGATTGGTAGATGGCATGTCCTTCGCTGGTGCTGAACACCGTGGCGAAGGAGTAACAAAGCGGGCCGTCCGCCATAACAAGTACCTCCACTTTCGTATCGGTACTGGCGAGTCGCGCCAGGGGATTCCGTTGCGGTAGGTCCACCCCCAAGACGAGCTTCAGGGTCACGTCGTGACCTTTAAACGTCGTCGGTACATCCAGAGTCGGGGTGTTATTGGTAATATGCTTGTGTAACCCTACCACTTCCTTGGTTTTCGCTTTGCCCTTCAGTTCCTTGCCATACAACGACTCGGTGATGTCGATCACATGGACACCTTTCCCGAGCGTTCCATCAAGGTGTTGATTAAGTCGACGTTCTAGAATACCGAACTTATCAACCGCTTCCCGTGCAAGACGGGGCGGATCTAACGTCTTCGTGATCAGATCGGCGTTGGGTGTCAGCAATGAGCCGTTGTCCATCACGGGGATCACTGCTGGTTTCCCTAACTGTTGAATGCGCTGGTAGGTTGCCGGACGATAGGCATTATCCAACCGCGCAATGGCCAGTTCGATGATGTCACGCTGGTGGTGGTGGGTGTGGTACTCAATCAAGGTTTCCAGATAGTCATCCGGCTCTGGTAGCTTGATCACACAGAACGTGGCATCAGCGATCCGTCGACCCAACAGTAGGTCGGTTTTATTATGGCGATCTTTTTGAGTGTCGTGTTGCTTATGACCGTAGGTCTGCATGCGTCCTAACTGGTATTGGTAATAATAACAACCAGATTCGGTCCGATGCTCCGGTCCACCCAGATTGAACAACATCCGGGTCTTCATGAACAGTGGGTTGGTTTCTACCTTGGGATTGTGATATCCTTCAGGTGCTGTCCGGTGTACCTGGGGCTCGACAATCTGTCCCGACCCCGTGCGGGCATTCAGGTCCGCTAGGTCGTTACCCACGTCACCACTATGGCCCTTGATCCAGACCAACTCAACCTTGTTGCCTTTTTCTTTCCAGGCGGTTTCCAGTCCGAGTAAGGTTTCCCAATAACCCCGGTTGGCGACGGGATTGCCATCCTTGGTGAGCCAATCATTCTTGACCCATTTCTTCACCCACTGCGTCAGACCTTTACGCACATACTCGCTATCCAACAGCAGGTAGATAGTGGTGACATCCAGCGTTTCCGCCAGACGGAACGCCTCAATCGCCGCCTGAAGCTCACCTGTGTTATTGGTGGGGGTATCGGTCACTGAACCGAACGCGTCGAGATATTCCACCGGTGTTACGGTATCTTCGAGGGCCATTGGTGCATAGCCCTTGGTGGTCGGTAGTTGCTTGATCCCGATACCACGGGTTAACGGGGTGTTGGTAAAAGTATACCCGTGTAATCCCCAGCCGGCACGACCCCGACGAAAGCTACCATCTCCATAAAGCACGAGTCCATCTAACGTTGTAACATCGCTCACGGTAAAACATCCTTTTTGCTGACAAGTTGGGTCGTCTACAAGATAGCCTGGGTGGGTGAAATTCTATTATCCACACGCATCCAGGTAAGTCTCGTGACGCCGCACTAACCGCTCGCGTTCATCGGAGATGTAGCCTTTTAAGTCATTGATATACGTCGCTAACGCAATCTCGATATCTTCCCGGGTGGAGATGTTGGGATCACTAAGGTCCATCATCTTAGGAATCGTTCGTGTCGGGGGGAGTTGAAAGATGGGACAGGATGATTGAGGTGTGGTTGGTTTGGGTGGTTCAGCAGGTTCGGTGTGGTGTACCACGACCGGGGGCGGGCTTTCGGTTGTCTCCGTTCCGTTGGGGTTTATTAAAGAAATACTTACGTGTTGTGAAGAAGACCCTGTTTGACGAGGATCTTCGAGGGTCACGACACAGCCCGTTAGAAGAAGACAAACCAGCCCTAACGAGCTGGGTCTTAACATATTACTCTCCTAATAACTCCAGTAGGTGGCGTTTATCGTAAGGATCAGGCGTACACAGTTCCTCGTTTTTGATTTGACGCTGCAGCGTTTCCAGGCGACGTTCTTTTTCAGAGAGTGTCTGGGTGAGCTTGGTCACATCCCGGTGTGTAGCCACCAAGGTGCGCTTTGCTTCCGATAACGCACTTACCGTAACAAACAACGTCATCGAAATCCCCATGAGAATGACGAACAGCCAGGTAAACTGACGGTTAGCACGAAGGACTTCTTTGACGGGACGGTCTTTGAAAATTACACTCTTGAAAAACGGCCAAAAAAACCCCAACAGCTTAAAAAAGTTTACTAACATCGATGCCTCGTTCTTTATGACCCTCTCCTTGGTGTCATACCTCACCCTTATAGTACTTGTTATTGCCTAGGCAAGTCCCCTGTTTGGGGTGTGATACGCATGACTACCCCAATGTATTGGTTATTTCTGACATCGCTACTTATGTCTAGGCGTCTGATTTTATAGACGTGTTGTATGTGAGCCCACATAAAAGGAAATGACAGATGTATCAGCTCAAAGGTTTCTTCAATTTTTCTTCTCTAATCGACAACGGGTTAGACCAGGTTGCTCCGTTTGGTGAGATCTCCAGTGACAGCCTAACCTTTGCCAAGGATAAAACCTATCATACCAATGGTGTTGCCCCCCAGACTACACTGATTACATTTGAAAGTCAACAGGACGGGGACCACGCACCGGTGCCTATCCCGCTGGCAGAAACGGTGTTGATGGTGGGTCAGTACCTGCTGGACCGTGGGGTGTCGGGAACCATCGTCAGTGACCCGAACTTGTTCCGCACCAATCTCCAGGCCGAGTTCTCAACCCTCATCTCCGATGTCTCTTCCGGGGAGATCAATGAGGTCGATGGCATCCGGATGCCCGAGTGGGTCCGCTTCAGTGTTGTCGGCCATACCGACGATAATGAGATCACCGTTTGGTTATCGGACGAGAGCTTTCAGAACCAGTACGGTGGGTATTCAATTGAAGTGGTGCCGCCGGTCGTACCGCTGGACGATTTCTTTAAAGACCCGATCGCTGTTAAGATTCTGTTGGAAGATTACGACCTGGTTGAGAAGATCAACGACGTACAGGCTAATCGGGGTGAATACCCATATACCCAACTGCTGGCTCGTCGTTACAATTATGTCAATCCCTTCGACGAGACGTTTCAGGTTCCGACCCACTGGATGGTAATTGTTTACGGTCAAGCGGGTGTCAACCCGGATATTATCCGCAACACGATAATCCAGTACGTCCTGGATAACTCGACCCATACTCGGGAAGAGTGGACGAACATCCTCCCTGAGCTTTTTTTGACCACGGAGTTTATCCTGACGCCGTTCTGGACGACGTACTCGGTACCTAATCGGGAACTTCAGGCAGGTATGTATAGTCCGACAGTTCGTCCTCAGTACGCCCTCGACGTGTTGCAACAAACCACCCGAGGACCGAAATACACACCTGAGTGGATTGCTGATAACTACGAGGTGTCTAACCTCCTTTATAAGTCCCTGGCTTTCGGTGTCGTGGGTAATCCCCAGAACCGGGATGGCATTACCAGCTTCCAAGAGAAATTCGACGACTACATGATCGTCACCAACGATTCATCCGATTTTAACCGGATGTCGTTACGTACCCAGGAATTTTATGTCCTGTTGGGCGAGATGACACGGGTGGCGGAGAACTTAACTGATGTGAGTGATATTCCGGTGGGCATGTCCCGACTGACGCGCGATGGGGTGCAGTATGTGGCGGCGCTTTATGAGAACGTCACGTACCTGATGGTCGGCAAGCCCAATCTGGAAGAACTGATGGGTTAATTACCCTCATTCTTTTTCTTACGTCAACTTCAATTAAGGAACTCTCATGGCCTCACCCATTCCGCCGATTGGGACGCGCGGGGTCTATAGTCTCAACGCCCCGTGGACCGCCTCCCCTGGGGTGGTCTATACCTGTGCGGCGATTCGACGCTTTGTTGACTTAGCCAACCTAGGTACGGATGTATATGAGACATACTACGCGCCGTCGGGTTTAACCCAAAGCGACTACGACCGGGATCGACAGAACGATGAAGCGATTGTCACGTTAATCTCCGAGACAACCGCACCGATCTATGTCCCTAGTAGTTACATCGCCTCGTTCCCCGACCAAAGTTACCGCAATTACCATCATGTGGTGTTGAGTGCCTCTTTAGGCCCTCTACCCGATTATATAGACCTGACGTTTGTCCGTGATCAGGTGGCAACTGCCGTTTCGGAGGTGGTGGGTCAAGAAGCAACTGTGCAATTAAGTGTGGCCCCCATGAAAGGGACAGTGAGTCCCGAGCAACATGAAGTCAATGAGGCTGCCCGTCAGGCTTCCATCACCAACCGCACAACGGACTACGCTCGACGCTTAGAGTTGGAACAACAAGTGACCCAACTCAATCAGCGTTTGGCGATTGCCGAAACCCTGTTGAAAGAAAACGGACTCATCCCTGAATAACTCTATCCGGCCGGATAGCTGACGTGGTTTCGACCACACAACCCTAGGAGTTTGACATGTCAACGAACATTCGTGAATGGCTCGCCGCCTCAATGGAAGAACGCAAGGGTGACGACGACGCTCCGGTGATCGTCCAAGATGGGGATACTCCCAAAGAGGACTTCTCCACTGCGACCAACGAAGACAGCGGTGAGGTCGATACCGACAAGCCGGCTACCGCCGAGATCGATGCTGCCTCTGACGACTATGAAGAAGGCAAGGATATCGACCAGGGCCATCAAGAAGTTCACGTCCCCGATAACGATGGCAAGGTATCCAACGAAGACGCTACCGAAGAAGCCGCTTCTGCTGAAGAGCCTGCGGTAGAAGACCACACTGAAGAAGCCCCGGCTGCTGAAGAAGCAACTTCTACCGAGGAAACCCCGGCCACCGAGGAACATGCCGAAGAACCGGCGGCAGAAGAGCCTGCTACTGAGGAACCGGCCGTCGAGGACCACGCTGAAACCACCGACGCGGAAGATACCGGCAAGGAAGAACCCGCTGTCGAGGAACACAGCGACGAAGGTGAGGAAGAGACGCCCGCTACCGAAGAGCATGCTGAAGAAGCTGCTACCGAAACTGCGGAAGAAACCCCGGCCACGGAAGAGCGTGAAGAGCCCGCTGAAGAAGCTGCTACTGAGACCGTGTCTCAGGAAGAGAACGTGACCGAGGAGTCCGAGAAGAAGGACGACGACATCGACGCTGAGGACACCGAGACGGCTCCGAAAGCGCCGACCGAGGATGAGGTCATCGAGCCTGACGAGCAGACCGACGCCAACGTCGAGAAGCCGGTGGTTGCCAAGCTGGATGAAAACGAAGCCGGTGACGAGCAGAAGACCCCGGAGTCTGACGAGCAAGTCGATCCTGACCCCAAGGGTGCTCAGACCGAAGAAGTCTCCTCAGAAGAGCATGTCGTGGGTGATGAGACCGACGTGACCCCCGCCGTGGACGAAGCGGATGGTGATGAGGATCACTTCGAAGAAGAGACTCAGCAGATTGCCAAGGTCGAAAGCGACATCGATCACTTCCAGCAGGTTTCCGAGTCCCTGGAAGCTTACTACGAGATCCTGCATCGTGGGATGGAAGAGTACGATGGTGTGCATGCTGATACCGCTGAAGCGATCCGTCTGGGTATCGAGCGTCTGGACCCGATGTTCCAGGATGCCGAGATCATCCCGGCCATGGAAGCTTTCGGTCAGATCTCTTCGCGTCATACTGCGACCTACATCTCCATGGAGTCGGTTGGCAGCAAGATGAAGACCGTGGCTGAGGCGACCAAACGCGCCATTGCCAAACTCTTCGAGCTGCTCTACGAAATGTGGACCAAGGTTACTGGTGGGGCTTCCCGTACTCGTACTCGGGCGAAGAAGCTGGCTGAGCGTCTGGACGACCTGAAGGGTGATTCCAGCATTCAGACCCAGGTTGCCGGTAGTGCCCGTCTGACCATCGGTTCTCAGTTCATGGGTAACGACCCGCGCGGTCTGGCTGCCATCGAAGATGTCGCGGAATACATCTATCACGATTACCCGCGTATTGCGACTGGGATCGCTGATGATACCGCCCGTATTATCGAGAAGCTGTCGTTCCACCGCGATAGTACCCTTGGACGTGAACAGACTCAGCTGGAAGCGGCATTTGCCGATGCGCTGAGTGATTTCGCTCAGGTACCCAAGCGCCACCTGAAGAAGCTCCCCAACCAGACGCAGGCCGAACAGTCCGAACTGTCAGCCAAACTGCGTAAGGTACCGGGTGTTCAGCGCAGCCACCGTCTGCCGGGCAACTACGCCATGGTGCAATACGTCAATCAGCTGGACCGTCGGAACATGACGAAGGACGGATCTTTCCGCGGCGAGGATGCTACCTCACTGCTGCGGTTTGGCGATGTCTTCAATGTGGCGTTTGTGCAGCTGGAAGGTGCTTCCGGTGCCCAAAAGACCGAGACCTACCGCGTCCCATCAGTGCGTGAGATGAACGACATCACTAAGCGCACGCTGGCAGTGTTGGAACAGGTCGAAAAGGGCGATGCCAATAAGGAGGTTTACAAGAAAGCCAAGCAGCGCCTGGATGGTGTTGCTGACACCATTAACCAGAAGGTGAAGATGCCGCGCATCGGTAATCCGATGATTCAGTCACTGAATAGCATTGCCCGTACGCTGACTCAGCCGTCGGGTGCCTTCAACGGCTACGTGGTAAGTACCCTCAACGCCTACCTCTCGGTGCTGGAACACAACATTAGTGTCCTGGCCAAGGAAGTGGGTACCAAGTCCGGTAAGGACGTGAAAGGTAAAGCGGAAGACCGCGGCGCCCAAGGTCAAGCACAACTGGCCTGATCGCATGACGCATAACGCCCTCCCCATCGTGGGGAGGGCTTATGTCGTCTTACAAGTTGGGGGCACTCACACTGGTACTGGCGATCAGTCGGTCACACCGAATGGTACCGGTAATATCCATCTTCCCCTGGACATCCATGTTACCGTTGATATTAGCATCGCCACCACCGCCAGAGGTCCCGGTAGAGATACTCCCCCCGAGACCTAAGTTACCGCCGATGTTGACATTCCCGCTGTAACTACTGGCAGGACACGTAATGTCATGGGTGGATGCTTCTACGGTCATAGTAGAAGATTTAATGGCGTGGTTCGGAGCTTCTTGGTAAATTTGATTACCGGCCGTTAACTTCATGTTATTGCCAGCTTTCAGTATCATGTCGTTGCCAGCCCGCATGTCGATGTTGTTATCCGCCTTGCCGTAGATATTGGTGTGGTCCAATTGTAGTACAGTGCCGTTGCTGTTGATCAACTCCCAGAACACCCGACCGGAGTCCAGGAACAGGCTATTACCAATGGTGTCTTCAAAGACCATTTGTCCATCATTGGCGTTAACCTGGAACTGATAGCCAAAGGGTTCGCCATTGGCTTGGGAGGTACTGAAGGTCACCGTCTTCTTGTGGGTCGATACTTCCATAAAGTAACAGGTAGCCGGATCGATACCCTTAGTGCCTTCCTTTGGCGAGGCGTTAAAGGCAAAGATCACGGTCTCCAACCGACGCAGGTCGTCCCGTAGCCCCATACACCGCCACAGGAACTGGTCACTGTCGGCCACGCGGTAGATCTCGATCAACTCACCACGACGGATGTCAGGGGGAGTAACGCGGTTGGTGCCATTGGGGTACCATTCCGCCGTCAGAGTCATGTCGGTGGTGGATTTCACCTCATAACGGTTACCGTCACTGTCTTGACCAACATGGACATCGTCCTGCGGGGCAAAGTTAAGCTCCCCATCGAGAGCCGATAAGATCTCGACAGGGGTGACGTTTAACTTCCGCGTCGACAGCGGCTTATTCTCCGCCGCAATGCCGATACTGTAGAGGTGTAATTGCGAGACATTCATCACGTTCTCCGAAAAGATCACTGGGTGTGTTTTTCCTATAGAGATAGTTACCTTCGATAAAAGGATTTTTCCCTCATGCGCATCACCCAGCTAGTGTTAGAGAAGTACAAACGGTTGATGTTGTCGGATATCCAGCGGTTTGAGTACAACCCCCGCAACAACATGCAGTTGATTATCGGCAGTAACGGCTCAGGTAAGTCGTCGGTGCTGGAAGAGATGACACCCCTACCGGCCCACCATAGCAATTTCGCCAAAGGGGGACGTAAGACCTTTGCTGCGGTTCACCGCGGCGTCACTTATAACCTGGATTCACATTACCAACGCGGTAGTGGTCATCATTCGTTCATCCGTGATGGAGTAGAGTTGAACGAAGGCGGCACCATGGCCGTTCAGAAGGACCTGGTGGAAGAGCATTTTGGTCTGACCCGTGAGATCCATGAGTTGCTGATTGGGTTGACTCCGTTCACTGGCTTGTCCACGGCCAAACGGCGTGAGTGGCTCACCAAGCTTACCCCGGTGGATATGCGCTATGCCTTTAACATGTATAACAAGGTCCGTAGCCTCCATCGTGACCAGCTGGGGGTCATCAAGCACATCACCAAACGCATGGGGCGTGAAAACCAAGACCTACCTGACGATGGCGAGGTATCACGGTACCGCCAACATGTCAAACAGCTTACCGATAAACTGGATGAGCTTTACACGCATCGTAAGTCGGATGCTCATTCACCCTTCACGGGCCAGCGGGACCTGGAAGAGCAGCTGAGGACGCGCACAGACCGTGCTAAACGCCTGTTAGCCAAGCAACCGACCCTACCCCCGGAGTGGGGTGTATCGTCCGCTGAGGGACTGACACAGGCGATTCATGACGCCAATACGGAATACCAGCGCCGCCATGCCGTATTGGAACGCATGCAGGAAGAACATCAACAGCTTTTGCAACAAGCACCGTCCCGTGACGACAGCCTCAGCGAAGAGGACATTGCCCGTCTACGTCAAGAGGTCGAGCAAAAGAACCGCGACGTGGAATCGCTGGCCCAGGACCTTCGTCGGTATCAAGGTCATTTCCCGTTAATCGAATTACCGTTGGATCGTCAACCAACAAAACTCTTAACGTCAGTGTTCGATGAATGGCAAACCCTGTTGCAGACCTTCCCGGAGAACACGGAAGGGTATTTTACCCAAGACAAAGGTAAAGCGACACAGGAACGCTATCAGAAGGCCACAGGGGAGCGCCAGAAGCTCGATGGGCAGCTAAATGGACTACTGACCCGCCTGGCGCGCTTAAAGGGCTGTGAGAGCGTCCAGTGCCCGAAATGCGATCATGAGTTCCAACCGGGTGTTTCCGAGCGAGACATCAAAGGCTTGGAGGCCACCAAGGAAAAGATGACCGCGGCGATCGAACAACTGGACAAACAGATCGCGGAAGACAAGCAGTATTTGGATGATTATGAGGACTACGTTGGTTACGTACGCCGCTTCCGGCGGTTGGTGAATGAATCGGTTCTGTTCAAGCCACTGTGGGATGTCTGTGTTGAAGAGAAGGTGATGTTTCGTCAGCCACGAAACTACACCAGTGCGGCCATCGCGTGGTATGAGGCCATGCAAACACAGGTGGCCTGGCAACACGCGGTGCAGGATCGCGATACCTTAGCGCATCGTTTGCGGTATGTCGAAGCAATTGACAAGCAAGCACTGACGCAACAGGACCAACGGCGTAAGAACTTGGAAACCGAAATTGATAAGGAGACCCAAGAACTGCGTCATCGCCACCGGCGGATCAAGTCAATGGAACAGGCACAACAAACCCTCTACGACTATGAGCGCCTGCTTCGGGAAGCCAGTGGGGAGCTGGAGGCGTTCTTTGCTGATCTGGACAAGCAGCGTGACTATCTGTTCCAAAAGGCCGTGGTCGATGAAACTCAAGCCACCCAGATGCAGCTGGCGCAGACACAGGAGACCTTGTCCAAGATCGAATTGCGTGAAGGGGTACTGAACGACCTGCAACAACAGCACGATGAAGCCACCCAAGCCCACAAGGACTATGGGATTCTGGTCAAAGCCTTGGCTCCCACTGACGGCCTGATCGGTCGTTACCTGATGGGGTTCATGCAAAACGTGGTCAAGATGGTCAACGCCGTCATCGCTGAAATCTGGACCTACCCCATGGAGGTTCTGCCCTCACAGGTCGAGAAAGATGAGTTGGACTACAAGTTCCCACTGGATGTCAATAATGGTGCGGTGACCGCTCCCGACATCTCACGTGGTTCAGCCTCCCAGCGGGACATTGTGGACTTCGCCTTCAAGCTCCTGGTCATGAAGTTCATGGGTCTGGAAGACATGCCGTTATACCTAGATGAGTTCGGCAGTACCTTTGATGAACAACACCGGCAGAATCTGATTCCGTTCATCAACCAGATGTTGGAATTGAACCAGATCGACCAAGTGTTTTTCATCAGCCACTACGTGACCACACATGGGGCGTTCAACCAAGCCGAAGTGATGGTGCTCGACCCACGCAACGTATCGGTCCCACAAGACTACAACCAACACGTCAAACTCAGCTAAGAGGCACCTATGGAACCGTTATCGAAATCTCCGGTGACCTACACCACGGGTCGTCGGGTAGGAAAGACTGCCCAGGTGTTATTTGAGACAGCCGTGTTGGTGAAAAACGAGGATGTCGAGGTATACATCCAAGTGGACACTGAAGCAATGCGGGATCGAGTCCATCGCTACTTTACCGACAGTCTCCCCGAAGAGAAACAGGATCGCATCCATTTCATTATTGAAAAGAACGATGTGGTCGAGCTTCCTCCGGGGGCTTGTCACGACAGCAAACGTTATGTGATCAATCTATCAACCAACCGCCCTGTCATTTACTACCCAACCCCACCAGAGAAAGAGGAACCCGTCATGTCCGAGACTACTCCCACTGAAGGTGAATTCACCATGGAAGATGCACAATCTATCATTAATGCAACTGATGGCGAAGCCCGCAATGTCGGGCATGTGGTGAACGAGATCAGCTGTCCGGTTCAATCACGCTTTGTTCCTGAGGTGTGGGAAGGACTGGGTGACGCCTTTATCGATGCTATACAACACCGTTATCTGAAGGCGGCAACGTCGGGTTCTGCGGGTATCGATCTTCGCTACGTGGGCGGGACAACCCTTACGCTGTATCCTGGCGATCAAGCCATGGTGTCGACCGGACTAGCCATTTGGTTACGCCAGCCAAACTTTGTGGGGATTGCTGTACCGCGTAGTGGGCGGGGCATGGAAGGATTGGTCCTGGGTAACCTTGTCGGTATCATTGACTCAGACTACCAGAACGAGATCAAACTCTGCATGTGGAACCGGGGGAATAATCCTATTGATATTGAACCCGGTGAGCGGGTAGCGCAGTATTTTGCCATTGAGCGACTCCCGCTTAAGTTGGTCATGGTGGATGAGTTTGACGAAGAAACTGAACGCGGCCTTAACGGTTTTGGGAGTAGTGGTAAATGGTAACGGGTACTTCGGTAGACGATAATGAATGGTTAGCAATACACCGAGAAATGCAGCACCGTAACCGTGATCTCCGTCGGATTGAACGGCGGATCTTGCGGGTCATGATAGCGTTCCCGCTAGTTACCTCCTGCGGCGTGTTATGGTGGATGTTTTACTATTGATGACATAAATGTCCCTCCCCAACACGGGGAGGGTTTTATGCGCTCAATGCTGAGTTCCCATGATACGGTAGTATGCATTAGTGTGATCAAAAGAGTGGGCTGGATAACGACCATCGTCTACCGCTGTAGAATCCCTCCATTTGCGGCGGTGGAAATCATACCGGTGTCGGACGTTGCGTGTGGTACATAACACCGTAACGCCGTCTTCAACAATCGGGTGGTATTCCAACATCCGTCCATATGCCCCAATAAGTGGGTATTGGGTTACTTCACTATCGTAATAACGGGATGGGAGTTTAGTTGTTTCTAACGCGACTAATTCATGAAAGAACGTATCAGCATCAACCGCAACGAAGAACGATTGTGAAAGGGTTAGATAACGTCGAATAGTTTCATCTTTGAAAAATTCAAAGACGCTAACCATTGAGTTATTGACCTCATATTTTGTAAGGCCTAACTCGGTATCAAGGTCCATATCGTCCCAGCTGTCGTAAAACCGCTCGAGCAACATTAGGTTCGGTAACTCAATCCGATAAGTACGCTCACCCACACGAGTGTACGTTTTTCCCAACACTTGCAGGTAGCCCCCAAGTACAACCAGGAACGTTTTCCCATCCATGTCGGTATTTTCCGGCAGTGTGACGTAGACGCCTTTGTTGAGCGGTGCTCCAGTATGCTGTGCTGTGATCATGTCATCGGTAATTGGGATATAACTAACTGTCCCGACTTCAGCAAATGAATGAATACCGACCTGGTTATCATTGGCCTTTCTCAGGCTCCGGTTTCCATTATGGATATGGACTCCTTCAGGACCGTATTCAGCAACATGAAACAAACCGTTGACACTAAACAAGACATTCCGTACCAAATACTCGGGGTCAATATCCGAGCGACTAATTAACAGGTCCTCCTTATCCCATTTACTACCACCCTGCTCCACTGTACCAATGCGGGATATCGGTTCAAGTTGGTACCCCGCATGCCAAGCATTTGCGTATTTCACATAACCTGTGGTAAATTCTGGAAAGTCGTCAGTGAATGGTAACGTGGTATTTCCAACCGAAATGAGCCATTCACTAACTGATGTAAGTGGACCAAGTGGGTTGAGTAGGTTCTGGACATCGTCAAGACGTAACCCCTTAACACCGTCCAGTGATGGATAGGTGATGATGAACCAAACATCACCAAAGGTCTGATACAGGAATTTGACGGGTTCGTCAGTGACATCCACTTCCACCCAACGGCCATTACGCCGGTCTTTACGTGAGTACGCAGTAATCAGTTCGTACATGCTACCTCCCCGAAGAAAAATCTGACAATGGTATGATGATTCACATGATGATGCGGCCTTTCGCCGTTTGTTCATCCAAATGAGGACAAAAAGCCATGGCTACTCATAGCACCACCGGTCTTTACCCCTTTGACCCGTACGGCAACAATCCCGAGTGTTTGGTGCTTAATGAACTACAGGCACTACAGACGCCCGGTCGTGATGATTTCTATTTTCTGATTCCGAAAGCGGCCCCGTTCTTTGTTAAGTCCATGGTGGTGCGTAACGACACCACCGGTGAGGTTTACGTTGAAGGACGTGATTATGTGGTTGGCCACTGGTTTGTGGAGGCAATGACCCAAACTGGACGTTCGATTGCTGGATCGATTCGGTTCCTGAACCGCGACATCGGGGGAGTGGTTTCCTTAACATACCAGACAGTTGGGGGACAGTGGGGGTTCGATGATCAAGCGATTCTTGAAGAACTCTCTAATAAAGTGGTTAACCCGTTAACTCGTGGTTGGGCTCAGATTGACACTATCCCTGAGATGTTCCCCCCAATCCCACATGAACAGCGGGTGGATGACCTTATTGGGTTCCAAGACATTGTTGATTCGATTGGTAACGTTGTTGACGCGATTTCTGAGAGTGAGTCAGGGCGTTTCTCTCAACATATGGATGATCGACTCAACCCACACAACGTCACAAAAGCCCAAGTGGGTTTGGATAATGTAAATAACTACATCTTCGCCGATGAAGCTGAAGCGCGGGCGGGGTTACGTAGTGACCGCTATATGTCGCCGAGCAACGTTCGGGCAACGGTAGACGAGCACGCGGTTCAACCACTCAATACGCACCTCGCCGACACCAGCAATCCCCACGCCGTAACTAAGTTTCAGGTGGGACTGGGGAACATTGAAAACTATCTTTTCGCTGATGATGTTGAAGCCCGCGAAGCGTCATTGACGACTCGGTATATGTCACCGCGTGGGGTAGGTCAGGCGCTTGATCAGTTTTATATCGACCGTCTTGCCCCTGTTTTGAGTGGTGATCCCACTAACCCCACTGGAGTGACCAAAGAAGTTATTGGCCTTGGTGAAGTAGAAAACTACCCCATCGCTGTTCAAAGCGAAGCGTTCGCCGGGGATCGTAATGATCGGTATATGACCCCACTGCGCACAGCAGAGGCGATTGATGTTTTAGCACTCATTCCGTTAGGTCAGCACGCTGCTGACATTAACAACCCTCACGATGTGGATAAATTCCAAATCGGGTTGGGTAACGTACAGAACTTTTCTATCGCGACCAACTCCGAAGCAATTGCCGGTGAGCGCGATGACCTTTACATGACCCCGATGACAACAAAAGAGGCCATCGCAGCGGTAACTGGGACGGTTCTGGAAAGTCATGTTAACGATTTTGAAAACCCACACCAGGTATCGGCGGAACAGGTAGGGGCATACACCATTGCGGAGATCGACTCCATAACCACTGGACTTCTGCCCACAGACGGTGTCGCTTATGACGCAAGTCGTGTGTTTGGTTTGCTTAAACCCGATTTAGCGGCCGACATCCTTACTGGAACTGCGTTTGACAGTGATAGGGTGGGTGGCTTAACAGTACCTGACCTTATTGTCGGACCATTGACTGACAATTTCGTCCGTTTCCTCTCATTTGATGTCAATAACGCAACTGGGACGCAGTATATCCGTCTACTGACTCGCCCGCAACAACTTGCAGACGACAACTCGGTAATCGAATCCGGTAATGCGTCGTTCTTGTTAACCGGTCGACACGTTAATGGTCGAGATGCTATTCTTCAAATCCATATGGGTGAGCCAGGAACTCCTGCAAGTGCCACGATTCTAAATGGCGGTGAGTTTGATTTGAATATTGCCACCACCATGAATGTGGAAAACGGCCAGGAACTTTGGATACAACCCGCAGGTGTGATTGAGAACATTAACCTCATTCCGATCGCCGAGTTGTACAATACTGAGCTCGAAGACCCTACAGCGATTGTCTCCGCCGACACATTGGACTCACCAACTATGGTTACGGTGACTGGACTGTATGATGCCGAGTTTTCCGATATTGACCAACAAATGACCGATGTCGTATCGGAACTGGATACCGTATTTGGTGATGCAACAACAGCACTACTGGCCTAATGATAAGTGGAGTAATCGATGACCCCGTTAATTCGTAAGTATCCGTTGGACCTGACTGGACGAAATCCAGACAATCTGGTCATTGGGGAACGCCATACCCTGGTGGAAAACTCACGTGATGGCATGCGTGTATTTGTTCCTAACAATGGCGCGTTTTATACCGAGTCCTTGGTCCTTAGGGATTCTTCGGGCCTTCGGTTAAAACCCGATGTCCATTACATTGCCACCTACCTATACGAGGATGCTACTACCCGCAGCGGTCTGGAAGTTTGTGGTACATTGGTTGTTATTGACCCCAATGTTACCTCAGAAGTCACCGTCGACTACCAGGCGGTGGGTGGTGACTTTGCAATTTCAACAGCCGCGCTGGAGCAGGTACTTCAAACCCTGAAAGATGATGATCGACCAGTTGAATGGGCCGAGATCATTGGTAAGCCATCGGAATACCCCCCAGGAGGGCATCTACATGCGCTATGGGAGTTGTATGGATTTGAGTATCTGGTCATCCAGTTAGAACGCGTTGTCCAAGCGATTGTGGTGGGTGATCAGTCAATTCATGACGAAGTACGGGCGTACGCCCGGGAACTGCTCGACGTTGGGAAGGACTATACCGATGCTCTCGATGGTCGGTTCCAGGACCACAAAGCCAACTCAACGAACCCCCATAACGTCACGAAAGCCCAGGTGGGTTTGGGTTCAGTGAATAACTACCCTACCGCAACGTTACTGGAAGTTGAAACAGGAACCGCGAATAACCGCTTTATAACCGTAGAGGGTTTGGTCCACGGGGTTGATTTTCATCTAGGTCGGGACTTTCGTAGTCACCGTGATGATTATAACAACCCCCATAACGTCACGAAAACTCAAGTGGGTCTTGGTCGGGTGGAGGATTTTACTCTTTCATCCCAGGGCGAGGCTGAAGTTGGGGATCGTAACGATCGGTATATGACCCCACTGCGCACCGCGCAAGCCATTGATTTCCAAGCGGGACGGCAGTTGGAGCAACATACCACTAACACCAACAACCCACACAACGTTACGAAAGCTCAGGTGGGGTTAGGTAATGTAGACAACTACCCGACTGCCTCTTACAGTGATGCTGTGAATGGTACCGCCGGCAACCGTTTCATGACACCGCAGCGTGTTCGTCAGGCACTGAATGACCACATTGCGGGTAATGAACACGATAGTCGTTACGTGATCAAAAACTCCAGCGACGAAACCAGCCTGAGAGTTTACAATGGACAGCTCCAGGCACGGGTTAGTGGTTCATGGCGAACCGTGTGGCCGCCACAGTGGCAATAAGGCACCACAAGGTGGGCGGTCTAAGGACCGCCCACTATGTGGGTCTATCCGGGTTGGTGGAGGAATACCCCGTTAGGGAATATTATAGAAATACCATCACTCCACCCAGAGTACCTATTAATGTCATACCCGATACCCCCGTACCGTGTGGCACCAACCATCAGTGAGCACTCCCTAAACAGTGCACGTCACCTACTTCCAGATGACTGTTGTGTACGTCTCTCCATTGATGACCCGCATGTTAGAGTTATCGATCATTTTCTAACCGATGTTGAATGCGATACCCTCATCGAAAAATACAACACCGGTCTCAAACGCATGGGTTTTCTTTTAGACCATGAAGGTAATGAGGTTATTGACGAGCGTCGCACTGCATATGGGAAAGCTCTAAAACGTAGTTCATGTCCGATTATGAAGAGGTTTGAAGAACGCCTTGAGGCGATTACATTATGGCCACGGTTTAAAACGGAACGTAGTAGTTTTGTTCGGTACGACTACGACGAAGGTATCCGTGGACACCATGATTTCTTTGGCGAAGGAAAAAACCGTTCTCGGGCACTTGATAATGGAGGACAACGGGTCGGTACCATGGTCATGTATTTAAATGACACACATGGTGATGGCGGTACCTGCTTTGATCACTTGGGTATTTGCGTTTACCCAAAAAAAGGGTCGTTGTTGTTTTTTAACTACCCCCTTGCGACAGCCGACAATAAGGCCCACCACCTGTCTACACCTGTAGTCACCCACACCAAGTACGTAGTGATCAAGTGGTTCAGAGAACATCTGATCGACGACACTAAACTCCCTCCGCTGACGTGAGGATGTATGAGTAAGGCAATTTATGTTAAGACGTCCGATACTTGTAACCTGCATTGTGACCACTGCTTTACTAACGGACGCAACGGGAGTAAAGTCAAGTGGGATGCAGACGCCACCATTGCCTGGATTGATCAATTTATCGCCCACTACCCAGAAGGGGAACAGGTGATGCTGATCCTACATGGAGGTGAGCCACTTCTTGCCCCCATAGAGGATTTGGAACGATTCGTTGCCTATTATGAAAAACAACCAAATGTTGCAATTACAATTACGACGAACCTCGTGTTGAAGTTGGATGATCGGAAACTGGCGCTCTTACGCCGCATTGGGTTTGTCGGTACCAGCTGGGATGTAGGGATTCGTTTTGAAACCCATAACCAAAAGGCGCTATGGGAAAAGAATGTTGCCATCTTGAAGAACGAAGGGATTCCACGGTGTGTTTTTGTTTCGGTCAACACCGAACTGGTGAATATGGAGATAATGGAGTTCCTTAATGAGATGCAACAGGTAGCGCCGGAGAACATCAAACTGGAACGCCTGACGCTGGATGGTAACGCCGTGCGCAACCCGGCGATCTTTCCGGATAACGAAGCTCAAGATAATTGGTTTGTCGAGGTCTATAAATTATACAAGGATCCACAGTACCATTGGAATTTCTCAATCGGCACCTTAGATATAATTGAGGAGAAGCTTGATACACAGGTGGTTAAGACAGACACCAACTGCCGTAACTGCGAACAGAATCTAGTAACAATGAACGCCGATGGGTCACTCGCTGGATGTCCCAACACCGCAGCAAGTAATAAACATGCCACGATTGACGACAGTGTTGAAACCTTTCTTACCAGCGATGGGCGACTTGCTGAAATCACCCACGAGTTGAATTTTCACCCCAACTGTTTACAGTGTGATGTGTTTCATCTATGTGGCGGTGATTGTCATCAACTTCCCTGGCAGGGTGACCGGTGCGGTGGTTTGAAAAATCTTTTGCGTTACATCCAGAGAGGCGGCGACAACCTCATCCCACTTACGATGATTGAAGGATAATGAAACATGACCGATGTTACATCACAGCACGTCGTTAACCTGTTTAACGCCTACATTCGAAATCCTCTGAATTCGGGAATTAGTTGGGGAAGTGGCAATTACCCACCTGATTACAACGGCTATGCCCGGAGTACATACGAGTCGTACTTCACTGGGTCGAAAAATGGACTTTACAATAGTCCAAGTACCAGTGACTTCTCCGGTAATATTGACTCGTCTACCATGCGCAGTCGTATTGTCGCACATGCCGCGCTGTACACAGCAATCCGCCGTGTTTCAGTGTATATGCGGTACAACAATAACTCCAGGTATTATGTATTTGCTAATGAGACCCGCATTGGTCATCTACATAGTGGTTATAGGACAGGTATTAGTGATCCTGGAGGCAGTGGCACGGCCGCTGGAAATCCGGTCGATTATGGCGATCTGAGATCGTACATGACGGCGGTAAAGAATAAGGTGGTCAATGTACGGAATTCAACGGTATCCATCAGCGAAACATTCTGTCATTCTAGCTGCCATTATAGTTGCCACTCTAGCTGTCATGGCGACGGTCCAGGTAACGGTGGTGGTGTGTAAAAACTAAGTATAGAGGACAACCTAGATGCAAGCAATTAATACGGTAGTTCCAGTCCCCACCGATGTTATCAAAAGACTGGTGGCTGAGAAGCCCACGCCTGAGGTGGTTATCGACGTAGCGGAGTCGAAACTTGAAGGGCAAGTATTTTTGACGTATTTGACCAACCTCGGAATGGAAGTAACGTTAGATTTTACATCAACCGATGATTATTTTTCTCTGTTGCTGGCGTATATGCGCTCTCCTATGGTGCATGACCTACCTCAGCTGGAACGTGGCGTCCTAGAAGTATTACTACAAATTAAAGGGTTTGCCAGTGAGTCGGGGATCGACTACCACGATCTTATCATCGACCCTCAAAACCGTGACATTATTTACCGTTGGCTGAGTATTATCGAGTCACTCAGTCTCTACAACATGAAATGGACCGGGGTCAATGAGGACTATATTTTCAAACAACACGAGGTAGTAACCGATCGGGATCTAACGGGAATTAACTATATTAAACTAATCGGCCACGATCTGTTCCCATTACTCCTGGATGGCACCCCCATTATTCCGTTGTGTTACTATCAGGATCTTTACGATAAACCCCTTTACCGGGGAAGTACACTGGAACTTTTTTGGTGTAATGCTGAAAATCCGGTATTCCTGATCGGCATCGGGATACAGCAGGGCGAGTTTGATGAGAAAGAGTTTATCGCTCGGTTCAATAAAGCGGTTAGTGAATTAGGAGTTGAGAATGTACCTGTTATTTGACGACGTTTATGTTGACCATATTGACCACCTCAACAGTAACACCCAACGATACATCATTGGTAGTGGTATTGAGGATCATTTTCTAGAATCCGAAGATGATCGACTGTCGAAGTCGTTAGGTATTCCAGAACTCGCACAGACCTGTTATTATACCAAGGACGTCGATGACTTTATTACGAGTGTTTTTCCTGATGAGTTAGAACTGTTATGTGACCGCGACAGGCCCGTGGTTATCTTCTGTGACGACGAGGCCTATGTCAAGCTTTTCTGTTTCTGGGTTCGTCACCTGTTCCCAAAGCTTTCCCATAGCGCGCTGTGTGAACTTGCGTTCTTACTGTTCCTTAACCGTGAACGCTCTGAATCAACGTTCATTTGGGGTAGTGAAACGACAACACCTAACTTTATCAAACGGTGCATGACAGAAATGTCGCGCTCCGATGTAGTATTTGAGTTTTTGAACAACCACCACGAACACCTCCCGGTGGAATACCGCCTGCTCGGCCATATGGCAGGTGAAGAGGATACTACCTTACCCACACGACTACGTCATCGCCTTTATCGGGCAATTAATGATCAAATAGAAACACAACGGAGTAAGTTGGGGTATCTGTATTTCTCGCCACATATTAAAAAGATGCTAGGGGAGCTCCCCACCGCTACACTGACTATGAATTCCCCACTGCGTGATATCGAAGGACTCAAGGTAGTGTCGCGTGAGGTTGACCTTGAAGATGTATTTTCATCTTCTGAGAAAATCGTGGCGTTTAAGGAAGGATATCAACACGATCTCCGCAAACTCCTTAACACCATCAACACCAACACGTACCTCGAGACAAATGTGCGTGAAATGACTGTGCCGATTGAACTTCTCGAACTCCCCGACGACGAAATAGTGGACGGGTATATTGACGCTTATACGCAGTTGGATCGGTTGACGCTCATTGTTCCTCCCATGGAATCGCGCATGTTTACCACGAATCTGGTTTTCTGGGCACTGGCCAACCGTGCGTCAGGCAATCCAGTTAAAGTCGGGTGGGCCGACTAAGGAGTGGGTGTGGATCTCGTAATTAAACCAACAGAACGGTGTAATTTCAAATGCACCTTCTGTTCCAGTACGTCGATTGCCGATGATGCAGGGGATGAGTTGTCATTGGATCAAATCAAAGCCTTCCTGGTTAGGTTCCCGGAGACAGAGACAATTATTGTCAACGGTGGCGATCCGCTGATGATGACCCCTGACTATTACCAAGAACTGCTGGACTACCTCGATGATGAGAACCTTGATGTTATTGTAAGTATCACCAGTAACCTGTGGCCGTTCTACAAGAAACCCGAGCGTTGGCGGGCGGTTTTTCAACACCCAAAGTTCTCGGTAATTACCAGTTTCCAGTACGGCGATAAGCGACTGAAGGGGGATTTTACCCCCTTTACCGAAGAAGAGTTCTGGAAAGTCTCCGATTGCATGTTGGATATCTGTGGTTACCGGCCAGACTTCATTTCGGTTATCGATGAAGACAATGCCGACCGGGTTTTGGATCACGTCCGTCTGGCCCGTGAGATGGAAGTTGAATGTAAAGCCAACTACGCAATGTCATCGGGGCCATCGGTAGAGATCAAAGGCCGACAAATGGGCAATGAGGGATCCCTTTACCTACTTGCTGACATGTATGGACACTACGTTGATATATGGAAAGCCGGCCTCACGGAGTGGGAATATAATACAAAGCAGATGGTACGTAAGTTGAGAGGGGAACTCACTACTTGCCCATTGTCGCGACAGTGTGATGCAGGGATACGTACGCTACAACCATCCGGCGACTACTATAGCTGTCCAGCATTTGCTGACGATAAAAAATACGCGATTGACTTTAATAGTGAAATGACCGGAGAGTTGACCACACCACTACAGAACGACCCCGAAATCAGCGTGATGAAGTATAGCTGTTATGGGTGTCCCATGTTTTCGATTTGTAATTCCTGCAAAAAGACAACCCACGACCATAAGGCCTTGGGTCTGGTCGAACACCATTGTCAGAAAATGAAACGTCTAGCACCAGACATTATCGAAGCTAATGGGATGACAGGTCAGCTGGAACCTACCCCCTACGTTAATGAGAGTGGTTTAATTGCCACTAGCCGGGAGGCGTAATGGAATACCATGAACCGTGGCGCACACAGATTGGACAACAGGTTATAAAGGACATCGACGAAGAACGCGCCATTACTGAAATCTTTAGTAGTCCGCAAATGGCCCAGTGGGGTGCGGACGAGCAAGAGATCATTAGTGAGGAACACACGCCCTACTTGTGGCGCTTGCGGCGCGAGGTAATCGTACCAGCCGTCTTACAGTACACAAAAGACTGCTGGGATTACCCAATTGACGAATCAACAATGTCCTATCACAGTTGGGCGGTTCATGGACATAACAACGCCGGGATTGAACCCCATATCCACGGTCATTCACTGTTGACCACGGTGTTGTATCTTGCGGCGGCGCCAGGGGACCTCACCCTGATGGATCCCCGTGGTGCGGCATGTCGATCATACCCCACACCGGTTCGACGTGGATATTTCGCGAATCACCACATTTCCCCGACAACGGGTATGATGGTGATCTTTCCGTGTTACATCCCTCACTATGTACTCCCCCACCCAGGGGAGTTTCGGGTAGCATTAACCACTGACTTCACATTCGGGTAACCCTCATGCAACCACATGTCGTCTGTGGTTTTCCGGGCGTGGGAAAGTCCCGGATGTTCCGGTCAATACAAAACCAACTATATCACACGAAATCCATACCGGATGATACGGTGATAGACCTCGATACAAATGGATACCGCGGTGATCCGACTTTTCCGGTAAACTACATTAGAATGTTAAAGTGTCATCTATCAACCGCAAGGATTATCTTCGCTGCGACTGAGATGCCCATCATTCAACAACTCATCAATCAGGAAATTTTTCATTACCGAGTGTATCCACACCCATCCCTACTGGATGATTATCTTATTCGCTACATCGACCGTGGAGATTCGTTCTCCTCCGTTCGATATTTTCAAAAACAGTGGGGGGTGTTGATTCGTGAACTACGGTCAATCGAAGACTCGTACAGTCATCCTGTGGAGTTGTTGTGGAACGAAACAGTAGAAGACCGCTTCCATTTTGATGGGATCAACCTTAGGTTACGTTGATTACTTTAACAAAACACCACTAATCCTTTGACGATATTAGTCCCACACGAATTAAGGAAAGGAATACATCATGGCCTCTATGGACCAAGAAATCATTGGCGTCACGCGGACTGTTTACGGGACGTATTTGCAAACGATCAAAAACCTGGGCATCCCGTTTGAATTGATTGAGAACACCACTCTCAATGAACGTTTCGATGTTCAGGCCGGTGTTACTCCGCCTGCGACACAGACCCCAGCCATGCGCTACTTCGCGATCGGTAACCTGGGCCACGCTACCGTCAAGGCTGACGATGGTAGTGATGAAACCGTACCGGTCCCGCATCGCGCTACTGATGCGGGTCTCTATGGACAGATCCCCTTTGTGTTACGTGAAGTCACCAATGATCTCCCGGCGCATGTTCGTGACCGTTACGCCTTACGGGTGCTGGAAACCCACGATGGGGTGAACTATGTGGCCTACTATCTGCGTCGTATTACCATGGACGATGTGGTAGCGCAGCTACAGCGTGTAGAGGTGACTGATGGGGTGGCAACCACCACGCCTTTTACCCCGACTACCGATAACCTCAACCCGGAACGCCCCGCTATCTCAAACACTGGTATCGTCCTCGGTTCCAGTAGTTCTGAGTCCGCTTCAGCGGTGATGACCGTTGAGTTGGGTCCGGATGATATCGCCGAAATCCTCAATGCCCACAAAATCCGTACAGGGTCCGTTCGCTCACCAGTGATCTCCGAGATCGCCCTGTGTTCCGGTGTCGACAAGGAAGTCCAGGGCAGTTCGGGTGGTGCCGGGACGTTCACCTACCAAGAGTGCATTGCCTGTCAGGTGAATGTGCATGTCGCGACCTATCATGCGATCGGGTACGCCACCAACGGGGCAACCTTCACGCTGGACGTGGGTGGGGTTGAACCGATGCTGGGTGAGCAGGACGTCAACAACGCGACCTTCCTGTAACCGTGCTGGTAATGCCCACCTCCACTCGACCCTTCACGGTCATGGGCATAGATCCGGGCACCTCCACCTTGGGGGTGTCCATTCTTAGCTGGGACCTTGAGTCACCGAAGTATCGAGTGGAAGACGGTTTTACGTTAAAGGCGACCAACAACACCAATGGGTACGGTGCAATTGAAGAACTCCATGGTGGACGAACAGCACGACTGCAACAACACCATGACGAGCTGCTCTACTTACTTCATTGCATCCGACCACAAGCGGTGATTGCCGAATCGCCTTATCAGGGTCGCTTTGTGCAAACTTTTGCGGCCCTAACTGAATGCTTGGCGGTTGTTCGTCAAGCGCTTATGGCGTATGATGCGTATCTACCGCTGTATCAGGTAGAACCCAATGTGGCCAAGATGGCAGCAGGGGTGGATCTGTCAGCAATGCGCAAAATGAAAGATAAGAAAAGCATCGTACGTGACGCTCTGGCGTTGCGACGTGATCTAGAGTGGGGAGTGGGCCTTGACACACTGGACGAACATGCTGTTGATGCAACAGCCGTCGGGCTACACTACTTACGTTTCATGATTTGAGTGTGCTGCTCAAGGAACCAACTATGCTACGCGGGTTATTGACCAAGATACGTCCAAAGTGGTACGAAGGTGTTTTCCTAGGGGCTCTCCTGTTACTTGGGCTGGCGCTGTACCTTCAAACCCAACGGGTCGAGTCACTGGCAGGGGACCTGCATGTCAGTGAAGAAGCCGTCCAACAGGCGGTGGCACTTCATGCTAACGCCCAAGAACGCCAAAAAATAGATCAGACCGTGGTCGCCACAGTCACTCAAGACTTGGTAGAAAACCGCCATCAACAACGCCTGGATCGCGAGGAACTGATTCGTGACTACCTTATCTTTAAAAACGCAGCAGAAGACACCTCAGTGCCTGTCACTCCGACCCCAGACCCTACCCCTACCGAAGTGGCTGAAGCGGCTCCAGCAGTTAATGAGACGCCTCCCCGAGTGCCTGAAGCCCAGAGTCCCACCCCCGAACCTGATCGGGCTGTTACTACTGACCACTTTGACCGTTTGGCTCGCGGGATGCGCGACACATACTGCCGTGCCGGAGGAACCTCAGCTGATTGTACCGCCAATCAGTCTGACTAAGCCATGTTATGTAGCGTCACCTCCAAGCCGTGAGATGTTAGTAACCGCGGACAGCTATTACCCACAAGCCGAAAATGTGTGGGAAGCCCGTTTCCTGTTAATGACAGACCACTGGAATGAACAAACCCAGGAATTGGGTAATTGCAATAATCAACTGGAAGGTCTTCGGGGGTGGTATGATTTACAACAGGACATGGAGGCGAGCGAATGAATGTCGAAGCCGCCCTAATCGAATTGGGTGATAAACCCCTGCGACGTAGTCCTTACTCCAGTACCTTGTTACTGGTTCTCAATGCCTACCTCCCTGGCAATAATAGCGTGTCTCGGGAAACGACTGGTCAAGAAGTCTTATCATTGGTCTATCAGCTACCGGACACATCGTTACAGGAACGACTACTGGAACGCGAAGTTGGACAGGTGCGAGGTCGGGACAGCTACCGAACCGTGTTACTAGCGGTCTCGGGGCTGATGGGTATTTTCGGGGTTGCGTTGGCGGTGGCCGAAATCGTTACACCGAAAAGTACTGGAGTGAGTGAACTGATTAATGGCATAATCGGAAATACTCTTGCCGTTTTCAAGTTTTTTCTGTGAAGTAACATAACACCGGACCCCTTAAGTGGGGTCCTGTTTATGCCGAAAAACACCGATGGTATGACAGAGATGTGATTTTGGTCAACAGTCAACCGACGGATAACGGGAGCTTCTTCCGTTTCCAATGAAATGGGTGCATAAGGAGTGATCCATGAGGATACAGTTATTGCGCGGTAACACCGCCAAGAACAACCAACTGGTATTAAGTCCAGGTGAGTTGTCAGTGGATACGGAGCGCAACACCCTGCGTCTCCATGACGGTGTTACCTTAGGGGGTGTTGAGGTGAGCACCCGGTCGCTGGCGCCTGGTCCGGCAGCATTGGCTAACGGTGACGGCACTACCGGATTCTTCGGCGAGGTCGCCGGAGCCGATATGATCACTTATGGTGCTTTGGCCACCGAGGTGGGTGTTACCGAAGGGACTCTGCGGCACGATGCAGAATCCGCCTGGCTGAAGTTTGTCAAAGATGGTGAGATCCTCTTTGTCGCTAAGAAGCCGATTCACAACAGTGTGTCCTGGGATGCCCTCAGCGCTGCAGGCGTCGTACTCAATGATGGTGGCGCACCGATCATCACTATTGACGGTTATCAATTCCGAGTCACCCTGTTGACGGGTGGTGATGGTGATCCTGCAGCCGCCTCAGGTGGTGAGTGGAACCGACTGATGTACCCGGTGCACGTGGATGATCCCACCGGCCTGGGTTGGGGTGTTGGTTATACCAACGCCGATTTGATTGTCGGATCAGGTGACGGTAGTGCGTCCTGGACCCAAGAAGTCTCTGACCTGGATGCCGGCCAGCGGATTCTGCGTGGTGGGACGACGGATGTGACTGACTTCAACGCTGATGTCTCATCGGCAACCGACCTTGCCTATGGGTGGCGTCCGTGCCTGCGGTTGGTGTAATTATAGCGGGGATGTGACATGACCCAAAAAACGTGTTTTCCGGTAGACATCTTATTACCAGATCGGTGGTGGAAACCGGTTCGATATCGTCTGCACGAAGTCATGCGGGTGGTTGGTGAAGAAGTACCCCGGCTTTTCATTACCGATGGCGCAACCATTCCGCGTATTTTCTGGTTGTTCTTCCCCCCGGTGTGTCGGTATTTCCCAGCGGCTGTGGTACACGATTACCTGTTGAAATCAGGTGTGGGTTGGCGGGTAGCCAATCGAAAGTTTCGTGAAGCGTTATTGTCGTCCGGGGTATCGAAATGGCGGCGTAAAACGATGTCGGCAGCCGTGGGGGTTTACGGTTTTTATCGGGAGACCTTTCGTGGCGATTGATCATCTAGATAGCGATTGTCGTTATGTACAGTCCCTCCTCCGGCGTGTTGGGTACTCGTCCCCGATTCATGGGGAAGTCGATGCCCAGACCTTCCGGTCACTGAAGGCTTTTCAACGCGACCTTCAGCTATCCCCCACTGGCGCCTGTGATGACGCAACACTGGACAAGCTCGAACGGTGTGCGCAGAATCAGCGACCCGAGGTAATGTAATATGTCAAACACTTTCGATGACAGTGCCCCCCATTGGTGGGAGCAGGTCGATGTGGTCCCACAGCAAGTTGTCATGATCGATCTGGGGGATAACGGCCCCGAGGTTCAGAGCATCCAACGGCTATTGAAGGAAGCGGGTTACGCCATCTCGGTGGACGGGGACTTTGGTCCTGGCACCGAACGTGTGGTTCGTCGTTTCCAGAAAGACGTCGGGCTGGTACAGGATGGTCGAGTCGGTCCCAAGACGTTCGCCTGTCTGGAGAAACACCCCAAGGACCCCACGGTTCTCTCTCAGGAAGACCTGGAAGACGCGGCGAGGATGCTGGATGTTCCCGTGGCAGCGATCATGGCCGTGAACGCCGTTGAGTCACGCGGTAGCGGTTTCTTCGCTCCTGATACCCCAGCGATCCTGTTCGAGCGTCACATCATGCGCCGTCGTATGAAGCACCACGGTATTGCGGTTGACGACTATGTGGATCAGTATCCGCATCTGGTTAATTCAAGCCCGGGTGGCTATAAGGGCGGTCTTGACGAACACCAGCGTCTGAATGCAGCACAGCAACTGCACGAGGTATCGGCACTGGAGTCTGCTTCCTGGGGACTTTTCCAGATCATGGGGTACCACTGGGAACACCTGGGGTACACTTCAGCTCAAACCTACGTGAGTGCGATGAAACGTAGCGAACGTGATCATCTGATGGCGTTTGTTAAATTCAACCAACGTGATCCGGTTTTGCTTGATGCACTGAGGACGCAACATTGGGCGCGTTATGCCCGTCGATATAACGGTCCTGCGTACGAGAAAAACCGCTACGATGAAAAGCTCGCCGCGGCATTCACCCGGTACAGTGAGACGCGACCGACTTAAAGGGGTTACAAATGGGATATCGTATTTCGGATTTCGATCCACTTACGCAGATCCCGACGGAAGGTTGGCTAGAAATCATCTCCCGCTCGGGATTGAAATGGGTGAACCGCCGAATCAGTGTCGAGACACTCCGCACGGGTCTTAAAGGCAAGTCCGCTTATGAGATCGCGGTCGAGTATGGATTTCCTGGAACGGAAATCCAGTGGCTAAGTTCACTAAAAGGCAAATCCGCCTTTGATGCGGCAGTGGAGAATGGATTCCAGGGCACCCGAGACGATTGGATTCGGACCATGGAAGCCCTCTACCAATTGGAACCGCAGGATGCAGGCAAGGTGATGACCAATGACGGTCAAAACCTAGGGTGGATGGTCTTGACCCCAGCCCACCTGGGACTGGACCAAGTCGACAACACATCGGACATGGACAAACCGGTTTCCACCGCCACACAGCAAGCACTGGATGCTAAGCTTAATACCGAGGAGTTCGGTCAATATTTCACCGGTAAAATGGGTGAAGTAGGGATTGTTCACGATCCCGACGACGATACCTGGGTACATGACCAGGGGTCCTTGCCTAATTAAGGCAATGTTTACGAAGTACCAACCAATACGTTAGGAGAACTAACATGTTAAAGATTCAGTTTCGGCGCGGCACAACGGTTCAGAATGATGGTTTCACCGGGGCAGCGGGTTCCCTCTCCCTGGATACCGAACTCAACCAGCTTCGCATTCATGACGGGGCAACTCAAGGTGGCTTCCTGGTGCCGGTCCCGGGTGACATCCAGGCCATTCAGCAACAGCTGGACGAACTGGGTATCTCCGGAGTAAGTGGTCTGGAAACCGCCCTGGCAGCCAAGGTTGCCGTGGACCAGGTGGGTGTGGCCGATGGTATCGCCACCCTGAACAGCTCCGGCAAGATCCCGTCTTCCCAGCTGCCCGCCTACGTGGATGATGTGCTGGAGTTTGCCGATGAGGCGTCCTTCCCCGCCACTGGTGAGACCAGCGTCATCTACATCGCCCTGGACACCAACGACATCTACCGTTGGTCCGGCAGTGCCTACATCAACATGACCGAGGCCAACGCAGGTCCGGCCACCACCGATGGGCTGGCCGAAGGCTCTACCAACCTCTACTTCACTGATACCCGTGCTCGTAACGCCATCAGTGTCAGCGGTGATCTGTCCTACGACGGTGGCACCGGTGTGATCAGCTTCTCCGAGTCTGTCACCACCGTTGCGGGTAAATCCGGTGCAGTGACCCTGGTGAAAGCCGACGTGGGTCTGGATAGCGTGGAGAACCAAGGCAACGCTACCCAAGCCGAAGCCGAAGCCGCGGCGGTGGAGACCGCCAACATGACCCCGCAAGCCACTCGTTGGTTGCTCGAGTCCATGGGCTTTAGCGATGCCGGTGGCGACTGGGTGCTGGACCAAGGTAGCATCGCGTAATAGACACCCCTTCCCACCAAAGGGAAGGGGTTTTATGCCGTAACAAAACTATCATATGGTCAACCTGCCAACAACAGCGATAATGCGCACGATGAGGTGGTCAGATGTCGAGCTACCAAGATATTGACTGGTGGAACAGTGTCAACTTTATTCCTTGTGTGGTACCCCATACGGTTTTCGGTGATAGCGGCGATAACGTGACACGGATACAACGTCAACTACAGGAACAGGGCCATTCCATTGCCGTAACTGAACATTTCGACGACGCCTTATTGCGTACGGTAAAAGCGTTTCAACGTAAACACCAACTTGTAGAAGATGGACGTGTGGGCCCTAAGACGCAGGCGTGTTTAACTGGCCATCCACGTGATCCACACTGGTTGTCGCAAACGGATGTTGAAAACGCTGCTGTAATTCTTGGTGTTTCCGTCGCTACAGTCATGACTTTCAATGCGGTGGAATCGCGAGGACTTGGGTTTCTTGACAGTGAACGACCAACGGTGGTCTATGAACGCCACATCATGCGCCAGCGGCTGGCAGACAAAGGGATTGATCCCACCCACTACCTGAGTAAGTACCCTGACCTCATCGGTCGCCATCCCGACGGCGGTCATGTGGACCAGGCAGGCTACGACCACTTGGTACGTGCCGCAGCGATCAATGAAGAAGCAGCTCTGGAATCAACCGGTTGGGGGTTGTTTCAATTGATGGGGTATCATTGGCAACGCCTCGGGTTTGCATCGGTTCATGACCTGGTAACGGAAATGAAGCGAGGTGAACGTCATCAATTACTGACCATTAGTCGTTTTATAAAAGCTGACCCGGTACTCCACGAGGCGTTACGAAACCGCGAGTGGACCGCCTTTAGTCGACGCTACAACGGGCCCGCCGGCCACAAGCATGCGGTGAGTGAAAAACTCTTGGCACACTTCGCTGCTTTCAGTCGGCCCTGTGTGACATAAGTAAGCTAGGGTGGGGTTGTCCCCACCCGCTTTATGCCGTCAATCCGTGGAATGATATGTTATAGGGTTTACGAACTGAAGGTGGTAGGTAAAATGAAAACGTTACGTTGTTTTATTCTCGGGCTACTGTGCTGGGTGATGTCGTTCGCCGCGCAGGCCTATGTTGACGAAACCCCCCTGTTTAACCATGTGGAGGAAACGCAGTATTACATCGGTGAGTTGATAAATGTCGTGGATGCCGACACCTTCGATGTTCGACTGAGCATGGGGTTGGGGGTATTGATGGATGTCCGGGTTCGCATCCGTGACTACGACGCACCGGAAACCTGGCGTCCAGGGACCGAGGAAGAAAAGCTCCATGGTGAGGAAGCCACGGTCTATGCTCAGGACCTGTTGCCTGAGCGTTTTATCGTACGTTCATATGGCTGGGCAGTTTACAACCGCGTTGAAGCCGACATCATTCTGCCGGATGGGCGCAACTATGCAATCATCATGATCGAACAGGGATTTATCAAACGAGAGAACTACTGAGGCGACACGCGGCGGGATTGACAATGGTATGGCAGCGAACGTTTATCTAAGTCAGATGTCCGCCAACACCGAGAAATGTTCATGGAGTCACACGTATGTCAGTGATTTACAGTTACACAAAGCGGGGTCGGGATGCGCTCGTAGATCTCATCCAAGAGACCCATCCGCGGTTGGGGGTGATGGACTACAATGTGTCCTTCGAAGACCCCATCCCGGTTCCTACCGATACCGATCCGGGTCGTACCTACATCGAAATGTACCTCCAGGATCGAGGCCGTAAAGAGTCTCTGTATTATCGGCGTCTGGACATGGCAGTTGCCATGGGTCCGGTGGTGAGTATTACCCATCGCGACGATCGGACTCCCACGCATCGTTCGATCGCGGAAGAGATCAACCGTCAGCTGGGGTTCAACCTCAATTCCCGTGACGTGGATTTCGACCGCATCAAGGTCCATTCCCGCCAAAACCCGTTCCAGTTTACCCTGAAGGCCAAGCCGACGTCCTATGTCTGGTACGGTGAAGTCACGGTGGAAGTCAGCCTGGTGTCGCTGGATTCGGTTGATGATGTGCGTCTGATGGAAGATGGTACCGGTATTGGCCGCCTTATGGAAGATGGTCATTTCCGTATGCTGGAATCCGCCTAATCGTTTAAAAGGCTAGGGTCTTTTAAGGTGTGTAGGACTGGCAACAATGCCAATTGTCTTTTAGAAAGAGGAAAGTAACGATGAATGCAAATGGTTTAAAGCTCTCGGAACTGACGGTACTTCCTGATCTGTCCGGTCAGAAGTTCGTCGAAGTTATCCACCGTGATGGCGACTCTGGCCCGTTCATCAATGGTCGTATCAGTACCGACCTGCTGATCGGTCAGCAAGGCGCTGAAGGTAAGTCCGCCTACGAGCTGGCCCAAATCGAAGGCTTCAATGGTACCCGCCAGGAATGGCTGGATTCCCTCGTGGGTCCGGAAGGTCCGGCCGGTGAGTCCGCTTATGTGGCCGCTGTCGGTGAAGGCTTTACCGGTACTCTGCAAGAATGGCTGGATTCCCTGAAGGGCGAGCAGGGTGAGCAGGGTGTCCAAGGCGAAAAAGGCGACCAAGGTGAGCAGGGTGTCCAGGGTGAACAAGGCATCCAGGGGATTCAAGGCGAAGAAGGTCCCCAGGGCCCGGTCGGTCCCGATGGCATGTCGGCCTATGAAGTCGCGGTCAACGAAGGCTATACCGGTAGTGTTACCGACTGGCTGGCCTCCCTCAAGGGTGATAAAGGCGATCAGGGTGCTCAAGGCCCGCAGGGTCCTGCTGGCACCGTGCCGATCCGTATCGACGTTATCAGCTGGGCGGCTGATGACTTCGTGGTTCCCGATGGCGTGACTGTGGCCAAGGAGTACGATGGTACCTCCCTGAAGATCACCCACAACCAGGGCAAGTATCCGGTTAACTGGTTCGGCTATGTGACCGAAGTGTCTCCGATCACCGCCCTGTACCCCACCGGTGTGCGCAACATGCAGATTTTGGATGAGAACACCGTGATCATCACCCAGCTGTCCAGCAACGATGCGCTGAACCTTATCATCCACTTCTAAACGGTGACCACTATGATTTTAGCAGGTATCGAAATCCTGGGCTTCAATGGCCTGCAGTCCTTTGACGATGTCAATGGTCAGTGGGACAACATTGGGGTTCGGGTCAACTATCCGCAGGGCCAGAACCCTGTCGATAACCCCATCACCGTGGGCGACGTCATGATCGAGCCAGGTGGTGCGGTATGGAACGTCCTGGCGGTGTCCGATGAAGGCAGCGGTGAGTTCAGTCTCTCCATCGCCCTCAACGACCGTCCGACTACCGATGCCGACACTCCTGGGTTTGGTCTGGTGACGCGTGGTGGTATTGCCACTCCGCGTAATGGCATGCTGGCAGCGTACTGGGACTCCAGTATGGTAGCGGCTTCCGTTGCTCGTATCGCCTCCATCTACACCGTACAGAACGCTGAAACGGATCTGCCCGACAGTGTTTGGCAGAACACCGTGGATGCCGGTGAACTGGCCTAACAAATAAAGGATATGATCCCACCCTCACTCCAATTAAATGTGTAGAGTGAGGGTGGCATTATATTGAAAAGGGGTAAGATACAATGACGAAGCAGTACTTACACCGTCGGGGTACTACGCAAAAGAACGACCTGTACGTGGGTGGTGACGGCGAAATTACTATCGATAGTGAGCGTGGGGAACTGCGCATCCATGACGGTATCACCCCCGGTGGTTCATTGGTTTCCAGTTCGGGATCAATGGATGGGGGTTTCTTGGCAGATTATGTGGACATCCCAATGATGGGGCAGTCTAAAACAGTGGGTGGTTACGCGTTAGGCACCACCACGCTCGGGTAAAATCGATTTAGGAGTAACACGACATGCGTTATGGATTTTTAAATGCTTTTAAGGCGGCACTCGCACAGCCGCTGGCCGTAGATGCCACTACACTGGAACTCGCCGATGGTGGTGATCGTCTGGTGGGGGCAAGTGAAGATTACCGGTATCGTCTGACTCTGTTCAAGACCGAAGTGATCGATTCCCAATACGTTGAAACCGCCCGTGAGGTCATCGACGTCACTGGTGTTAGTGGTAATACCCTGACGATTGTGGGTGGGCTGGAAGGTACCACCCGTCCGGCCGAAGGCTGGGAGGTTGGCACCAAGGTCGAACTGCGCTTCACCGCGGAACTGCTCGCCACCGGGGCGGGGACTTGGTCGGCATTTGACGACTCAGGTCTGGTGGAAGTCCACGGTGATGGCACGGCAACGAGTATCGCCCTAGATGACGGATTCAAGAAACTACCCGTGATGGGTAGCGCTGAAACTCTCGAATGGGCAACCGCTATTGGGTCCACTTCCCGACGGGTGACACTTTCCCCCGACGAAAAATACTTGGTTGTCCTGGACTCGACGTACGACGACAACACGAAACCGACCGCTCGGGTCTATGACACGGACACCAATTCACTCACTGCTGAACTCCCCGGTGTTCCAGCTGATACTAGTGTAGATCCGTACTCCGCTGTGTTTTCCCCGGACGGCAGTCGGTTGTTTATCGTCTTAGGGTACTATTCAACTAATGTTAATCCCGACGATAAATGGGAAGGTTCCGGGGTAATTCGGTGTTACAGCACCGCGGATTGGACGCTGGAGCGAGAGGTCCGCGCCGATGAACAACAGTTCCTCGACTTAATGTACTGCTGGGGCCCTCGTGACCTCGCCTTTATTGACGGTACCACGAAAATCGTAATCACGTCAGAAAACAACGCATGGAATGAAACTAACGACGGACGTGAACACGTTCACGGTTTCACTGTGTTGGACACGTCGGATTGGTCCATCAGTCTTCCAGAAATACCTTACACGGCTGAACATTACGCCGCAACTGGGGAAACCATAGTGACGCGTAACCTTGCGGTTGTGCCGTCGCTGAATAAGTTGGTGGCCACTCACATTTGGTCGGGTATTGTTAACCCCGCACTGGTATTTGACTACGATACCCTAACCGGAACATACACCCTTAATAAAAACATCGATTCAGCTCAGGAGGACCTTGACAACTCCACTGGCGATGTACAAAGTGGTGCGGTATTTGTTCGGGATGACCGGTATGCGTGGGTAGTCACTATTGCCGACTGTGGTACTGGTGTCCACTTGTTCCGGATCATTGATCTGGTTGAGGAAACTGTTTGGTACCCAGCAGACGGTACTCAGGAGATGGATCTGGGTAAAGTCAAGGACACCGCTGCAATTGACGAAGACAATGGGACAGTTACTTTCTTTACAAATTCTCATGTCCTAACCTACGACCTCGACTCCCGAACCCTCTTGAGCAACACAAAAGTTTCTGATATCAACGGTCTTTCCCCGTGGAAATTTGGTGTCTTCTCCCACAAGGACCAGTCTTACTACGGTAGCGTTGGGGATGGTATTCAGCAGTTACCCTACGACCCGAGAAAGCAGAAGTTGTCGGTTCCGCAACAACAAGTGGGTGTCCTCAAGCACCCGGTTCCGCCTGCAGAGCCCGAGCCTGCTGTTGAACCGGTGGTAATGTTGAGTGATGTCGTTGACTTAGCGGATTCCGCGGCGGTAGCGACATTCCCGGTAAGTGATGGGAAAACGCTGTATGTGGACCGTTTTGATGTTGTAGTAGTATCCGCCAGTGATGTGGCTGGTGATCCTGCGATCCAGATTGGTGCTGACAACACCACTCCGGGTAATTACCTGGGAAATACACTCGTCACTAGCACGGTGGCGGGTGGTCGCGAAACACATGAACCATTGCTCCTCGACGGAACCACCTCACTTGAAGTATCTGTTGCAGCCGCAAGTACTGGTACTGACCATAAGGTCCGTGTTGTTCTTCATGGTTTTGTTACACAAGCTTGATGTCAATAAAGAGCGCCTTTAGGGGCGCTCTTCTTTAGGAGAACAGAGATGGCAAACGATAAACCCAACACACCCAAGTTCCCTCGTGGTACTGGTATTGAACACCAGTTCTACACGGGGGAAGACGGGACATTGAGTATTGACACCGACGTGGGTGAGCTCCGTCTTCATGACGGTAATACGCCCGGTGGAACGTCCATCCCCAGTGAAGCACCCAAGGATGGGGTGGCCTATGTACGTAAAGACGGGGAGTGGGTTCAAGTAGAAGGTGGTGAAGCCGTTACCCCCGTATCACTTTCACAGCCTTCCTACCACCTCCACCATCATCAAGCAGCAGTAGCTGAATACCACAGCGCTTATATTGACGATGACGGTCGCCTCTTCGTTACCGGTTCGTTCTGGGACGTAGCGTTTAACGGGTATGTCGAAATCATGCCCGAAAAGCGGTTCAAAATGGTGACCTCAGACCCATGGTCATCTGGACTGATGGCGCTCGATACGGAAGGACATATCTGGACTGCAGGTGAAGAAGAATACGAAGGCGAGTACGGCATCCCTAGCGACCGTGCGGGAGAAATTATCTGGCCGCCTGAAACGGTAATCCCTGGCGATGACTGGACCTTCGTCCATGCTGGAGAATATGGCGCATCCTTCGGTATCAAAGCTGACGGCACTTTATGGTCGTGGGGTGATGATTCGATGGGTGCAATTGGGCGTGAAACAGAAACCGGGAACGATCCAATTCCTACCCTCCTACCCATTCCCGAACCCGTCGTTTATGTGGATAGCCTCTATTGGCGTGGGTATGCTGTATCCAACACGGGTAACATTTATAGTTGGGGGTATAACTACTATGGGTCTGCCACCGGCGAAGGACACGAAGAAGATGCCTACACCCCGGTTCTGGTGAGTAGTGCTCCAAAAGCAACTCCTAAACGCCGCATGGCTTTCGGTAGTTACGTCGGTCTACTGATTGACGAGCAAGGCTATCTGTATTATGCCGGTGAGACAGATACCGGTTGGGAGCAGGACACGGTCACGGAATTCCGCCTCAGTATGACTTGGGAGCGCCTGGGAAATGACAATGACTGGGACTTCTTGTCCGGTATAGGTGATTGGACCGGATTTGTTGCCGTAAAAACCAACGGTGACGCCTATATTTTTGGGACCATCCCAGGCGATGAGACGGCCGATACTGATGGATGGGACAGGGCACAGTATTTCCACAACCCCACCCCTTTCCTCATGGGTAAGAACGTCGTTGATGTTGTAACGGGTTTTGAGGGCGCGTACTTCGCCATCACCAAGAACGGCGACCTCTATGGCTGGGGACACAACTACTGGGCTGAAGTTGGTGATGGTTCTTGGGGGTATGACCCGACCACGGACACCTACACCGAAGATGATAACATTAGTGGTACAGGTTCACCGACGTTTATTATGTCGGGAGTACGTTGGGTGCGTAATGACCACTATAGTACCATCGCCATGCTAATGAACGGCGAAATACGGACGTGGGGGAAAAATTGGTCAGGTTGTATCGGGGTTCCTGAACAGACATTTAATGCCGCGCCGGTTTCTCGACCCTTTGATCCTCACTCGTATTTCCCGGTACCGGCAACAGGTGTTGGTCCTGCAGTGTTACAGAAAGGCGACGCGGAGTTTGGGTTCTACGGTTTCTTGGATACACAGGCGGTCATTAGTCTTTTTTCATTAGGTGATATTTACGATCTCCGTAAGTCCTACAGTGACCGTGTTGATCAACCACCCCGAGAGGTAGCGTGGGTAAAGTATTCTTATCAAGGTAAGATTTGCTACATGCCACTTCGACAAGTCACTCGAAACGTGACCTATAATGAAATCCTGGCAAAGGAGATTGTTGTCACAGATCCGGCAGTTCATTACCAGAGTGATGCGATCTACCAATATCAGTTCCGTCTTTTATCTGGGACTAATGAAGACCCCTATACCGATGGGGCGTCAACTGCAGGGTCAGAATGGGACATGGTCATGCGTCACTTATGGTCAGGTAGTGATGTACCTGAAGCAGATCGTTGGGGGTCATTTACGGCTGAGGAACTCGGGTTCGATACTAGCGTTGATGGGCGCCGCCAGTGGGTTCAGGAATTAGGTTCTACCGCTGGAGAAGCCGTTCTGCGTGGTAACACAGGGGATCCGCTTGCCATTGAAACCATTTCGGTTGATACCATCGCCGGAGATATCGGTTATCGGCCAGTACTTGAACTGGTTGATCTCCCCGAAGCAGAACGCATGCCGAGCATCCATGTTTACGCATAAGGAGTAATCAATGAATAAGTTGATCATGCCTCACATGGCATACCCCGAGAGTGGCGCGTATGTGGGCGAACCCGGAGAGATGGTATTTGACACCACATTCCAAACGGTGCGTGTCCACAATGGTCAGACCCCTGGTGGTGTGGTGCTCCCCAATGAGGCACCTACCACGGGATTAATCAACCAAAAACTGACCTATAAGTTCGATAAGGCCGATGTTGGTTCGGTAGTACCCGGTCTCAACGACAATGGTATCCTTCCCGAAGAATACATGCGTCATGATTCTTACTTACGGGACCCACACAACGACATGGTACTTGGTCGTAAGAACGGACGATGGGTCGCTCTGGATATCCCGGAACATGTTTTCATACCGGGAGCTTCAGCCGTCGTAGCAGGCGACACCACAGCAGGTTACTATGGGCAGGTGGAACAATCACAACTGATTGACTATCGACTCTTAACCGATATGTTAGGTGTTAAGGGGAGGAACCCGAGTCCGGATGGTGGTTGGTTGAAGTTTTCATTGGATGGCAAGACATTGTTCATGTCCATGAAACCCGTCCTTCAGGATGTTACCTATAAGGAACTGTACCAGAAAGGCCTGGTCTATGGTGTCGATGGGCCCGGTACCCACCCGTATGGTGATCCGGTTAACCAAAACCGTGTGGTCCACCTCTGGGGTCACAACTATCGGGTACGTCTGATGAGTGGTTCTACCGAGGATCCGGTCGTGGATGCCGACTCATGGCGTGGTCTGGAAGACCACGCAAGTCAGGTCGGTTCGGAATGGGACCGTCTGATGATCAAGGTCGATGCAAGACCGAACCCCAATGAAACCGAACCCAAGTGGGCGTCACTGGAAAGCGGTGACATTGGATCGGGCGAGGCGTGGGTGCAGGAAAAAGCAGGCCGTACAGAAAATGGCCTTGATTACCGTATTGGTCGTCGTGTCGGGTATTCTAACAACGAAACTGAGAATACCGCAGGTAATTCAGAATCTGCGTGGCGACCTGTGTTGGAATTGATTGACTAATAGGCAGTTAAGCAATAAAGCTAGGGTCCCTTCGGGGACCCTTTTTTAGGAGAGTTTCATGTTAAAGCTTCATATTCGGGATAAGGTTTATACCCTGTCTCAACTGGATGACACTGGGCAAGTTCCCAATACCCAGCTACCGGCATATGTGGATGACGTACGGGAGTTCGCGGACCAAGCGTCCTTCCCCGCTGAAGGGGATGCCGGTATCATCTATGTCGCTCTGGATACCAACCAGCTCTACCGCTGGTCAGGCAGCACGTACATCAACCTGTCTGGGGCTGGTGGTAGCGGCAGTGGTCCTGAAACGACCGATGAATTGGCGGAAGGCGCCACCAACCTCTACTTCACCGACACCCGAGCACAGACTGCGGTTCGCGAGACGCTCGAAGCCATGGGTTTCAGTGATGCCAGCGGTAGTTGGACGCTGGATCAGGGTAGTATCGGCTAACCAAATGACGCCGGGCTGAGGCTCGGCGTTTATGTCGTCTTTCCATGGGGTTGCGGATGGATCATATGGCATTCACTTCGTTAAATGAGATACCCTATGAAAAAGTTTTTACACTCGCGAGGGGATACCCAAGCCAACGACGCTTATACTGGTGAAGGTGGTGAAATCACTATCGACCATGAAGCTCGTGAACTACGTGTTCATGACGGCGCAACACCGGGCGGACACACGATGAAATCTGTCAACCGTCACGTTGGTGAGAGTGATCCCCACCCCCAGTATGCCCAAGCCAGTGGGTTTAAACATATTGCGGTGGTTCCAGTCGGTGGCATACCCGTACCGGCTGATCCCGATACGTTATATATCGAGGTGAATCAATGAACCTAAACGATATTGAACGTGTTACCTTAAACGGCAAAACTGCCGTCCGGATGACCCTGAACGGTAATGTGGTTTGGGAAGCACCTACCTATAACCTGACACCTCAGGGTGCCATGTTGTTATCCAACTTCGATGAACTCCACCCTGACAACCAAAGTCGTCTACTGCTCTCGGGCGATGCCCAGCAGACCGGTAACGACGCACTGCTGATTTAAGGAACGTAATTATGCCCGATTCATCTTTGGATGGCTTAGATCTCGTCGGTCCTATTACCGGCGCTGAAGAAATCTACCTCGTCAAAAACGGCAACAGTCGTCGAACCACGATTGGGAAAATCGCCACCGCCTTGGCGGGACTGGTCAATGCCGAAACCATCGAGACGCCGTTCCGTGGGGCAATGCTACGACTAAATGCTATCAAGTCAAACGTGGACTTCCCCTACGTAGTGGAGTGGGACGCTGCCGAGTATGACACCGATGGCTTTTTTACCTTAAGCTTACCGACCCAACTGGTCATTCCCCAAGGGGTTACTAAGGTGCGTCTGTATGCTGGCCTGAGTTTGACTGCGAGTACGGATACGCATAGTGCCCATATCAGTTTCCGTAAGAATAATGCCGAGTTTCATGGTTGTCCGGTCAGTAACGTTCGTCAGAGCACTGATGGTTGGTCCAGTAACCTACACTCCTTGGCGGGTCCTCCAATCGCCGTTGAATATGGGGATGTGATCGAACTGCGTGTCAATGTCAGCGGTAGTACCGTAGTGAACGATATTCTTGCCTCCCCGTACAGCTATATGGCCATTGAAGTGGTGGAGTATGTCGCCGTATGAGTGAAACCATTGTAGTGCTGAAATCACGTGACCTGGTTACTGAATTTGAAACGCTACTGGACGAGCAGGGTTTGGTGGCATCTCGAATCAAAGGACTCCCCCGGTTCTTTGTGTTCGCAGATATGACCCCTGACGCTTTTCCATTGCGGGACTATGTGGGGATCGAAACCATTGAGTCGGGAGATACGCCCCTGCATCCCGAAGCCAATCAACCGCAAGCCACCCCGATGACCGAACAAATGGCGGGGGGTTACAACACCATCGAACACGGGGGCTGGGCACCTGCTCGTATTATCCGTCGTAAGTCGCCGTGGCGGGCCCCTAACCACACCACAGCGGCCGAAGCGACGTTCCCCTGCCTACGTACCGGGGTTGGCGTCGACGTCTTCATGATCGATTCTGGGTGCTATGTGAGCCATGATCAGTTTGAGGGTCGGGCTCAACAACCCTGGATGTATGACGGGGTACTCGACACACCGCTGGATGGGACGGGTCATGGCACAGCATGTCTCTCGGCAGTCGGGGGTCGAACCTTCGGGGTTGCCCGCGAAGTCCAGATGTACTCCTACAAATTCCATGGCTCGGGTGAGGGGGTAAGTTCGGTCGCCTTTATTACCGCCATGGGGGCCATCAAGGACGACTACGAACAAAACGCTGCCAGTAATCGACCCGGTGTGTTGTTCTGTTCCTGGGGTGGGTTTGGCAGCACTATCAATGCCGCGATCACGGATTGCATTGATGTCGGCTTGCCGTGTTGTTTCCCTGCGGGTAACAGTATCCTCGATCTGGATCAGGTGCAGATGTTTCCAGCCGAGGGCGATCCCGATGCGATTATCTGTGGTGGTCTTAATGTTCGTGACCGACCCTATTACACCTTTGATGGTTGGGGCACTAGCTTTGGGTCACCCATTGACGTGGTCTCCCCTGGACAGGATGTCGTGGTGGCGATGCGTCCCGAGGATGGCGGTTACTATGCATCCATTGGTAGCGGGACCAGCTACTCGACGCCATATGTGGTCGGCGTGTTGGCGTGTATGTTGGAAGGCTATGACCGACTGTCGACCCGGGCTGAAGTTCGAGCATTGAAGGACAAGCTAAAAGCCAATGCCACCCGCGGTGAGTTACAACGCGGTTACGCCCCAGGGTCGGTGGTTCCCGATCCCAGTGATCCTGATAACGAGATCCACCGCATGGCCGATCATATTCTTTATCTGGATCCCACGATCGCCTTTGAAGAGATCCCCGGTCTGACACCCAGCAGTTAACGGCATAACACCACCGGACCCTCAAGTCCGGTGGTGTATGTCATCGCTTATTTCTTTTTGGACGCGTCGTCCTTTTCACCTTCGCCTTCTTCCTCTTCGGATTCCTCCTCTTCCGTTTCTTCTTCGGATTCGGGGGTTTCTTCTTCCACCTCCTCCTCCGTTTCCTCTTCTCCGAAGTCTTCTTCCTCGTTCAGATCACCACCGGTGTCGTCTGTTGAGAAGTCATCCGTGGACCCACCAAAATCGTCGGTTTCGGTGGTATCACCAAACCCACCAGCCCCGTCTTCTTCGTCCATCTGTTCCTGATACTTCTCGGACCACTTCTCCTTGGTCTTGTTGATACCCTCCAGATAGGACTGGATGGCCTCACCCAGACTATTGAACTGACCCTCCTGAATATCCAGCAGGTTAAAGCCGGACTTCTTACCATCCATCTGGGTCAGTTGGTCCAGTTCCGGCAGGACATTGTTGCGTTCCAGCCACAACCGCTGGTAGTACGCCCGCACCACCGAAATGACGTGGTTTACCACATCAGGTTCGCGCTGGAGCATCTCCGACGGGAACAGATCAGCGGTGATGTAGGATTCCAGCGACCGATCCAGTAGGTTGGTGTATTGCTCAAACGCCTGGAGCTGCTGATCGATGCGGGTGGTGTCTGGTGCCGGGAGAGAGGCCGACAGGGAGGCAATAAACTCGTCAACCACTTCTTCATGCGAGAGTTTCTTATGCTCCTTGTTCAGCTTCCTGTGGTTGCTTTTGACCTCCTCCAGCAGTTTTGCCTTCAGTGTGGACGAGTGGGTCGTGAACGTCTGAATGAACTTGGTCAGTTGACGGGTAAAGCGTTTCTGATAACGCATCACACGACGGGTCATGATCAAGTTGTTGTTGACCACACTGGTGGCAAACTCCGGGGACTGGCTCGGGTCAACCAACTCCGGGTTAATCCCCATCCCTGAGATATGCATGCGACGTAGCCGGTCTTGCAGTTCCGGGTTACCCGCCTGCTGCTGGGTGTTGTAATCGTCAAACTCCACCTTGGTGGTGGGGTAGTTATCCGACTCCACGTTGATCGAGAAATCAAACCCGGCCCGGTTCAGGTAGTCCAGGGTCTGACCCGGGTCAGGAGACCCCAACGGGAACCCGCGGTGAGCAGATTCCAGAACAGCCGCCTGGATATCACTGATGGTCTTCTGCGGATCAGGGTCATCCGGATCGACGTTGATATTGGCCCGCTTACGTCCCACGGCATTACGCACCCCAGACATGGTCTCAGCAAACAACAACACACTGCGCATCGACGACAGGATCTTGGACTGGGTCAACAACGTCTGACCAATCCCCCGGTCGTTATAGTCGAAGGCGATGTAGGTCATCAACTCGGCCGGGATATACAACAGTTGCGTCTGTTGGGCCTTGAGGGAGCGATGCAGCATGATCCGATAGATCTCATCGCTGGTGCCTACCTCAAACTCTTCCTGGTAGATACCGTTACGTAGTCGGTTGATCAGATCGTTCTCGATGATCGCCGCATACGCCTGATGGATCTGGTCGATATCCTGGCTGTTATCAGGTTGGACACCGCCCATGGCTTCCTTGGTCTGACGCACCAGTTCCGAGGTGTTGTCCTGGGTATTGGAGCTAAAGCTGGTCCGCAGTTCTCCGTAGTAATCCCGGTTCTCATCACGCACCACCGGACGACCGTTCTGGTCGATCATCACGAAGTAGCCAATGTGTTCTTCTGGCTGTCCCGGTACGTGGACCGGAATCACTGACTCGATGGGCAGTTTCATGACCATCGGATGGCCGACGGAGGGACGATCCATGTATCCCTGAGGGATCACCGTGTGGGTGGTTTGCGCCTGCTGTTTAGGACGATCATACAACGCATCGATCTGCTCGGGGGTCATGCCCTTGGCTGCGGCTTCCATTGACACGTTGTGACGCCCTAACAGACTCCCCAGGGCAGACTGACGTCCCCGCTTGTGGATCTCCGGGGTCTTTAACAGATCGAAGTTATCCGTGACAGCCACATGGGGGATCTTGATTTCGTACTGTTTGTTACGACGTCCCGTGACATACCCTTGGATGCCCTGTGCTGATTCCCGACGCCGGAAGGACTCCATGGCCACCCGTTCCTCTCGGGGATGACCCAGAAACCCCAACGGTAAGGACTGCTGAATCCGACTCACGGCTTGATGATACCGTTCCGTGGAGAGACGCTCCCGACCATTGATGATTTGGTCCAGGTTGTTCTCGGGGAGCACGGCCAGGATATGGGCCCCCTTCTTGAACAGGATCTCCTCCAGCATCCCGTCCAGCCGGTCGTCAATCTTATAGTCGTGCTTAAAGTACTCCTCCAATATCGTCAGCAGCGGGCGGGCGACTTCACTGTCGAATAAGCCCTCTGCCACTGTAATGCCCAACTCGACGTTGGTCATGTCCTTGGGTGACAGGATACTCCCCACCAGGATCTGTTCGGCCAGTTCCACATCGGGAAGTAACTGGAAAACCGAATCGGCATCGATAGCATCTTGCGCGGTCGCCTTCGAGAGCTTCTCGAACATATCACGCGATACCGCTATGTCTTGATGCGACCCCTTAGCGGACTGTTTCGGTTGTTCGGGATCCCGAACCAACTTACTCATTACGGACTTGACGTCGTCCGAAGCATTACGGCTGTACGCCAACTTCGGAAAACGGGGTTGACTACGGGATGCCATACTCGGTCACTCCTTTTCACATGACATTTTGATTCAATCAATAGGGACCCCATGAGCAATAATACCTACTATCGGCTATATCGCGATGAGGTCTTAGACTTTGTGCGCACCCTGGTGGTGAAGTGTGCGGGCAGCGCTGAGACACTGAATAACGAACTCAAAGCCGTTGGGGTTCCGGTGAACCCTGACGACCCACACAGCTGGAAATACTACAAAAACCTGGCCGGTGAATACCATCTCACTGACGAACCCATGACCGTCAGGTCCATGGATACCCTGGAAGAGATCGCGTTCACCAAAGAGAACCTGCGCCTACATCGGGCTACGTATCGGGAGTATCAATTCGGTACCCGTTACTACACCGACCTGACACGCCGTTACCCGACTCAAGTACCTTTGATCAACGGGATCTTGTCCCCCATCGATAAACAAACTGCAGTGGATGCAGATGATGGAACGCTTTTGTATTACGATCCGACGTTCCTGGAGCCTAACGAAACCAACGTCATCAACCGGTTACAGCAGTGGCTCTATGCGTATTTTAGTCGTTGGTACAATGTGCAATATGGCTTGGCGGACGACCTGTACATTCCGGCGTTTCTGGGTATCCTGTATGCTAACCTCCCCTATGTGGTGCAGTTGATTCGGTTACGCAACGCCAAGACCCCCTACGCCCACAGTTTCCATGTGCGGGAATATCTGTCGTCCAATGGTCGTCTGGACGGGTACATGAGTCATCTGAACAAACGCCAGCAGCTGTACCTGTACCGCAATATCCGTCATCTCAACCGCAATGTGGGGAAACAGGAAGTCTTCGACAAACTGGTCGATAACATCATGACCGCCCGCGGGCTACCGCTGGCCTGGTACAAACTGCAACACAACGTCGAGGCATTACCGGACAACATCTACCCGGATGTGGAGTTAGCGAAATACCCCATCAATTTCGGCTATAACCAGAGTGGCCGCGATACCGCTTCGGTCCATACGATACTTAACCGTGAGCGGAGTGTTGCACGCGAAAACGCGGTGGTACAGAACAGTGCCGAGTTGGAGATCACCGAACGCACCCAAAGTCAACGCTTCAGTAGTCTTCCCACCAAGGTACTGGAATCGGAAGTGGTGGATCGCAGTAATTCCTCTATCCGGTCCTTGGGAAGCATACTGCTCTACGAGTGGTTGTATCTGTCCACCCATAACCGCTATAACGCCTTTATCAACGTTCCTAACCCGGGTACCGGTCAGTATATGTCGATGACAGTAAGGGATGCCTTCATTGTGGGCCTGTGGGCCTTCAACAAGGCGCGCGGCATCGAATTCGATACCATCCCCAGGGTCATCGCTTACGACGTCCTGAGGGACCCTCTGCCGTCCCACAACGAGCTTGAATCGATTATCGACCGACGTTACGTCCCCAACGGACTGATTGAGGCGATTCGCGACCGTATCAGCCCGCTGTCCAGCTACATCACCACCGAGAAGTTCTATAACGACTGTGCCAACCTCCACCAGGAATACCTGAAACTCTGGGAACTCTACTCGTTCCAGGAACACTACATGAACCGTGTCATGGCCGAACAGTTAGTTCGTCGGCATTTCATGCACATCAAGTGTAACCTGGTAGACGAGGTCATCTCGTTCGAGCAATGGTTCAAAGAGAAAGGGTATGGGGTTGCCGATCTTTCCACCTTTGACATGGAGCAGTTATATGTGGATTGCGTCAAGGCCGCGACCGGTGAGGATCTGATCAATCGCAAGACCTTGTCAGAACTACAAAAGTCGATGCTGGGGTTAATGCGCCAGCTTAGCTCGTACAGTGTCCAATACCTGCGGACCATCAACGAAGAGGATTTCTGGTATATTGGTACCCCCACGATTCGGTTAGGGGATATCAGTAATGAGGAAGCTTCTGAGTTCCGGGTTCCGCATCCACATGTCACGGTGCTTTCCTCACGGAACCAACATGAAGAGACACTCGATATTCATGATGTTCTGGCAGAGCCGCCGTTCAGTGTGGACATGCACGCCAATCATGGGCTTCGTTACAACCCCACGGTGGGGATTCGTCAACGCCCCCGGACGTTGGGGACGGCACGACTCAATGTAGCGAACATCGGTGTTCGGAGCATGTCGGTGACTATCCATGATACCGACCCGGACACGAATGATCTTGGCCATTATCAATACCCCGACCCTGACAGCGATTGGCCGGATCTTACCTAGAGGATACTCTCGTGAGTTTAACTCGTGACTTGTTGCGCCTCCCTCCGTGGGAGGCCATCATTGAACTGATCAATCGTCGCTATCACATGACGATCGATCCTAATATGACGTCCTTGGTGGCCCTTGACCCCATGGACGACGACCGCATGGAAATCACGCTGGCATTAAGGCCCAGCACCATCCTCTATAACCTACTGCCTCCTACCCGACAGATGACCGTCATCTACCGGCGGTTGGATCTGAACCGCTTCTTCGGAGGACCCGTTATCATTCCGGCGGAACAAGCCATGACATCTACCATTGAACTAACCAAATACCTGACCCAACGGACCGGGGTGGTGTTTGATAAGGACGATGTGATTCATGAAATGATTCCGCCTGGCGAAGCGTACGCCATGAAAGCCCATCCGCGTTCACTGCGTTGGGTGGGTGAACTGAGTATCACCCAAGAATAAAAAAAAAGAAGGTCGGGCATAAACGGGGTCCCCACAGGACCCCGACTTTATGTCGTCCACCCCTACTGACTACTGGGTATATTGATCTTGTATTCGTTATCCTGAGAATCCTTGACGGCGAGTGTTGCGATCGTCATCATTGATGTATCGGGTGAGTAGGGACCCAAACTGAGGTCGACAAACGTCAAACCCGTGTGATCCACTGGCGGGTCGATCAACTTGATCACGTTATGGCCCGTGTGGATGATCAACACCCCCGAGCCATCTTCCCGCCATTTAAACTGTGTCCGTTGAAGGTCAAGGTCTTCCCCCAGAGGTAACCGGTATTTAATCGGAATGCGCTGGGGGTTAACTAGTCCATCCAGCGTCACGAACCCAAGGACGGGACAATCGCTCTCCTTATTCTCCTTGGAGTGGATCAGCTCGTATTCTTTTTCCAAGTTGGGGAGACGTTCGAGGATGTCACGGATCGTGTAGTTGATGCCCACCCGATTGCGCTCTTGTACTGTCTCGTTATGGATGTGGAGGTCCAGGCGGTGGGCTTCTTCAGCGGTCATGGTGTGCATCGTGGGACGGGTAGCCATATAGACTGAGGCGGTGCTCTTGGATGCGGGCATGGTGGGATTCCTGTTTGAAAAAAGGGTTAATGGTACAGATGGGTAATTTAAGATAGACGATATAAAAAGCCCTCCCCAACCGGGGAGGGCTGTGTGCCGCAATGCTCCTTTCAGAGACTCCCGGCCAACATCGGGGACATGCCAGGCCGGTCACATCCCCGAAAGGACGTTAGTTGACACGCTTGAGCAGGACGGATTGTTCAACCAACCATCCCCGCAGGACCGTGAGGTAGATCCCGTCAGCGGTAATCAGTCGGAAGAACCGTCCCAGCAGGGTGCCGTTACGGTCGTGGCGCTTGAGCATCTCGTTCACCACCCGAGTGATCTTGGGATGGGTAGACGATTGCAGCAGCACCGGTTCGTCGGTCAGGTTCAGTGACGCCATTTCGTCACTGGTCCAGGGCAGTTGCAGGTTGACATACTCGTCCGCCAGGAAGAGCGTACCCCCTGCACCCTCGTCCTCGGTTTCCTCGTACTGCAGCGACATCCACTGCATCAACAGGCCCTTGGTCCGAGACTTCAGAACTTCCACCAGTTCCGGACCGTGGTGGTTGGCCAGATACGGGAACAATCCTTCGATGTCCTCGACGAAGCTGTCGATCTTGAGTTGATCCAGGCCCATGTTATCGGCCAGTGCGCAGTTGATCATCCGCGTCAGGCGCTCATCGAAGAACCGGAAGTAACGCTGGGACATCAACCCATCGTTTACTGCCTCGACCAGGCCCGTGGCCAGACCCACCAGCGAGTCCGTGGTGGCCAGCATCTTCAGCCGTTCCTGACCTTCTTCGGGGAGGTTCAGCGGATGCATGTTGGCACTGGTGTATTCGTGTGCCGGAACATGGGTCAGTTCCTCACTGGACAGCCCCAACTGCTCGGCCACCTGCTGGAGGGCGGTTTCCTCGTTCTCCAGATCCGACGACGCCGTGAACATTCCTTCCAGGACCACCGGACGCAGCGCATCCTTGTCGATCAACCCCTTGTCCAGGGATTCCTTCACTTCCTCCACCGGCTTGAGGGGTTCGTCGAAATCGATCACCTTGTGGTGGGTGGGGATGACCTTGCCTTCCGGCTTGATCTTCTCCCCCCGCAGACGGGCGTTGATCTCGTGCTGGAGGTAATCCATGTTTTTCACTGACTGATACTCCACCAGTTTCTCTTCCACCACGCCATCGGGCCATTTCACATGGAAGAGGATGTACTTTTGGGGATCGTAGGCGATCGCATAGGGCTTAGCGTCGCTACGAGTGCGTTTCCAGCCCGAAAGGTGGGCTGGGCGTGCCACGACCCCGCCTGGGATGTGAATCTCGTCATACGGCCGCTCAGAGCTATTTGCGGCGGCATGGGCGATAAGGTCGATCTCATCGACCGAATGCGGTGCGGGTTGATTCGACATCATGGAGGGTGCCTCCGGTTGCGGGGGCGGCACCTGAGGGCCACCACCGAGGTTAGGCGGTTGGATGTTCGCCATGCTACGGTTCACAGGTTGACCAGCCGTCCAGCTATCGGCCGGGGTTTGCGGCATCGGCTGTGACGGTGTCGCTGGTGCATCTGCAAAACGTCCACCCGCCGGTGCACCGGCCGTTACGCCACCGGTTTGCGGCGGGGGGTTATAACCACCCGGGGCCGAACCTCCCAACTGATACGGTGTGGGTGCCGTGTTCCCGATACCACCTCCCTGTTGCGGGTAGCCGCCACCAGCACCCACCGGCGGGAGCTGACGCTGCGACGACTGCCCGTAGGACATGGTCGGGCTAGGTGCCTGCTGATGATAGCCAGGCATCGTTTGCTGATAACCGCCCTGCTGTGGCGGCATTCCCCCCTGACCCCGCTGCTGGTGAAACGCATTGAGGTCGTTCTTGATGGTCTCCAGCGCCTGGGCGGCCCCCATCAGGTCTTGATGGATGCCTTGGTCAATCAGACCGACGATCGCCGGGTACTCTGCGGCAATCATCGCCAGCATCCCGGTATAGATCAGGTCAACGGCCTTCTCCACTGCCTGTTGAGGCTGGTAACCCCGGGCCTGCATGAGAAACGCCGTGAAGTCCATGGTGTACTGGACCCAGTGGGTGTAGCGCTCATTCTGGAAGAAGTTGTGACTGAGCAGGTTATAGGTGAACGTGTGAAGCGGGGTCTTCTGCGAACTGTTCTGGCACCGGGTGCGGAACATCGCTGCCACTTGGGTCATCACCTGCGGATCCAGCCCCGGCGGGGGATTCACCGGCGGGGTCACTTCGTTGTTGTGCGGCAACGAAGGATTGAACGTCCTCTGGTCCGGTTGGTCGTAGCGGACCGGAAGCTGTTGGTTGTTGGCCTGGTAACTCATGATAGGTGTCCTTTCGTTCTCGTTACGGGTCGGTAGGATCAGCGATGCAGTCGTTTCTGAACGGACTCGATCAACTCTTCCCGTTCTGGGTTACGTTGTACCAGTCCTTCCACACTAACGCGCTTGTTAGGGTTAGCACGACTACGCCCATCCGGGTTATTTTTGGGTTGGTTATTGAATTGACCGATCTCGGCAATACTCGCATGTAGCAAGCGAGACGCATCGTCGATCAAGCCTTTGCTGTATCCACGGCTCTTACGGGCTTTATCCTGCGGGATCAACATCGACGTGATCCGGAAGATTTTGTTATCCCCGGGATAGCTGACGGTGTTGATTTCCCCATGCTCCGATGTCAGTCGTCCGACACAGGTACTCAGCTTGAAGTGCTTCTTTAATGCTTCGTTGAGGTCATCGGCAGTCCACTCCTTATCCTTGCGCCCCTGGAAGAAGTAGCCGAACTTCGAAATCTGATTATTGAACTCCTCCATGACGTAGCGCAGTACCATGAGACGTTTGTTGTACATCGACGCTTCATCGGTACTGGTCTGATAGAAATGGCATGCCAGGTCGGTCATGATGGTGTACAGCAACTCCCAGATGTTGTCCACATAGATGTGGCGACCCTTGAGATCATCACGGGTGATTTCATCGAGGGAGATTTCGAACCCCGCCAGGTGGGTATCGATGTCTTCTTGTAGCTTACCGGCATGACGGTAGTCCCCAAACACCAGATGGCCCAGCAGGATACGCCAATTGGTAGTGGCGTCAACCCAGCTCGGCTCCCGGAAGTGGTCGGGGAAGGTATCCACCACGTAGAAGAAACCACCCACCAACATCCGTACAAAGTCCGTGTCTTCCTCTTTGGGTACGATTAGACACATCTCACCACTGGGGTGTCGCCCCTTCAGGTGGACTGACTCGAAACGGGTGTATTGACTACGTGGGTATTCCGATTCCGGGAAGTCCTTGTTCCACCCCACCATCACGTTGGCGTGTCCCCAGCGTTTAAAGGTCTCGGTGACCCCAAAGCGACAGAAGAAGTAGTGGGCGAGGCAGGACTCGATGTACCGGCGATTGTCCAGATCACGTTTTGTAACTTCACGCATCTGCTGATGGATCATGCTCCAGATAACGTAAACAATCTCACGTCGCCCATTCGCATAGAAGGGATGGTCCACGCGATTAAAGGTCAACTTGGTGCGTCGGAACGGGATAAAAATACTACCCTTCAGCACAGAGAAGCCTACGTCAGTCAATACCGGCGAGATATTGTAGAGCGCACCGTTAAGATTTAAAATACCCCCGTCACGCACATACGGGAGTAGGACATAGCGCGGAAACAGTTTTTCTCCTTTAAAAGAGAACTGATACTTGACCATGTACGTATCAGAACGAGCGATATTGGCTTTGCGTTTGGCATCATACTCGCGTGTCACCTCCTCAAATTGCTGGGACGGCGTACAAACCTGGCTCCCGTCATAGACGAGTCCTTCGGGAAAGAGCTCTTGGTTGATGCTGATGAGACGGTCGATGTACGCCACGGCAGAAATGGTCCCCGTTTCGGGAGACACAGACATCATGTGCTCAACGGCCAGTCCATTGGCGATGGACGGGTTGAACTCGGGTGTCACGGCTTTGACACGCTCCAGCAACGCGTTATCCATTAGATATCCTACTTTTGGTTTTTCTTGATCACTGCGTAGAGTGATAGCCCTATGCTGACGATGCCGAGAATGGCCTTGGCATAATCCAAGGCGGCCTTGTGGGTATCGGATTGGTCTTTCCGATCACGAGAACGCATGTCGTATTCAAACTTCTGTCGCTCCTGGAACGTCTGTCGTTCAAAGTCCATCCGTTCCTTTTCGAGCGTCAGTCGATCGCGTTCACGCTCCAAGGCTTCTTTTTCTCGTCTGTTGCGGGCATCGGCTTCAGCTTGTTCCTGCGCTCGCCGCTCGTCTTCACGACGTCGTTCTGTTTCTGCTTCGTGTTTCTCTCGGTCTACCTCTTGTTTCAGTCTCCCCAGCTCGACCTTGTCGCGAGCAATCTGTTGTTCAGTTTCTTTGAGTTCCGCCTTGAAACGCTCTTCGGGGCTCCCAAACGCTTCGGCTTCGGCCCGATTGCGGTAAAGCCCCAAGGCTTTCTCAGCTTCCTCCATGGGATAATGAGTGGTTTTTGGTTCGGACAGGCGGTGATGGCATACGGAAACATAAACCCCGTCCCGTAACTGGGGATCGGCGACCGGTGTTATCTCGTAGGTACCATAACCCGTGTTGACCCAACGTGGGCCAATGATGCCCGAATTATCAATCAAGACAAAGCGCTGCTGAAACCCCTGTTGTGGGTCCAGCACTTCGCTAAGGCGTTGACGCTGACCGGGTGGTGAGAACGGATGGAGAGCAACATCGCGGTGCTGCTCAAATCCGACCACTAGATCAACATCGTTGAGATATGCCACGCCTCCAGCGTTTTCCAGGTCCTCACGAGAGATCCCCAGCTGATACGAAAACTTACGTTGCTGATACCAGTTAGGATCTTTCTCGAGTGCCTCCAGGGCTTTAACAATGCCGCCTAACTCAGCGTGGTTCGATGGCAGCTCTAGCTCATCCAATAGTTCACGTGCGTCAATCTTTACTCCGGGTTCGAACTCATACTCAATTCTGATGTAAAAGTATTCCCCACCGGAAGTGGATGAACTACTGGGCTCACTCACCACAATCCCCAGCGCATTGCGCCAGAAGACCGGAACCCGCATGGTGTTAGTGAACTCAAGATGAAACGAGCTGCGTAGGCGTCGCCCTTGGGGGAGTGGCACGGGACCCGGTAACACCTCTGAGACTAGGCTGGCAAAGATGTGATCGAGTTGTCGAGCCATGTTGTGTCATCCGTCCATGTTAAAGGTGGCGCCGCCTATACAGACGGACACCACCGACATGTTAAGAGACGTCAGTTTGCGGGGCGGAATTTCCGTCCGAACGTCTTGTTGGGAAAGCGCTTGGTTTTCTCGCGCTTGGCTGTCGAGGAAGAGTCCTGCGAGCCAGCGTGTTTCTGTGTCATCGAAGGATCGTCCTGTTGGGGTTTGGAGCGGACAGACGCGGATGTGATCGCCTGTCCGCTCGGTAAATTTTTGTAGGGGGTTCTCCCCTTGCGGTGGTGGCCCATGGTGTGTTCCCCTGCCAAGATCGTTGATTCGGCTGCGCAGGAGTGCGGTTTGGTACTGCAATCTGCGCTGTTTTTCGGACATCTTGCAACGGACTTCAAAGACGGGTGCTTTGGGTTGGTGGTCCTCGTCACGAGTGTTATCACGAAAAGACGACTCCTGAAGAGTCGCCTCCTTGGTGATCAGTTCTTCGGCGACCAGCACAGAACCGGTTTGATCGCACCACTGATCTTTCACCCACTGGGGTACATCAGCGACTTCACAAATCTCCTCGATCAGATCGTCGTCGCTCAGTTCGATCTGATAGGTAGTGACGGCATACGTGGTCACGGATTTCTCCGTGCGATCGGTACGGTCGTCGGTGGTATGCTGAATGGAATTGAGGGCGTCCTGATAATACAGGCACAGGCCTTCTTGACGAAAATCCATGAGTAAGACTCCTTACGGTTGGGTTAAGCTCACCGTAATAATGTAGATGTCAAATCTCATGGACTCCACGTAAACATAACCCCTCCCCGAAGGGAGGGTATTATGTCGCTTGGTGCATCTCGCGCACCCTGGTTACCCAGGGGCATTGGGTTCAGGCTCCCAACTCACCAATTCATCGCTGTCGTATCGGTTCAAGGGCCCGAGGGACGCCGATACAGTTGGATTACTTCTAGCCTTGTATACGACTCTCCAGTCAGTCGCATGTTCGTGGGTTCAACTGTGCTGGAACACAGGTAGTGTGGCCCACCAGATGTGGTACCACCAATGCCCCGCGTTACCGAAGTAACATCCAGGGCGTAATAGGCCCGCCGTGGGTTTTAAGGTTTTCGTATCAGCACCGGGCAGCTCCCAGCAGTAACCTACTAACACTCAGTAGCTCGCCAATAATTTCCCAATTAAAGGCGAACGCCCCACGACTTGTCCAGTCTCAGCTTTCGTAAGGTCAGCATGTATCGGACCAGCATGCCTAACCTCCACCCCTTCGTGGACCACCCAGTAGGCGTGTAAACTTTGTCCTGTGTTTTGCAGCGCCGTAGCGCGTTAGGCAAAGCAGATGGACCACTAGCCTGTCTATGCGTAATCACTCAGACGACAGACAATCTCAGTGATGGGACTCAATGAGGGTTTCGGTATCATGGCTGAGGGACACTGCCCAAGTCTTATCCCCAACTCACAATACCCGCTCATCTTAGGAGGCTGCAGTATCCCGGTAATCCACCCACAGCTTGCCGGGTTGTTTAAAATGGTGGGGCGTGTGGGACTCTAACCCACATGACCTTCCGGTCGCGTCATTTTAAGTGACGTGCGTATAACAATTCCGCCAACGCCCCTAAATTTCATCTAAGTTGTTTGTCTAGATAGTAATACTCCACGTCAACAACCTTGCGCTTTACTCGGTTTCCTGTAGTTTGCACTCTTTGGCCATAACGACCAGTACAACTCCTACTGCAGAAAGGACCTGCCTTAGAGCGACTCCAATTGTTAACTTGATTACTTGACGGAATGAAGTTAACGCCACATTCAATGCACGCAACTAAATCTTTACGACGGTGTCTTGCATCTTCACGGGAATGTGTTGGTTTATCAACTACCCGGTAGTTTGAAAGACAGTCGTTTTTAAAGTTGCGGTCAATGTGGTCAACCGTCATGTCGTCGGGCAATGTTTCAAGCAACACGCCTTCAACCACGTACTTCGGGTACGAGATCGTCTGTCTGGAAACCGTTGCACCAGTGGCAGGATCTTTAGTCACAACAACAACATGCTTTCTACCATCCTTACGGGTGTATGGTCCATAGACTTTCTGCCAATCAGGCATGGTCAGCATGGAAGTTACCTTTCGTTCTGTCTACCAATTCCACCACCGGGGCATTTCCCTTCAATACATAGGGACGTTGGGTATTTCTTTACGTTGCGGGGATTGGGTACGTCAGACCACGTTTCTTACAATGTCGGATAAACGCGGACTCATGGAGTTCTCTTGGGTGCGCTTCGATGCTACACCCCAACACGCCTCCCTTCCAATCGTTTTTTCCGCTCCCCACTTCGACACTGTACTCGATGTCCAGTATCCGACGAACCGGGGGCATTGGTGTCACGTAACCCAACCACTTGAACCAACCGTCCCCGCGCCGGTATTCGAGACTGCGTAAATACGTCCGTGCATGGATGACCGCACCGTCGGTATCCTCAAACGTGAAGTTTTGGATATATTGATCATCGGCCAGTAGTGCGCCGTCGTTCGCGATTTCATTTCCCTGGGTGTCGATCAAGTTCTGTTTGACTAACCGGGTTTCTGTCCAAGGCAGGAACGCCGACCAGCTCCGGGTGGTACTACTGTCGTCAGTTTGACGCCCGTAAAATACCTGCAGAAACGCCCGGTTTAGCGTTACCCCGAATTCCCTCGGGTATTCATCATAACGCTCGGATTCGGTTAGTGCACTGTGCTCTCTTGGCAACGTTTCTCGGTATGGCTTGAAGAGTGTGGGAAGCCAGACGATTACGGTATGACCAACAAGATGACACCGTAGGAAACAACGGGCTTTATCGTCATTGTCATAATCGGGATTGGACTCAAGTACAAGTCCAGTGGCAGTAAAACCATCGGGCTGACGGCGAGAAAATAAAAAAGGACCGAAATGTCGGTCATTGTCATTCCATCGAAGTGCTGTGGTCAGCATGTACGTTTCCTGTGGTGGGGGTCTACATTACATAGCCCCCCCGCGTGGTTTTTTCTTTATCCCACAGTACTCCTTACAGTACGTAAATCTCGTAATTGCTGGTATCGATGTACTGATCCCTCGGTGTCCGCCACTCTTCCCCAGTACCACCAAAGAAGATGGTGTACATCAAGGCACTGATCAATACCTCGGGCTTGTTGCGATAGACCATGGAAGTGGATTCAATCACAAGCTTCCCGTCAACCCACAGTCGCAGTATCCCATCGGCATTGGGGGTACCGTCAGGACCGATCGTGTTGAGCACGATCTGCTGCATGATGTTCATCCAACGACCTGCTTCGAAGCGGAAGTTACCCCGACCGATGCTATCACCATAGTGGTTCTCACGATACGGTCCGTAATGATAGACTTCACCGTAGCCCTCTTCGCGCCACATCAGTCGCATCGAGAATCCGTTCTCGGCGGATTGACCGCCGCTGGGGGTATCGCCGCCAGCTAACCCGGGGAGCTTGCCACCCTTAACGAAATCAAACCCCGCTTCAAAGCGAATGCGGTACGCCAGGATAGCAGTCGTATACCCTTGGAAATTGAAATCGAAGCCCGTGCCCCCAACACCATTGTCACCATTGGAGGAGGTGCCTTCTTTAACCGTTGTCCGGAATCCACGTTCCCGATCCGGTGTTGTCGTACCGGGGATAATGTGAGTGTTCTCTTCACCCCAGACAGACGACACGTCCCGCACTTCCATGACACGATCAAATTCATCGTAGTCAGGAATCAGTGTTGTCAGAAGATGGTAGTCGTCAAGGTCGTTGTTACTATCTACGTTGTCAGGAGACACTGGCGCTGTACTCGGACCGGGTAGGGTAGTCAACACCCGATACTGTTCCGGCAATACATCGTTGGTTAAATAAACCTTGACTCGACACCGACCACTGTCACCGGTGGCGATGATCTCTTCATCGAGCCGCAGTTGATGATAGGGTGCTTGACTCACCACAATGTTGCCGTTCCACACCTCGGCCAGCGACCCATTAAGGGAAAAGCTAACTTGAGGGTTACGTATGGGGGTTACCATGTGGTTATGTACGGTCAGTTCAATAACGGCCCCACCGTTCCATCGACTCACCACCTCAGGTACCACTTCGGCATACTCCAGCGCATCATGCGCCGGGACTTCAAGGGTAACAGTCTTCTCGTCCAATGTCTGTCCTTGATCACTGGTTAACGAAATTGTGGCTTTCATAACGTCCTTGGTGTTAGTGGATGTAGACATACTGCAAATGATTAGCCTGGCGGGTATTCCTTCCGGACGGCATAGAGCCCCGCCCGGAGGCGGGGCTCTACGTGAGCTAACTACTCCTGCTAACGGCTAACCGTTAGGGAGCGGTCTGCTCGATGGTCACTTGCTCAGTCTGGAAGCCCGGGAGGCTGTTGTACTGAGAAGAACCCATGACGCGGTCCAGACCCACAACGTCCAGCTCGATAGCGAACGGGATGTTGTTGACGTGCAGGTTGAACGGCACGGCAGCGATTTCACGCGAGGTCTGACCGTTGCGGCTGATCGGGAGATCGGCCACGATGGTCGGGACGTAGTAGAACTGACCGAAGTTCAGGATGTCGTTCTCGACCGGGTTCTCGCGAGTCGGGATGATGACGATCTTGCCATCGAACCGCTCGTTGTTGGTGGAGACGATATCATACTTCAGGTAAGAACCCAGAGTCCGGTCATCACCTTTGAGCATCAGGTAATGCGCGATTTCCTTATCGGTGGCGATGATGAACTTGGGACGCTCATCAGCGTTGCCGGTGACGGTCTGGAAGGCCGCCTCGATGTTGGAGTCGCGGTATGCCGGGAACAGCATGCTCTTGATGGTGTTGAGGATGGTCTGGCAGACGTCTTCCCAACGGTCCTTGGAGCGGACGGTATCGATGGCTGCTTCCAGATCCAGGGTGCCGGACCGGTAGGTCGGGCGGATCATGGCGGACAGGGCACCTTCGACAGCACCGAACTTCGGACGGTCGTAACCAGAGGTCACCACTTCACGCAGCTGAGCCAGGTAGTTCAGCAGGCGAGTCACAGCGTTGTTGCTGTTACGGATGTTGGTGGCCACGGTCAGGGTCTTGACCACATCGCCCGGACCAGACTCGTCCATGGTGGACATCGGCAGGGTGATCGGGCTGTGCATCGGGATCGGGTAGCGGAACTGCAGAGTACGGGTCTGCACCAGCTGACCGCGCTCACGACGGTTGGTGTTGGTGAAGCGGGCGTCGAGGTCGTAACCGACAACGGTCATGTCGCCGAACGCGTCAACAACGGTAGCGGCATCGCCAGCGGACTTGTCCAGGGCGGTACCATCTTCGTCGAGCAGCTTCTCGATCACCACCGGGGTGGCGTGGATCCAGGCATCACCCTTGGACAGGGAGACGTTACCGGAAGCGCTGACAGAGACGCGCATGGTCCAGTTACGGTTGGCCAGCTCGTCGATAGCGGTGTTGGTAGAACCGTCGATGGCCTTGGTAGAGGCTGACAGCACCAGGTCTTCGGTGGTGAAGTTCAGCTGGGCCAGACGGGTATCGTTGGTCAGGCTCGGCTGGAACACTGCGGTCGGCATGCGCTCGACAGTGAACTTGATGACCTTCGGGGAGGCGCCACCGGTACGGACGTACAGGTTCTTCAGACGCATGGCCGGGTCGATGGTGTCGGACACGTCCAGCATGTTGCCAGCGATCAGCTGCTGACGGTTGGACACGCCGATCAGGTCGAACTTCTCACCGATCTTCAGCGGAGCGGTGTTGACGGTACCGCCTTTCTCGAGGTCGATGGAGACCGGAGCGATGATGGCGGGGTCCACGAACACGCGAGCGTTCTTGTCGGCATCGTCGACGACCGGAACCAGCTTGGTGCTGGCATCTTCCAGGACGGACGGGTCACGGAAGGCTTCGACCATGTTGACTTCACGGGTGTCGAACAGCGCGCCGGTGACTTCATGGAAGACGTCCTTGAGGACGGCAGCGTAGGTCAGGTTCTGGGTCACACCACCTTCAGTCGGGTTCACCACGACGGTCGGGTAGATGGCTTCGCCGAAGGCATCCTGACGAGCAGCGGCCAGGTTGTAGGCGACGGAGATGACGCGGAAGTCACGCTGGGACTTCTCGTTGTAGTTCTCCAGGCCTTGGCCTTCGGAGAGCACCGGCATCTGACCGTGCGGGCCATCCATCATCGGAGCGATGGAGATGACGTTCGGGTTGTTGGACTGCGGGGTGGTGGTCATGCCGCGCATGGCGCGCTTGTAGCGAACTTCTTCGTTACCGGCGATGGAAGCCAGGGTGGCTGCCATGATCTGGTTCTCACCGATACGGGAAGCGTCATCACCGCGCTTGGCGTTGAAGGATTCGAAACCTTCATGCTCCAGGGCTTCTTCCATGGAAGCGTAGAGCTCTTGACAGGTCTGAGCTTCTTCCATGCCCAGGTCGCCGAAAGATTCGACGGAGACACGGGAGGCCAGTTCCTTACCACCAGCCAGCACACTGCCGACGGTGTCTTGGGCCGATTCCATGGAGGCGACGAAGCCGCCCAGATCGAAGTCCTTCTTCATGGCATCGTGACGTGATGCAAACAGCTTCTTCAGGTTGGTATTCATGAGTCGTTTTTTCCTTACGCGTAGGAAGGGTTTAAGGTAACGCACTTCAACATACTATCTAGGTACAAACTACGCCGCTTTAACGGGCAGTGCTCCTACATAATAGGTGAAGAGGTTAGTGCTACACACTCGTTCGAACGGGTGGAGGTGTAAAGCCTGCGCCATCAGGGAATCAAAGAAACCCCGATTAGCTGAGAGCAACGCTTGGTAAGGATCGCCTTCCGGTGAGCCCTGCCTCTGCAGCACTACGACCCAGAGCGTTTCGTCTACAGGATTAAGCGTGTACACAGGAGTAAAGCGTTCAGTAGAACTTTCGTCCTGAAGCTTTAACGTCTGTATACGTTCATTCACACGATGGTACAATTCCTCGTGTGCTTTGACTTCTGCCAGTTCGACCAGGGGTGATCGGGCCGGCTCAATCTGGAGGGATTGATCGAATTCGAAAGGGAACGCCTTATGCGCTAAATGGATCTCTGCCATATCATGCGCGGATAACGCGTCACTCATACGATCAATATCGCCCAACGTTGACAACGGAATCCCCTCATCGTCCATCATACGAACGACGTCCTGGGGAACCACCAGCAGTTTCGGCATGCGGGTATCCTATAAAATGGTAGGGCTATCACGCGGTTATTCGTGTGTCATAAACATAGAGGGTGAAAAACTACCCAGGTTAAATATCCTACGCCACGAGAGACAACCCAGGTAAGGATACGCTTTCATGTTCTCCCCCAAGCAACTGTTAATCAACTGTGCTACGTTACTTTGCCTCGAACACCGTGAAGGGGTGGCCACGTCGCCATCCAATGAACTAGTGGCGAACATCATTGATTCGCTACCGATCCCCGAGGGGACCATCGACCACGATCACAGTCGTCAAACGTTTCTGGAATTACGCAGTTCAGTGATCTGGTTGAACGGACGGACGGCGGATAATTTCCCGAGTGAGACCGAAGTCCTCCAACAGATTCAAGTGGCATGTCGCGAAGAGAACTTTCTGTACGAAGCGTTAATGACTGCGCTGATGGAAAAGTACGAAGACGTCAAGTCCATTGTCAAGACCATTCAGTCCTATCGCAATAACCTGACCAAACACCTGACCGACGAAAAGATCATGTCCATCCTCAAGGACACCCATCACCGCATGGTGTTCAAACGGGGGCAGATCCATGACATCGTCGAAGAAGTCAGTAGTATGGGGGCACGCCTGGAGCCCCTGGTGGAAGCCCGTACCACACAGCGTCACCCAGCACAAATGGGTAGTATCGATTTTGGGGAAGCGGGAGAACTCGCCAAACAATTCACCAACGTCAAGAACACCATGTCCACCGAAGGTGCCCTACAGATGGGGTGGAAGGGCCTCAACCGAGCACTGGGTAAGGTTGGTGCACTGAAGCGTGGTGAGTTTGTAACGGTCGGGGGTCTTCAGCATAGCTTCAAATCTGGGTTTATGCTCTCACTGTTCACTCACGCGGCGCTGTTCAACAAACCGTTCCTGCGCGATAAGACCCGTAAACCCCTGCTATACTTTATTACCTTTGAGAACGAGATCCCTGACAACATGTTGTGGATCTATAAGTACCTCAAAGAGAACGACACTGGCGAGCCGGTGATTGAATCGGAAGTCAACGTCAACGAGGCAGCGGCCTACGTTTCAGAACGGTTACGCGAAACCGGCTTTGAAATTCGCATGGATCGCTTTGATCCCAGTGAGTTTACCTGTGCCTCTATCAAATCCCAACTCGACGGTCTGTATGCCGACGGCTATGAGATTGTCGCGTTGTTCATCGACTACCTGGCCATGGCCTCTAAGGCGGGTCTTGAGGCTAAGGTGGCTGGCGATGATATTCGGATGCTGTTCCGTCAGATACGTAACTACACCGCTCCGCGTGGCATTACCTGCATCACCCCTCACCAGCTCTCGTCCGACGCGCTGCAGTTGACTCGTGAGAACGTGGAAGACTTTGTTAAGGTGGTGGCCAACAAGGGTTACTACGATGGTTGCCGGCGTCTGGGTCAGGAGCCTGATCTGGAACTGTTCATCCATAAGGTCGTGATCAATGGCGAATCCTTCCTGACCGTGCAACGGGGTAAGCACCGTAACGTGGTCACCCAGGAAAAAGACCAATACTTTGTGTTGCCGTTCAAGCCGATCGGTACCATTCCGTGGGATGTGGATCGCGATGAAGAGATGACATTGGCCATGCCGGGTGGTGGTCAGCTGGGTAGTGATCAGGAGGAAGCATGGTGGGCACTGTAGAGGATGCGAAATTAAAAGAAGCCATGGGTGAGCTGTGTAAGCGGTTAGTTACCCACCAAGAACCCCTGGGCGATGAGTTTGCCCAGGTTCTTGATGAGCAACGTTGGGAGCTTTACGAAATGGATGGCATAGAGCCCACACACCCCCTGATCAATAAAACCGTTGAGGTGGTTAATGAGTGGTTACAGCAGAAACCCCACCACCGGGATGATCTGTACGTTGATGTCTATATCCGGGGTAGTGTCGCAGTCTGGGTGAACGCCCTTCACTCACAGTTACCCCAAGCCACCCGCGATGACACCGAACTGAACATTGGGGACCCTGATAGCGACGATCCCACCTTGAGCCTTTTCGTCTTCTCTATGGATGGTAAGGACCACTTGAAAATTACCCCCGGAACCGATATCTCCAAGATAACTCTCGTTCAAATCTAGTATCGTTACGATCCCTCCCTCCGGGGAGGGGTTATGTCATTGGGGTTTCTTTTTGGTGACTTTACAAAATACCCGGCTGGTTAACTATATAGCACTATAACCTCCAGGAGGTGCATTATGCACAACAAGCAAAAGAAACAGCGTTATGGCACTGCGGCACTGGTAGTGGGAGCCGGGATTGGAATGGCAGTCGTGGGTTACTTACTGCGTCGTCATGTGCCCGTTGAAACACTCGATACCGCGGCTATTCGTGAGCGGGTATTTGAAGAGCTCCGTAAACTGGAGATCCCCCTTCCCACCACCGAGAGTGAATATTTCGATGCGTTGATGGAACTTCTTCGTTGTCATCGCTTCGCTATCCCCGAGTGGCTCAAGGATGCTTTCTCGGATGCTTATGGCTTTACCACTAAAGGGGCCTGATATGAATATCGCTAAATTCCGTCAACTCGAGGTACTGTTGGTCGGTGTCCAGATCGGATTGGTTGTGGCCGCCGGGATTGTGATTGCTACACAGAAATGACATAACGTCCCTCCCCAGCACGGGGAGGGATTATGTCGTGTTATGGCTGAGTGGGCGGAGTCCCTTTAGTGCTACCTTTCATATTAGGGAAACGTTCAATTACCCCTTCAACAAAGCCCCCACCGAAATACAGGGACAGTACGAGACCTGCGGGAAGTCCCAACGTATCTTGATTGAGTGAAGCCAGCTCTTTAATGGCGTTCAAGAAGAACACCTCATCAATGTTGTTCTTCAGGTCATTGACCTGCGTCATCAAAGACAGGTCACTGCGGATGGCATCAATGATAAACAGCCCAATGTAGAAAACGAACAGGGCCACGCAGATGATCCAGACGGCGAGATAGGTTAACACCACACATAAGGCCAGGAAGCGTTGGATAACCTTGAAGGGCTCGTAAATCTGAGATAGGCGTTTGATTCCCTCGGCACGATCGCTGTCAGTAAGAAAGGCATGTGAGGTTTTGGTAAACTGTTCACGTTGGGGATCAACCACCGAAGGGTGACCGAATAATCGACGAAACATCGTCCGCATGGAATTCTCCTGTTATACGTCCTTTTCTAGTACGGTTACTAGCCATACCATAATCAAAAAAAAAAGACGCGGAGAAAAACCCTCTCCCGTAGGAGAGGGTACCGGTTGGTCAGTCGTCGAATACCTCGTCCTCGTCGATAGAGATAAACGCCTCGATCGGTAGGTTGAGTTCGGTGGAATCGCTCAACTTGGACGTCACCACCATGCTTTCCACCCAGTTATCTTCCAGCGGAGCCTCTGACACGTACATCAGGTAATTGTCTTCCAGTGTCCAGAGAACCAGGTAGTCATGTTCCCCTTCCGGGATTGTCTTGGTGGACAGTTCCGGATTATTCGGTTTCAGGCTTCTCAACCACTCGTGGTATTTGGCGGTTGGGAGGACTAACGGGTAGTCATGGACCACAATGACCCCTTGACGTCCACCGATGGAGGGGAACTCCTGGCTATGGAAATACTGAATATTGCGAACACGGGTGGAGGTGAACACATACCACTCGGTGCTATTCGCCTCACGGTACTCTTCCTTCACCCGCATGCAGATCCAGTCAGGGTCATCGTCACCAACCAGCAGTGCCGACCCCAAATGCGGAGTGGCTATTCCACATATGATCTCATGATCTACTGGAGCCTCTTCCAAACTGTCAGACAGCATGGAGTGGGCTACGGCAGCAGACATGTTGGCGATACGGGGGGTATCGCCGTCGGTATCGATTTGCAATTCTTGGTGTTTAAAATTACAGACGCTAAACATGGGGTTATCTCCAATGACGGTATAAGCAAAGATCCTTACGTAAAGGACCTAGGCGGTGTTTTGATTGCGCTCCCAGACAGTGTAGATGTTGGCACTACCGTCTTGACGGGTATCTCCGACCTCCTGTTTTTCCAGTACCCAAGAAGAGTCTTGCTCAAACACCGGGAAGGTTACGTTCCCTTCGAGATCATTGGGGATGGTAGTTAAGAGGATGCGGTCGGCATGTTCCAGTGCCGCACGATAAACCTCACCACCTCCGACACAGAACACCTTATGGGTCTTGTCAAACCGGTTAGACAGATCAGCCGCCATGTCACGTGCCAATGCCAGTGCATTGATTACCCCACCGGCGTTACGCAGTGTTGTCGTGTCAGCAAACAACGGTGTGCGGCTGATCACGATATTCCAGCGGTTGGGGAAACCCCCCTCGAAGGGCAGTGAGTCATAGGTCCGACGCCCCATCACCAGCACATGGCCCTCAGTCATCTCCTTGAAGTGGTTGAGGTCCTCACGGTTTTTCCAGAGGAGTTTCTCACCATCCCCCAGTACTCGTCGGTAGTTCATGGCGGCGATCAGGGTGATGTTAATGTCGTCGGCTTTAACGGTCATGGTGTTCTCCTGTTAATTTGGATGCAAGATGATGAAAAACCCAATTAGGTTAAGATCATCATCAGTAGCCGGACTAATGCAGGCAATCAGGTGCATCGGGTGGCTTATCAATACCGGATAGAGGACGTAGTAGAGGCATTCCCATTCCGTGAATAACACGGCTTCAGGCACATTAGGGACACCCTCTGACGTTATTTCAGTAACTAACCATTGGTGTTCTTCGGCTCGCTCTCCTCCCTCAAGCTTTAATCGCCAATAGGCATAGTCCGCAGCGGCGGTATATAGCTGTTTGAGTTCTTCGGTGTACGCCGTGCTTAGATACTCAATGATGTTATCGAAATAACGTTGTCCCTCACCGTTGGCTAAGTGAACGAACAACTTGGTCATCCGTGGTTCCTTTGGTATGTGGCATAAAAGGTCCTCCCCGAAGGGAGGACCGTCATGGCGCGGTGACGTGACAGGTAACCTGAAGCACCACGACATAGTATTAAGGTGTTTCGCATAGTTTAATTTTGATGCTTGCTTTTCTTAAGTGCGATATCAGGGTTGTCGGTAACGATCGGCATTGTTACATTAAACAAGTCACCATAATGCGTACCGTCCCGGGGGGTTTCGCATGTCATAAGCAAATAAGCGTCTAACTCCTCAAATAGTTTAGGGGCATAATACGCCACCACTTCATCGGGTACATAATCTTTCAAGAGTAAGTGGTATGGGTGAAGTTCCTCAGGAATGATAATCTCATCCCCGTCCTCATCACAGCTACATTTGCTTAACCAGGTAATATTTTCACCAATATTTATCACGAGTGGGAACCGACAATACTCTACAAAAGGTGACCGAGTAATTAATCCACCGCAGGTCTGCTCTGGATAGTGGCGAACTTCTATGAGTTGGTCATTCGTTACCACAACCCAATATATCCTCCGTGGCGTATAGCTGGGATGGTGACGGGCCTCGGTAAAACACACACAATACCAAGGGTTCTTTTCGGCGAGATCAGTGGATAGGTCAACACCAAATATCGACTCCTCTTGTTTCGCTTCGTCTACCGTCAGGCTATGGTAATGTTCATCACGAAACACAAAGTCAACGTAGTCTTTAGTGATATTGTCGAGTTTACCATCGGTAATCGTAAGGTGATCGAGTGGACTACTGTACATTTTTCTTTCCTCTTTGGTTATGACATAAACGATCCCTCCCATCCGGGAGGGACAATATATAGTTACTGAACGTTTTGGTGTTGTTTCATCAGCTGGTAGACATATATCGGCTGGTCACCCAGCGAGGGGTTACGTGTCAACCAGTCCGCCACCACGTCGGTGAGTTCCTGGCGTTCCTGATCGGTGAGATCATACGTTTCAACAAAGACGGTAATGGCGTCTCCGACGTCCGGCGTCACCCGTGATTGGGCAACCACTGTCGGGATGGTACTCAGTCCCCACAGAAGCAACATCAACAGTGTTGCACCTACCAGGATTTTCCACTCGTGCTTTTGGTCTGATACAGTGGTATACATGTTCTTGCTCCTGTTTACGACTTGTACAAAATGACCTCAACCGGCCAAGGGTCAAGGTAGCGGTAGATCAGCGGGCGGACGTCACGGATGTAATCCAGCCCACCGTTACCACACCCTAACGGTGCCATTGCTAGTTGACGGATTTGGTTGAAGGGGTAAAGGAGGGCGTCCCGGCGCAGGGCCTTCAGTCCCTCCTCGATCCATCCGAGTTCACTGGCATTACGCCAATGCTGTTTGGTGGGAAACAACAACAGCCAGTTGTCATGTCCCGTTTGGTACATTACAGGTTTACCAATTGCATGGTCTCCCGATTTACAGGCCCGTTGATAGGGTTCAACCACCTCGGGGAAACGTTGCTTGGCTTCCAGGGCAATGCCTTTCCCCATGACCCCGACACAGTTGGTGGTGACCGTGATGGTCTGACACCCTGAGGTAAAGATGTTCCCAGTGCGTTCTTCAATGATCATTGAGTGGGTACTCCCATTCCCGGATTGTGGTCTCCAGGCGGTCATGGTTCATCGTGGTGGTGAGTCGATACCCTTCACGACACCACTGTTGGGTGATCGCCATGGCAACCGGATCGACCTCATGGTGCGTAAACACCCAGTTGTCTACCATCAGGAAACTCCACAGGTAGCCGATCGGTTGGATCATGGGTTTACCGAGGTGCCAGCCGTGTTCGAAATGCACCTGGTTGCAGAGTTCATCGGGACGGGCCAAGGAAAAGGTCTTGGGAGATGTATCGTCGTATTCCTCCAGGGCAACTGTGAGAAAGGCACGTTCTTCCGGCTGACCGATAACCGCACCCGTTCTGGAAAGTATTGAAAAATGGACCAGGTGGTGATTGATCTCCAAGACCAACAGCGGAAGCATGTGGGGTGAGATACTCAAGAAACCGTGGAGAACCTCGATCGCACAACGACTGGTCTGTTCCGCCACCCCTGTTTGTTCTTCCATCGCGGCCTGGATTTCAGGAATCACCACGTTCTTTACGTTCTCGATATTCTCATCGATCGCGCGTTGGGTATCTCGCTGGGCTTTCCGTTCCGCGAAGTTTACCACATTAGACATAGGGGGCATCCTCTTTTGTCGGTCAACTACACAATACAGGCTATGCGTATTGTAACAAAAAAATAAGGGGCCGAAGCCCCTTACTCTCACTCGGTCGCGGTGCCGCGGACATGCATTCCGACGGCGACACCACCAGCGATGATACCCACACCCAGGGCCACGCCTGCAACGGTCCGGGTGAGGCGGCTGGTGTCCTTCCGGCGACGATACTCGACGGTACGCAGCGACTTGATGTTCACCGGGACAACGGCCAGCCCGAAGATCTCGAGGACGGCGATCACCACATCGGCGTGGGGACGTTTGTCGTTATCGACGCAGATGATCACTTGCCTTTCTTCATCCACCACGAAGCGATGTTCGATCTCGCCGATCGTCAGGCGGTATTCTCCGGGGGTGCGGAACTTCAGCAGTTCGGAAACAGCGGCGTTGTGGAAGTCGTACTTGGCGGTCGGTTTGACGGTTTTCATGAGGATATTCCTTTTTGAATTCTTTCAGTTTATATGGATGTGGTTTACTGCTTGGAAGAGATCACGAAGGAGGCCGCGAAAGCACCCACCGCGATAACGGTCAACGCCACGGTCATTCTTTTCAGATCGCGGCAAGTGTCGTCTTCCCAGGATTTTTCGTTCTCGGTCTTTTCGGACTTTTTGCGGAACATGGGTTTCACCTTTATTAGTTCTTTCGTTTTTTTTTACTACAAGAAAGGGACGGTGGTTGACCGTCCCTTCATGACCGTTTATTCGGTAGCGCTGTCGGCGGCGGCTTCAGCGAATTCAGCCACCGGTCCCACTGCGGTTTTCAGTGCCATACCGGCTGCTATGCCGGCAGCGGCGATCCCGACGCCGGTGGCGGCGAGGGTGATTTTCTTGCCGTGCTTTTTCCAGAAGCCAGTGGTCTGCTCGGTGGAGTTGGACTTCTGCTGATCGTTGGTGTTTTCGTTGGACATGATAGTCTCCATTCTTTCAATTTAGGGATGGGAAACTCCGTTGGTGGGTTTCCTCATCCCAGTGATATAGATCTGACTTTTCTTTCAGTTGCAATTACAGAAGGGAAAAGGGCGGTGTGGCTCGACGGTGGTTGTATTCCACCACGGCAACCGCACTCGTGTTGGGGATTTTCAGCTTGACCCTGTAACCGCCTTCCGGGTCCTGGGCGATCATCATTCCATGACGGAACAGTGCGTACTCGTAATCCTCCTGGAAGGAGATCTCTTCGAGCATCCGAGAGATCATTGGTGTCACGAGTGTCATGGTGGTCTGCGGAAACGGGCTCGGCGGCGTGTTCACCACCCCATTCGGGAACGCCCCTCCGTACGTCCGTGGTTGGCTCATTCCGGCGGTGATGGTCGCGGCACTGGCCGGATCGACTTCCATCAGATCGAAAGAACACATCAGTACGCGGTAAAGCGTCTCGACGTTCTTTTCCACCTCGTCGGGTTCTTGCACCCGAACATCGCTTTCGATGGAGTCTTCCGTATCGTCTGTGGATTGACGGATATTACCAGCCTCCTCCTGCGCGGTGTTGGGATGTGACTCCTCGCCGGTCTCGTGTCGCGTAGTTCCACCATCCACCTCAGCACTCCCCACCACCTGCGGAAATGTCTCGGTGATGTGGAAGTCGTACCCATCCCACGATACGTGGTACTGGCGTCGCCAACTTTCAGGACTTCCATCCCCAGCAGTTCATGAAGAATGGCGATGTTGACAGGGTTCTGATGAAATGTCGCCAGGACCTCATCGTTACCGCCACCCACACAGTCCAGTGTCTTATCGTCATCCCAGAAGTACACATAGCGAGGGCTGTCCGCTGTCCGACCGATACGCACTCGACGGATACCCGCGGGGTCTTCCGGTTTCGCTTTGTAGAGAAACAGTTCTTTGACACAGGCATCGAAATTTTCATCTTTCGGTACGATGTACTGGTTTTCGTTAATCTTTGACATGGTGGATTCCTTCAGTTTCTGATGGTGAGCAATTAAGGTGTTCTGGAGAACACCAATCAGGACATGTTTCGGAGTGGTGGGCATGGGAGATTCCTCACGACCGATGGCGTTTGGCATTACCCCAAGGGAGACGTCGCCGGACGCGCTTCACTGTGGTTTCGGGTTTGAGCTTATCTTCTTTCGCTTCACTCATGCCTTCATGGGCAAGGAAGTGAATGTCGGCACCATGGATACGGCCAGCATCCCAGGCATCGTAGAAGATCGAGTACCAGCTGCGGTACTCCACGACATCCCCATGGGGTTCCACATAACCGCTGCCAAAGGCATGGACACTGCCTTCGTGCCAGTGGATTTCGGCCGGGGCGTTTTCCCCGGCGAGTACGGTCATGCAGGCGTTGGAGAACGGGAAGATCAGCAACACCAATCCACCCGGGTAGCCACTGCAGTGTTCGTCAAGGGTATCGACGTCGAGGTAGCCCTTCGTGTACATCACCCCGAGGAGCATCTCCCACAGGGTAACGAAGGTAGTGGCACTGCCCGCGAACGCGACGGTGCGAAACGAGCGTTCTTCCCCGTGGACCACCCGGTGAGGCATCTTGAGGATCTTGGGGAAGCCCGTGTGGACCGTGTCCCCAAATTCAGTAGTTTCCACAGCGTACGAGTCGGCCGTGGTGCGGAATTGATCTACGACGATGAGTGTCATGACAGTTTCCTTTTATGATTCTTTCTTTTTAGTTGGCTGATTAGTAATAGCCGATTGCGTGAGTGGGAGTCATGACCACCCACTGGTACTTCGCCCGGAATGCTTCGGGTGCTTCTTCCGGGACTTTCTTCAACCGCAGGCCATGTTCCGGCAGCACCCATTCGAGTTCCACCTCGTGAGCGATCTTGGCGATCATACGGCTGAGTACCGGGTCATCGACATAAGTCAGCTCCGCATCCGGGAGCTTAGCCAGGCCGAAATACCCGTCGTTTTCCAGGGCCTTGACGAAGACCCGTATGTGAGAAAGCCCAGGGCTTGCTCTCTGGCGTTCTTTGCGTTTCCCTGGGGCTTGGTCTACCTTACCGACCATCAGCCGCCACGCGCCTCTGTAGAGGCTGATGATGCCATAGAACAGTAGGGCTAACAGGGCCAGAAAGATAATGCCGCCCATGATACACCTCCTCAGTTAAAAATACCCACTTCGGACGGTCATGATTACCGGCTTTACTCCTTCCAGGTAACACATGGCAACGTACGCCCGGTGTGAGGGATGACAACTTTGTTTGGGACCATAGTCCTGTGTCACTGTGGTCCATCCGCGCAGCCAGCGATAGTGTGCTGGACCTGCACGCCACATCAGTTTCCATGCCCACAGTCTAAACCACTGGCGGCGGTAGGGGCGTTTCACCCAAGCGCGGCGAACACAGGACCCCAACACAATACTAAAAGCCGTCAGTTTATTCATGGATCACTCCTTAGTTCTTACGGTTTCTCGTTGTCCTTCACCTTAGTAATATAGGTTTCTAAGGTACTGGAATCGGTATAATGAGGTCCCCAAGCGGGGACCTGTGTTATGCGTTGTTACTGTAATTCACTGCGACGGCGTTGGGCGAGGTTCAGACTCCCAGACACCACTTCCATTTCCCCTGAGGACATCTCCACATCCATGGTGTACAGAATGCAGAGGTTGCGTTGCTTGTCCACCGTCGATACCAGAAAATGCGGCTCGATCTGATGTTGCTTCAGATAGCTCAGGAGTCGGTCAATATGTTCCCTAGCCACCGGGTAGTGACCCCGTAGGTTATCGAAGAACACCCGCTTGGTGACGCGACGTGCTAACTCCGCCCCGGTGAGACGGAAGTCGGTCGGGATCAGATACCACCGCATGTCCAGATGCTGGGTACGGGTGATGTGGTGTTGTTCCGACAGTGTGATGATTTGTTGTGAGGCCATCTTACCTTTGATGAAGTCCTCCTGGTATCCCGGCAAGCCGAGTAACGGAACGCGGGAGGCCACCAACGCCGTCTGTTCATTCCCCCACTCGGTCAGCTCCTCGATGTTAAACAGCGGACACTGTTCCGGAAGGAGATCATCCAAGGATAGGAAATCCGGGAAAGGGATGATCGTTTTGACCAGGAACTGTCCATTGGGATCTTGACGTTTGGGGCGTTTGTAACAACAGGCCCAGATTTGGTTTTCCTGATGATCCAAGAAGATTTCCCGTGGGTACTCACGATCCCATGAAAACCCTTTGAACGCCTCATCGATCACATAGCGAATGTCACGGGCCGTTTCCTCACCCCATGCCTTCCTGGCTTGCTGAATCAGTGTTCGACGACTGATCTGGTTATACATCACGCCCAGACTCGGGTCGTCTTCCGTTTGGTAAATCGACAGTTCCACAGTGATCGGGTCGGTCGCGGGAAATGGCCCCATGGTAGTCATGATCGTTTCCTAAGAGATGTGGGTGGCGTTGGTCTTGATGATGCCGAGGTACTGACAGGTTTGGGTCTGCATGTCATCACGGATGAGATGCGGTACGTCGCTGAAATAAGTATCCAGGACTACCTCGATGGCAAGTTCCTCATCATACAGAATCTCCGTTTTGGCAATGCACTGCGAAATGGTCAGAATATCCACATTGCGGTGGAACTCGGGATTGGCAAATGCCCGGGGGAATGAATACCCTTTTAACTGCACCAGGGTATCGATGATCGGACGCAACACGCCCGTGCGGTAGAACTGGTACACACGGGTAAACCCGTAATAGTCATACAGGAATTGCAGGAACCGTGCTCGAGGACCGGTGTCATGTGGTTCAATGATCCCCAGCGTTGGTGCTTGATGGATCGGAATGCCGCCCATTACCAGAGTTTGTGCGGTCACGAAATCCGGCGATGATAGAAAGCTGCGATCTTCCAGTGTCAACCAATCGTTGGCCGTCCGGTAATCCCAGAGCAGGACGTTGGTAGAGAGACGCTGATAAAGCGATTGAAGACGCGGGAGGGCCAGGCGGTAATAAAAGCCACTCTCGGTGATGTGATCGGTATTGGGGGTCTTGCGCAGTACCTGGTACATTAACTGCATTCCACGCAGTAAACGCTGGGACTCCCGATCGTGGATACAGTCATCGAAACACACCTGACACCCGGCCTTATGCACACACCATTGCGTGAGCGAATTTAACACGTAATGCTGTTGAATCATTATTGGCTCCCTGCGCATTTTTATCAAGAAGGTACATCAAACACGAAACCCACCAGTGCGCCATTATAATCGATCACGGCTTCCGGTATTCCACAGAACGGGTGAAGCCTGTTCAGAACATACTTCAGTTCGGTGTAGAGTTCCCACCACGGATTGGTAAACTTCCAATAGGGGATATCCACTACACCACGTCCGTACAATAATTCACTGGTTAGGTGCGGAAGAGTATCTGGACAGAGGGGTCGTTTCTCGTCGTCCAATATGCGGTGCACCAGACAAAGGTATTCGCCCGTCATCTCATACAACACGTCGAGCGACTCAGGGTCGGTAAGGTCCACGTCGTTATGGATCATGCTCAACCATGTCATTGACCATGACGCACGTATTGCCACATAGATGGCCATGGTATTGCTCCTCGTGAATAAAAGGGACCGCGATTAGGCGGTCCGGTTCAAGAGGATGATGTAGATGTGAAAAACCATGGGTTAAACATCGCCATCCCGTGACAGAAAGACCTTCAGTCGTAGTGACGCGGGATACTGACTGGCCCCCACTCCAGGTTCACTGGGGATACGTTGTTCATGGACCCCCAACAATGTCCCAAACATGATCTTGAGTTCATCGTTGGCGGCGGTCATGAATTTCACCGGCATCCCTGGGGTAAGCAAGCTAGAGTCGCCATGCATCCACTCCACCATCACATACCGCCCACTGCGTTTGGCCATGTGGGTGTAATGTGGGAAGGGATTTGACGTCGCCCGTTCTGCCGACCAGCGGGCATTGCTTAACCCACCGTCCATCTGGGGTCCTTCGAACTCAAACACGTTCTCCTGACGACGGACCTGTGTTTTGTTATTCTGGCTTTCCCCGAACAGCAGTAGCTTACGGGCATCCGTGAAGCGGACCGCGTTACCTTCATTGAGCTGTTGGTAACGTGCCTCATCCTGAGCAGCCATGTCCCCTGCCGTCACAATAATGACCTGACGTTCCGTTCGTCGATAGGTACGTTCAGCACCATAGTACCGATTGGGCGGTATGTTGAGGATCGTTAATGTCTTGGGGGCTTGGTCGAAGCGTTCCGTGTTATACGGCGGGAAGATGTGCCAATACTGGTTTTGTAGGTAACATCCAATCCCCGTGGCATAGAGTCCCCCTTCCTCGTTTTGGATGAGGTCCGGTACTTTAAACAGCGACGTACCGTGGGGAATGATCACATGGTCACGAACCGTCTCGTTATACCCACCGACGGTGTTAACTCCAAGAATCTGCTGTTGGTTTTTGTTATCCACCAGCTTGGTCGTTTCGGTCAACAACGACCGTAGGGCATTGATCGGCGTGGTCTTGCGGTACAGCCGACCCACGGTAATCATCCGTGCCTGGTAAAGGCCTTCTTCGACTAATTGTAGCGTTACCTTCTTGGGACCTGAGATATTAAGGTCCTGTTCCGATGACGCCTGTGGAGTACGTCCCACCAACCCAGGGTTATCCTGGTCCATCAGGATAGCTCGGTACCGTTTTACCCGTTGCGGCATATCACTGCGTTGTGTCGCGGTGTTCTCGTACAGCGGTGTCGAAGTAACGTCCACAAACAAGCTATCGCGGTTAGGAAAGATGCGGTATGCATAGGTTCCCAAACCCAACAAAAGTTCAAGAACCAGCACATCACCATAACCGCCTTCGTAATCACGCTCCAGCGAATACAGGTCCAGACGAGTGGGAGTGATCCACTCATCCCCAGCTTTTATCTTGGCACCGATGCGGTAGTGGCTAATCCCTTGGCCTGACGCAATGATCGCGTCCACCTCCCGCAACAGTAGCGTGTTATCTACTGCCATCCGTGACTCCCATAGACCTGTTGTTCGATTCGATCAACGATAGACACGTAGGGTTTCAATTCGCCCTTCTCGTTAACGATCTTGTTACGCAGATAGCGTTCGGTCTTGACCGGATTACGACGACGGTTCATGGCCATCAGTCGATCCCGCATGCCATCTCCAGTCACTTCATCCGGTTCGTAGTGCTTGGCATGTTGATGAAGCGCCGAGGCGATAGCTTCCAGCATTCGGAAGTCTTCGATGGGGGGGATCTCGCCGGGGTGCATGCCCCCACGGGCTTGGGCTTCCCAGTCCCGCAGGTGCTCTTGGATATCTTCGTAAATTGACACACTGTCGCGCCAATTAACGATATCCAGTGGTGCCCCCTCTTCATGCAACAGCGCCAGACCCGCCACGGTCTGACGCATAACGGTCGGTTCCATGAGACGTTCATTATCGAGACTTTGATCCCCACTGACGTGGTAGCCGTGTTTTTCCAGGTAGGGTTTACCGTACATGAACAACTGCGGTACCCGTACCTGGTACTTGATGTGGAACAGACGCCAAGCTGCGGTATTCTTTTTTGCATGGGTCATGATTGCATTCCTAGCTTCAACAGGACAAACAATATCGGGTAGTAGTAATACCGTTCAAGGTTATCCCAATCGAGCGCACGTTTGATGACATGATCCAGCTGGTCTAAGTTTAACGCTTCCTTTCGGATGGCTTGCTGGGTAAGTTGTTCCAGCTTGGATTGTGATTCGGGATAGTCCATATAAAACGCTTCGGATAACACATAGTACCGATCATGGACTACGGGGTGAATATCCGGGGGTGTCTTCCACGACTCCATGCCGAGTTCCGGGGGTGTCGGCTGAAAGTAAATCGCGTTACGCGTTTCTTGGTCACGATACGGACCAACCTCAGGACGGCGGGGACGTCCTTCCCGGAACGGGATACCCTCTGGAACATCGGTATCTTCACCATCGTAGTGACTATCGACTCCAGTAGATGCTTCAACCGGAAACACCACGCGGGAGATGCCGGTGTACCCTAACGCCTGCAGGGTGGGGCGTCCTCTGAAATAGTTGGTGGAAAGACAGGTGGCCTTTTGAGTAGCCCCATACATCCGGGTCGAGTCGAGATGAACGATCGCATCCCACAGGGTTCGTTGGGACATGACGGGTTCAGCGCTGATGTTCATTTCTTTGACGCGGCGAACACGTGGGTCTTCCTGGGACCCAATCAACATCAATACCACCTTGGTAACAAAATGGTCGTACGTCTTACGTAACTGATCCGGCACCAGGAGGGTGCTGTGTTCCTGACTCAGGAAGTCAGTGAAATACCGACCGATAAGTTCTTGGCGGAACTGCTGGTACCGTTCCCCACGCGTTTTCTCTTGTTCGGTAACAAACGGACCACACCCTCGGATTAACGAATCCCGTGAGTAATGGAAGGTTTCGATGGTTTTACGTTCCAGGTCACTGAGGCGTGCCTGGTCCAGTTCGGCCACCATGATGTATTCAACGGTGTAGACACTGTCCCGAAGAATAGTAGAGCGCAATGACTCCGTAATGGTGAACACCCCAACACGACCGTCCCCGACATCGGCTACGAACATATCGCCTTTGTTCGGTACCAGGAACGGGTAGGTAATCCCCGACCCACGGACCTCCATAATGCGCATCTGGGCATCTTGGCTAAACGTCAATGGGGCCGTAACTTTCAGGTCCATCCCTTTGATCAGCTTATACTGCTGATAGATGGGATCGCGGTTCATATCCTGCGGGGTGGGTTCATTGTCACTACCCAGCACCTGAGAATAATAATCGACTGTCCAGTTGGAGCCTTCGACCCACGTGAGTAGTGCCGACGATGGGTTGTATTCCGTGTCCACCGTAATGCCGTCGAAGACCTGGGGCTCGATCCTGGGCTTCACCGTTGGCTGGGGTTCTTCGTTCGGCCCATCCTGGTTTTCATTAAAGAGTGCCATATCACTTCCTCTGCGGCGTCATGTTTTGGGTGAGAATCTGTGAGTACAGTACCGTCATTGGTCCTACCGTCACGCGGTCAATATAGTCGTCGGCGCGGTTATCGGTTTCCCAGCGGGCGTCTTCCATGTCCTTGTTTGGGATCACACCACCAGGATAAATACCAATGCCCGGCCAACCATCAGGTGCGGTTCCAGGATAAGTGATACCTGGATACCCTTGTGTAAACTCACCATCGGGATTGGGTTGTAATTGGGGCCAGGGTGTTTCTAACCATCCATCGGGAACCGAACCCGGCCAAGGAACACCGATCCATCCCTCACCCAACCACGGCCACGGCCACGTGCCGTCGGGATACCCACCCCAATTCGGTGGGGCGGGGAAAAGCCCAGGCGGTGGTCCGATGATACTGCCTTCACCCGGACAGTCGTCCGAGGTCGGACGGGGACGTGATGCACCAAGTAGATTCTTGGTCGGGGGTTTATCTCGACCACCGAGTTCCACCCCCAGGGCACGAAGTGCCCAATACGCTACTGTGGGATAACGACGCAGACAGTCCAGGGTCTCCCAATCTACCAGCATCCAATTTCTCCGCAAGGAAATCTGGAGGTGGTAATAGCGAGTCGGGTCCAGTGCTTCATTAACACTGACCGTGGTACCGGTGAGGGTGAAGGTTGCTGAGGTATGGTGTCGATTGTTCTCGTATAACCGGAACTCGAAAATGCTTCCCGTGGAACTGAACACCTTATCGCCTTGGGTGTAGAAATATTCCAGGAAGAAGGGTGAGAAAGCAAAGTCCCCCAGATTGGACAGGTCCATTAGCGTATGCGGATCACTCGGACTCACCACCAGCAAACCGGTAAAGAACGTCAGACGGTCTTTGGGGATAGATTCCGGAATCCAGTCATCGGTATCCGGGTACTGGATGTAGGGTACCCCCTCAGCCTCCATCAGTGCCATCTGTTCGTCGAAACTCCCCTTACGGGTACTCACCCTCCGGGGGTATTTACGAAACGTCTCATAGGGCTCCTGAGGCCGATATGCCTTACCCACTGGATTGTTGTGGATCAGCATCGGGTACTTGCAATACATCTGAACCGGACGATTGTAGTGTAGGGTATAGGTGAATGCAGTGGTATAGACCCCCGTATCGTTCCCATCCTTTTCCGGTGTCGGTGGTGTGGCAGTAAAGTCAAACCACCCCAGTACCTCATACTGGTGCTCAGGTACAACCCGTGTTGGTGAACTCCCTGACAGAGTAGTTGCCGTCTTAACCGGTGCAAAGCGATGCTTCTCAAAATATTCATCGAAGGTCTCCCCGGTGGGAACCGGAGACGCTTCCATGGTTTCATGGATATGCTTTAACAGATGCAATACCGGGGTGGGAATCGCGTAATGGTATTCCAGATCCTGGTAAAGCTCGGCCCGTCCCATGGAATACTGCGAGCGCATGTGATCCAACCAACGTTGCGCCAGCGTAATGTTCGGGGCGATATATTCGATGCTGACGGTGAGGTTCACGTAACGGTACACGGGACGAATGACCACATCCCGATGTTCATCCCAGAACAACGGCATCTGTTGGGGTTTGTTAACGGTAGCGGTCAGGGCATTATCTTCATTAATCGCTTCGTTGAACCGCACGATCAAGCGTGCCTCGGCAGGATAACGGACACCGGGGTCCCAACATTCACCAAAGGTCCCACCGTTCATGGGAACACTTTCGGTATTGCCCGGCAAATAGACTTCGGTATTGCCCGGTAGACGCAAGGTACGGGACAACTGTGAGATGACATCTACCGCGACACGACGAGTGACTGACTCATAAACGTCGGGTAATGGAATCAGGGCATTGGGCATGGAGGGCTCCTGGAGCATGGGATTCGAATCATAAGATCGAGTCTTCCCGAGTAACGACATAATCGCCTCCCCGTAGGGAGGCGACGTATGCCGACTTATTCGTCGTCTTTCTTCTCTTCCTTGCCGCCGTCCATCTGGCTGATGCCACGCTCGGCCAGCTTGAGCAGGGCACGGCCAGAATCACTTGCGTGACCGAAGCTACGCGAAATGAACGGGATGAAGGTGTGGGCGTAGAAGAACGCAGCGTTGGCCATATGGTTGCGCTGCTTCTTCTCCTGCGGACTTGCTTTCTTACCACGGTTTACGGTCTTGGCACCATGATTATAGGAGTTGATCTTGACCCCTTTCATGGCGGTGGTGATCGTCTCGTTGGCTTTCTTGATCAGCACGCCGTAAGCCTTCACCAGCTGCAGCAGTTTGGTGATGTCGGCCTTGGACAGCGAGAGCTTCTCCGCCTTGGGCTTGCTGCCAGCGGAAACGAACTTCGGTGCGCGACGCTTGCTGAT